ATGCGTGGTCATCTGCTTTTGCGCGAAATCAGGCAGCATTTGGAAGCAGGCAAGGTTTACTTTTCTTTTCAAATAATGCGTTATTAACTGGTGGAACTTCGCCGATTGATTTTTATCCCGGTGGCGGGTTAGAATCGCAGCGTTTTGTAAGAATGAAAAACTTTGGTATGGCTATGAATAGCGCAGGCACCACAGCCGACCCGGTGGCAAGCGCAATACTTGACATGAATAGCACCACAAAAGGTTTTCTTCCACCTCGTCTAACAACTACACAACGTAATACAATCGCAACACCAGCAACAGGGTTACAAATATATAACACAACAACAGGTAGTCCTGAGTTTTATAATGGCTCATCTTGGATTAGCAATGGATTAATTACCGTAGGAGCAGTTGGAGCAGGAACTGCAAATGCTTTAACTGCCGCTGGTACTACAGTAACTGCTCATGTAGCTACAGTTACAACACCCGGAGTAATAACAATGCCTAATGCAATACATAGTGGAAGCGGCCAATATCCCGTATTACTTCAAGATGGAAATAACATAATACGAGATAACGATGCTTTAAGAATAAGAACAGCAGATAATTTGATTTTGGGTAATGGTACTTTTGATTTTGCTGGTAGCATTTTTGGGAATTTATTCCAACTAAAAACTGGTGGAACACATAGTTTTAATACAAGTACAACAACAAATCCCGTTCTTACAAGTACTGCGGGTCTTATAACTTCAAGAACTGCTTACGAATTTAATAATAGCGTAGGTATTGGATGGGTAGGTATTCCAAATGCAACCCATAATATTACTGAATTAAGAGGCAATAGTTTATTAGTTAATAATAATAGCTCAGTTTATATAATAGGTGCATTTGCAAGTGCTGTACCTGTAACATCAACAGAAATAGTACTAAGACCCGGTGGGTTACAATCACACGGTAATATTGCAAAATTTAATCTTGGTGGGGCTTTAATTGAAAGTGGTGGAAATGGTACAATTGCACCAACTTCTATATTAGATGTAAGAAGCACTACACAAGGCTTTTTACCACCAAGGATGACAACTGCCCAAAGAACAGGTATCATATCACCTGCTGAGGGTTTAATAGTTTATGATTTAACCCTACGCAAATTATTTGTTTATACCTCAACGTGGGAAATGATAACAAGTTTATAAATTAAAACTAAGATATACGTATCTTTACAAACAAACAAAAACAAATATTATGAAACAACAAAACGGATTTATCGGATTTAGCGGATTTCTAATTATGGTAGCATTTTTAGCACCATCATTCGGAACAGCAATTTTAATTGATTCAGCATGGGCTGGATTGGTAGGTTTAGTATCAGCAGTTGCATTTTATGCAGTTAGTAAATCTAAAAAGTGGGATAGCGGTCTTACTTATTTATTAACAGGTGTAAATGCAATAGTAGGAATGGGAAAAATCGTCTACGAATTATTTATTAAATGAAAACATTAATAATTAAAAAGGGTAATCACTACAGTACGTTTTATACTTTTCTAAAATTCTTCCCTTGGATAGCAATTAATAAGAATGAATTAAAAATTACTATAGAGATTACCCCAGAGATGATTTCTGTTAGTACAGAGAAAGACTGTATTAAAGATAGCAATAAAATATTTGGTTTAAATAAAGATTTATTCTCACATCATCACAAAGACAGTTTTAGAATATCCTACATAACACACCCTAAAGGTACATTAAATGGTATTGATTATGATTGTGTACAATTCGTAGAATATGATTATATAAATAGTGTGAGAATAAGTAATGAATTAACTGGATATTATAAAGTAGGGGATATAGCGGTAATTAATCACAAGCTCCCATACACCATAAAAATTGGTAGAAAATTATTTCCCTATCATGGAGGTACATGTGTAGCTAAACATGATATAATACTTAAATGTAAAATTGAATACTTATGATAAATTCTTTAGACCTTTTAAAAAAATATGGTAAACCTTGTGATGCAACTAATCAAGTTCAAATAACTCTACCATACCCAATGCGTCTTGCTTGGAATAAAGAGAAAAGAACAAATAAAGTTACAGTACACAAACTTATTGCTAAAAACTTTGAGAACGTTTTCAAAGATATATTAGCTCACTATGGATTACCAAAAATTCAAGAATTGGGTATAGACTTATTTGGTGGTACATTTAATTGTAGAAAAATGCGTGGTGGTACAGCAATGTCAAAACATGCATGGTCAGTAGCAATTGATTTACATCCTGAAGCTAATGCTTTAAAAACTCCATTTAAAGATGCTTTGTTCTCAAAACCAGAATATAATAAATTACATGAAATATTTGAAAAACATGGATTTATTAATCTCGGAAAAGTTAAGAATATGGATGCTATGCATTGGGAGATAGCAAATTAAATTTGGTAATCTCAATAATATTTTGTATAATACAATATAAAACATTCTTATGAAAAAGAAAGGTAAGAAAAAAGGTTGTTAAGGTTTATACGTATAACCTGTAGAAAACGTAAAAATTTATATTATGGCAAAGAAGACCTATTTACACAGAGGGTTAACTGTAAAAAGAACCGATGAACAAGCAAGAGAACAAAATCTATTTGATTTAGAAAGGTATTGGAAAGAAACTGCCAATAAACTTTTCGTTCCATTTTCAGATACTTGCGATGAAGCATGTCCTGTACCTGTAGGACAACCAGTTAGAGTATTAGCAGATGTGTTAGAAACATATGATGGTACAGAATGGGTAGATTTAAATTCAGTAGCAGATGCAGTAACAACAACTCAAGCAACTTCTAAAACTACAGCAGTAGTAGCAAATGGTGCTAAAGGAGTTATAACAACTGTAGCTTTAGATGATGCAGCAGGTGCATATTTTCAATTTACATTAACAAATTCGAGTATTATACCTACATCAGTTATTCAATTAACTGGATTAAATTCTGGAACTGGTCAATTGGCAGTATCATTAGTATCAATTGGTACAGGAAGTGCTGTTATTAGAGTGGGCAATGCTGATAATTCTGAAGCTTTTAATAGTTTAGTAAAAATTCATTTTAATATATCATGAAACTAAGACAACTTAAAAAAGTAACAGTTAAAAATTCGTGTGGTGGACAGGGATGTGCTTACAAACCTTATTACGCACCAATGGGCATAAAAAGAATTGCTCTTGGAAATAAAAATTTGGTTAAGAAGATTGCATAACATATCTTTGTAATCTAAAATTTTAAAATATGAATGAACAATTAAAACAGTTTGACTTAGTACAGTTAAAAGCATTTGCGTATGATGCTTCAGTAAATATGCAAGGATTACAGCAACAATTACAAATTCTAAATCAAGAAATTCAAACAAGATTAAAACTTGAATCTGAACAGAAACAAGTAAAAGAACCTGCTGAATTAACAATTGTAGAAGAAGATTAAAAAATAAAATAATGTATATAGAGGCTGTTATAGTTTGTGTAAATTACTCTGATTTTTTAAGTCATACTTTGCCGACCAATAAGCATTTGTTCAACAAAGTGGTGGTGGTAACGGACACGAAAGACAATAATACAAAAAAGGTATGTGACTTACATAATGTATTGTGCATACAAACTGATACAATATATACATCAGATAGCAAAATTCCAAACAAAGGAGTTGCAATTAATGCAGGATTAGAAGCCTTAGATAAAAAAGGATGGGTAGTACAGCTTGATGCTGATATTTATCTACCAACATTAACAAGAACTATTTTAGAAAGCTATCCACTGAATGTAAATTATCTTTATAGTATTGATAGACTTATGTGTAATAGTTATGAAGATTGGTATAATTATATGCACCACAATAAAAAACCTGTCCATGAGGGTTGGATTTATCTGCATACTGATATTTTTTCAATCGGCACAAGAATGGTGCAGTATCATGGTGACGGATATTGGCCTATTGGTTATTTTCAAATGTGGAATCCAAATCACACTTTAATTAACAGATATCCACAAGCAGAAGGTTATGATAGGAGCGATGTCCAGTTTTTAAAGCTATGGAAAAGAGCAGAAAGACATTTGATACCTGATTTACTTTGTATCCATCTGGCCAGTGATTCACACACAATGGGACAAAATTGGAAAGGTAGAAGTACCCCAATGTTTGCACCTGTAGTTGAACCCGGACGTTTTGAAATGTTTATCCAAAAAATAAAAATGTTTATGCGAAAAATATTTAAAAATAGAAAATTTAAAAAATGTTACTAAATAATTTTTAGGTGCTTAGTGATATTTTTTTACATTTGATAAAATATTTTTTGAAATGACATTTCCTGAAAAACAGTAATAACTCTTAAAAAGTAAAAGAAAGGATAGCAATGCTATCCTTTTTTATTATAGTAACTTCAACTCTTTATAGATATAAGTTTCCTTCAATTGATTTATCATTTCCCAATTATCTAAATCCTTTTTATTATATCCTTTAGCAAATGCTAAACTTTCAGCTTTTTCTCTCCATGCTAAATATTCTTCTTCAGAATCTATAGTGTATACATTATAATAATACTCACTTCTATCTTTTCCCTTCTTATCCTTTATAGTTATTAATAAATCAGGAGACTCTTTTCTGATGTCCTGAATTGTTATGTTATGTCTTTTAAGAGCTAAGTTACTCAATTCATCTGAAAGTCTTGTATCAATCATACTCTATTTTTATTTAATAGAGTCTTACGATACTGAATAAATCCTTTGAAGTTACCTGACTGATTTTTGCTGTCTGTAATTATTCTTGCGTTTATTTTCATAATACACTGTTTTTACAAGCCCATCTAACTGTATGATAAGTATCATATCTTCTTGAGAGCTATATTTGATTTTTATTTTTAATTTAATTCGTTTTTCTTCATTCTTCTCCCACCAAACTACACTATTTTTAGTTAATTTTATGTTATTTGGTTTAACTTGTAAACACCCTTTACATCTTTCTTCAATTCTTAATAGTGCATGGGGTGAATAATTTAATTGTATCCACTTACCTTTAAGGAAGTTTGGTAAATATGTTTGTTTCATACTACTTTCAATCCCCACATTAAATCAAACCAAGAAAATTCTTTTTCTGCTCCTTCTTTAGTTATTCTTAATGTTTTTTTTATTAATGGAATAGCCCATTTTTTAAATATTTCATACTCTTCTTGAGTCCATGTATAGTACATAAACCATTCTATATCTCCTATTTTTTGATTTTCTTTAATATCATCATAATTAACTGCATGTTTCTCTAACATTTTATTAATTAGTTCTTTAACTAATTTCTCTTTTTTCTCCATAATCTTTAATTAATTTATCAAATTCTTCAATTGTTTTAGGGTAATGATGTGTTTGATTTAACCAAACGCTAAACCCATCACTATTCAAATACAACGTTGGATAACCTTTAGATGTATAACTATATCCTTCATAGTAATTATAACTATAATTATACTTTTTTACAATCTTATCAAATTCTGTCATATATCTAACATTTTACTTAATAAATCAAACTCTTCTTTTGTTTTACAATCAAATTTAAAAGGATGTGTCCAACTATCATAATCTCCTAATGTATGATTATCTCCTACATGATAATATCTAATTTCTAACGGAGAAAAGTAAGTACCACTTTTAAAATAACTAATAAACCACTTTCTTTTATTCTTATCTGTTTTAAAGAAACTATAAGCTCTTCCATTAGGAGAAGGGCTTTCTTCAATCCAACCTTTTACAAATAAAAAATATCTATGGTCTAAATCATATTTACTCTGGTCTTTTGACAAATCCTGCATTCCATTTTCTTCCTGTAAGTCTTTCATATTGTTCTTTATAGTATCTAAATTTAATTACATCTTCTTCTGTAGTAGCAAAATAACTACTTGCCGCCCATGTACACAACATATAATAAGGAATAGAATCTTCTGCCCATATTATATGGTCTGAATATAATCTAAGGCTTTTAAAAACATACTCTTCTGAAACTTGTCCCTTTTCTAATATTTCATTATTATAATCCATTTCTTTTTGATTATAAATATAAATTTGCCAATGAGTACGTAATTCAGTAAATTTTTTAAAATACACTTGAGTATTCTCAAACTTAATCCACCCTTGTTCTTTTAAATATCTTTCAAATTTATTTAATTCTATCATATACTCTCTTTTTATCTGTGGCAGGAAGATATTTCCTACGTAATTTTTCACAATCTTCAATTAATCCATTCATGTAATCTTTCCATTTTTGAGAAGGTTTACCACGTTTATTAGCTTGTTCTTCAAAACCCTGTTCTATCTTATCAAAGTAATCCGTTACATAGATAGATGAAAAGGGGAGAATTTCTTCATCCCCTTCCAAATCTTCATTATACAATTTCAATTTTTTCATGTTTACAAATATCATGTCTATAAAAAGACATAATTGTTTTATCGTACCTATATTTTATAAGATTATAAACTTCTCCTTTTTTAATAGATTTGTTACATACAGCACATTCTCTATTTCTTAGACTCTTTGGAGATTTTTCATACATTATATTCTTAATCATAATTAATTTGTTGAACCAAATCCTCCAGTTCCTCTATCAGATTCAGATAATTCTTCTACTTCTTCAAATTCAATAGGTGGATATGGTAGAATAATAATTTGCCCTATTCTTTCTCCTACTTCATAAGGTTTTTTATATTCTTTATTAGAAGGAGCAACCATAGAAGGTTTGAATTTAAAAAATACTTCTCCTCTGTAGCTCGAATCCAGAACACCAACACTATTGCTTAATATCAAACTTTTTTTACAATTACTACTTCTTGGAAAGAGAAGTCCTACAAACCCTTTTGGGATTTCAAATGCTAACCCTACCCCATAAGAATAATTTCCATCATCATCCATTTTAATACTTGTAGCAGTTAAATCCATTCCAGCATCTCCTTCTTTAGCATAAGATGGTAAAACACTATTCGGAAATAATTTCTTTATTTTCACTTTCATCTTCTAATATTAATTCGTTAACTAATTCATTTGTTAATTCTACTTCTACTACTTGCTCTAATAATTTTTCATCTATGGTAGGATTTAAAACTTCCAAGGTTTTTATTTTAATTTCTTCAAATAATTCTGGATTATCTGCAAGTAATTGCATTACAGAATCAATACCTTGTCCTATTTTATTCTCTTCATAGGAAAACCAAGAACCTGACTTTTTAACTACATTATTATCAACAGCCAAATTAATAAGTTCATCAAATTTATCAATTCCTGTTCCGAATACTAAATTAAATTCAGCTTGTCTGAATGGTGGAGCCACTTTATTCTTAATAACTTTAACTCTAACTTTATTTGATACAGCTTCTTCTCCATCTTTATTAGTTGTCACCTTTCTAATATCCATTCTAACAGATGCAAAAAACTTCAAAGCATTTCCACCAGAAGTTGTTTCTGGATTTCCAAACATTACACCAATCTTTTCACGAATTTGATTTGTGAATATTACTAATGTATTAGATTTTTCAACATCGGCAGTGAGTATTCTCATGGCTTGAGACATCATTCTTGCTTGTTTACTCACTCCTACATCACCAATCTCACCTTCAAGTTCTGATTTTGGAACTAATGCTGCTACACTATCTATAACCACTACATCAAAATCACCACTTTTAATAAGTTGTCTTGCTATCTCAAGAGCTTGTTCACCATAATCAGGTTGTGATATTTCAAGCCTATTTAAATCAACTCCCATAGATTGCATATATCCCAAATCTAAAGCATGTTCTGCATCTACAAAAGCACAATAAGAATTGCTATCTAAAGCATGAGCTTGTGCTATAACAGATTGACATATGGTAGTTTTACCACTTGATTCTGGACCATATATTTCTACAATACGACCCTTTGGTAATCCACCAATTCCAAGAGCTTTATCTAATCCAATAGAACCTGTTGATATAGATGCTATAATCATAGGTTTATCAGTTGCTCCTATAAGGGTTCCTTTTCCAAAATCTTTTTCCATTCGAAGCTTTAAAGCTTCAATTCGTTTAGCTTTTGTATCAGCTAATACTGTATTTTCTTCTGTCTTTTTTGGTCTTGCCATATTTTAATTTTTCTTTTCACAAATTTACAAAATAAAATCCATCTCCCAAATATATGAGAGATGGATTAGGTTAATAATATGTTACTATCTATTTGCTTTTATAGCATTATAAATAGAGTTAACAATATTCTGAACTATATTATCATGATTCATAATTAACATTTTGAATTTCCGCATGATTTACATTTGAGACAACCTTCTTGAAATATTAATTCTCCACCGCAATCATCACATGATGCCCTTTCTATAAGTTCTTCTTCTAAACAATATTTCTTTAACACTCTACTGATTGCTTTTCCAAAACTTACGACTTCAAGTTCACATTTATCAATCTGCTCCATTATAAATTGAGGTTTAGCACCATGTCTTAACATACCACTAACTAACCTAGTTAATACTTGTTCATCCTTCCTTAATGCCGCAATTTGAAGATTTTTTAATGTCCCATCATCACAAACAAAGTTATAAACTCCTTTCTTTAATTTTACTACTTTACCACTACATCCATTCTTCACATCATCAGGTAATTCAAAAGCAAATAATTCATAAGGATTATCATTAAACTTACCTATAATAACTCCATATTTAATACCTTTAACAGAAAGAATGTGTAACTCTGCTGGTAACTCTTTTGGTCTCTTAGTAGCACTTGAATATTTAAAATCATCTGTTTTCTTTTCATGTACTAATACTCCACCCTTGCTACCATCTCTATAACAAGTAATACCCTTCAATCCTTTCTCCCAAGCATACATATAAATATCGGAAATAACTTCTTCTTTAACATCTTTAGGAAGATTAATAGTAGAGCTAATAGCAGATGTAGTATACTTTTGTAAAACAGCTTGCATTTCAACACGTTTTTTCCAATCAATATCATTTGCTGTAGAACCAAACCAAGGAGATTCTTTATAATAATTATCAAGTTCATTCTTAGATAAACTATCAAAATCAGTTATACTATATTTTATAGAAAGATAATCCTTAAATGCTCCCATTATAATAGGGAATGTTTTCCATCTTATACCAACTTCATCAATATAATCATAGGGTTCTCCATCATTCTCTGCTTTTTTATTTCTAAAGAAATATAAATAGAATTGTGGTTCACAACCAGATGACACATTAAAATAATTGATAGCCTTAGTAGTAATTGATTTAGTTCCAACAGGTGCTATAGTAGACCAGTTTACGAACCTTCTACCATATTTTTGCATCCTTTTCCATTGTTCAGGAAATTCTTGTTCTACAAATGTATACCAATCATTACCATTTTTCTCTAATTCAGCACTCCATCCTTCAAATGTTCCATATTTTATAGCAAGGTCAATAGAAGCTTCAAGTTCAGTTTCAAACTTAACTCTCATAACTTGTTCTACAACTTGTAATGCTTCATCAGAATCATATTTAAGATTTAATGCAGCCAACATATCAGCAAGTCCTGTTATTCCACCACCAACTCTACGACCAGATTTAGCCATATCACTAACATTAGTCCATAATTCTAATTCTATAGCTTTAGTAGAATCATCTTCAGGGTCAGATTTAATCTTGTTAATAATCTTATCTATATATTCAATTTCTAAATCAATAAGGTCATCCCCTATTTCCATCTGAATATAAGAATAATATTTTAACTTATCCCAATCAATACTTGCTTCTGATGTAAAAGGATTTTTTACAATACCTAATAACATTTGTGTCAATAACCTACAAGTATCATTTACAGCCATAGGTTGTTCACCACATGCATTAGTTCCATCTATACTAAATTTCTTATAAACACTAGCAGGGTCATAGTTCATAACTCTTTCCCAAAATTGTAAACCGGGACAACCATCAGACCATACTGTATGAATACTACTATTCCATAGTTCTTTAGCTCTTATCTTTTTATAATATGAATTCTTAACAAATCCATTATATAATTTATCATATTTTATTAATCCATTTTTTATAATTTCTTCATATGAAGAATCATATCCTAATAAATCTTCTTCAGAAATATCACATGGAAATCTAAGAATATAATCTTCATCATTTTTAACAGCTAATAAGAAGTCACCCCACATTTTGAATGATATATTAGCTCCTGTTAACTTTGTTTTATCAAGTTTAACTGTAGCAAATTCTGGTGATTCTGGATGTCTAATATCTAAATCTTCTAAACATGCTCCCCTTCTACCTTCTTGTCCTACTTCTTTAGTAGAATTTGAATATCTCTCTCCGAATGGTAATATTCCTGTAGATGTTTTAGATGAGTTAGAAGTTTTTGCTCCTTTTGGTCTCAACTTAGATAACCCTACACCATATCCACAACCCCTCTTAGCTGCTGATACAAGCATAGTATCAGTCTTCATGATAGAAGAATAACTGTCATCTGGTGGTGGCAACCTAAGACAGTTACTAAGGCTTCTATATGAACCTTCTACACCTAATCCTGCTGCTACTCTTCCTTGAGGAATATTATCTTGATTTTCAAATACATTAAAGAAATATTCCACCCATTCTTCTAATGTTTTATCTTGGTCTTTTTTAAATCTAACTCTAGCAAATTCTTTTGCCATTCTTAAATGCATATCAGAAGGTGTTTGTTCTCCTTCTTGTGCATACTTATTTTTCCACACTTCTGCTGCAAAATCATCACCTTTAAAATACTCTAATGTTGTCATATATTCTTAATTAAAAAGAAGGGAGACGTTTCCCTTCTTTTGGAGTAACAATATAAATCATTTTTTATGACTTACAAAGTTATTTTCAATAATTTTCTTTATTAATTTGTTGGTTCTTTTCTTCTTCACACATTAACCAAATCTTAACTTCTAATTCTTCTAATGCTTCTAAAGCATCTTCTAATTTGACCAAAGGATGCATATTAGCACCCTTAGCCATTATTAGTTCTTTACTCTTTAATTTCTGTATTATTTCTTCTACTGGATTCATTTTACAAATAAATAAAAAAGGGAGAATAATTTCTCCCTACATTGGTTTTATATAAAATTGGTTTTTGCTTTCTTTGGTCTCTACACTTATAATATTGCAAATTACGTGCCAATAAAATTTAGTGTCAATTTGTCATAGTTTGTGACACAATTATCTGTTATTACACAATCTAAGTGTTCTTTTTCCATACTATACTTACCCCAAAGCTCACCACATCCATAACTATATCTTTTTAAATATTCCATTCCTGAATAAAAGTCTTTTTCTGCATACAACTCTTTTGCTACATATTCATAATAATATTCTGGATATAATATAACATGATGTGGAGCTTGTGGAATATTATTTGGTGTTAAACCATATGCCGTTTTAGTATCTGGAGTTTTATAATATTTAAGAATTATACTCTTATCACTCTCTGGAAATTTACTATAACACCCTTTCATAAACATGTCCACTGTTTTTCTCCTATCAAAAAAGTTAAAAATATAAAGTTCTCCTTTATCAGTGTGATAACAATTACTCAAATTTTTATTTTGCATCACTTCCTTTTCTATAAATAATTTATACTCCTTACTATCAAAATCACAATGATATAATAAAAGAAATAAATAATCATCTATAGATTCATTTGTGCAATTTGAATAAAGAAATGTGCTATAATCTGTAATCTTTATGTTTTTATTCTCCTTTATTTCCAATAAAGGAAATAATAGATTTTTACTCTTGTAGTTATTCTTTATTATATATGACATTGTCCTCCAACTTTAATTTACTCATTATCCTATCTACAAAGGTAGAGCTTTCCCTTGTTAACATTTCCTTATTTTCCATTGCCCAATCTATATGTTTTTGTTGTTCTTCATTTGGAAATCCATTTCCTTTATTTGTATGACAATCAAGTGTGTAATATTTTATATTTTGTACACTATACTTACATTCTGGATAAGGACTTTTCTCTAATGTGTGGTCCATACATGCTTTATTAATTTCTCTCGGAAGAAATTTACCACAACCACATTCACATTTAAGCTTTCTTAATCTCCAAGCATAAGTAAAGAATATGTTCATTAACATACTATCTAAATCAGACTTCATTTATTCTTCTATTTCATTTATAATTTCTAATGTTTCTCCTTTTTTACCAGCATTATAAGCCATTACTAACATAGTATCAATCCATAATGCATCTGATAAATCTCTTGCTAAACAATTATCCTCTGGTTCTCCATGACCAAAAGAGACACTTTTACTACCTTCAAATGTTTCAAGCTCTATTTCTATAGAACCTTCATACATAAAATCTCCATTCTCATACTTAGTTTTTATTATTTTCATATTAAATCTTTTAGTGAATAAATTCTACGATACCCTACTTCATAACGTTGATTATGTGGAGCATCAAATAAAAATGTACATATTCCTGCATTATTAAGTTCTACAAAGTTTTCATATCTCTATGTGTTACCACAAAGGTTTTTTATCCTTTGTTTCTACAGTTTTATATATAGCTGTAGTCCAGACTATCTCTTCGTCCTATTTTTAGGCGTTCCCCCGCTTTCTTGGTAGATTTTATTGTCCGTTCTGGACTCACTACTAGTCGTTAGGCATTTATGAATATTCCTATTCAATTTAGCACGGGATTGTCCTTTTCACTAAGGAGTTTCCCCGTTTAACGGAGTTTAACGATGACAGATTGTGTAATTTATATGTCATACATTTTGGAAAAAATTCTTTTATTAATTTGGTAAAAATTTTTTTACTTCTAGCTGCAATTAGTATTTCATTTTCAGAGTTAAAACTACATTCAATATTAAATGTTAATAACCAGTTTTTTAAAACTATTAAATCTTTTATGTCAAAACAATTAGTAGAAATTTTATAAGAATATTGAGTTTTAGAACCATCATCCATAAACCAAATAGCTAAAGCTAAAGGAGATAATTTATCTAAGTATTCTTTTGATACTACTTTTTTATTATTAACATAAAATTTATTTACAATATCGTTTAGCACTGGATTAGTTCCAATTTTACAAAAATATTGTTGATAAAATCTGTTACTTCTTTTATCAATTTTATTATGTATTGTAGGTTTAGAACATAATCTTTTTAATAAATTATATTTATAATCTACATATTCTGAATGTTCTAATTTATGTGTAAAAGAACCACAAGCATTTTTACCTTTTTTAGTATAACCTAACCAGCTATCACCAAGTAAACCCCCAATTAAAACATCTAACTCAGTTTGAGTTAAAGTTAATTTAGAAGGTCTGTATTTAATATAAATATCGTCAGGTAGTTCAATTTTTCTTATTGTTCTTTGAATAACTTGTGTATTTACATTAAATATTTTAGCAATATCTGAAGAAGATTTACCTTCTCTTAATAATTCTATTATTTTTTCTTTATCGTATTTCATATAGATATGTTTGTAGTACAATATACTACAAAAATATCAAATTATCAAATTTATTTTATCATCTACAAACCATTCTATACCACTTTGTTTAGCAACTTCCACCTTTGATTCTCCAAATCCTACACAATACACAGGCATAGTAGGAAAACCATTTTTATCTAACCACTCTTTTGTCCATTCTATAGGAATACTTCTTGAAGTTATATAACAGTGAGGTTCGAAGTTTATATCAGAAGGTTTAGTTTTAACAGGAATACTTAACCAAAACTCTTTATCATCTTTCAATAAATCAAATTTAGATTTAATATCTCTATCAAAATTCCAAGTTTCAGGAACTTCCAATCTATGATGTTTAGTCCAATGTCCTACCCAATCTGCCAATACTTCATCAATATCTAATCCTATCTTAGGTCTATTTAGATAATTATGTGGTCTATCATCTCCTTGTGGATATAATTTATAATAAGCTGTAAGAAAGTGTACATTGCAAGCTAAATGAGCAGCATGAAGTTCTCCTGTTTCTTTATCATAATCTTCTCCATTTTCAATAGCAGCCAAATGTCTCTTTAGACTACTTATAATCTTGCTCCATGCCATTCCCTTCTCCCAATTCCTCTCGGAATATTTAATAGCACCCTTAGTTAATACACTAACCATTTGTTCATGTGCAAATGGATTTACTAAATCGTAGCGTAATTTTCCTTCATTGTAGCGTAATCCTTGTTCTTTACTCATATTTTTTATATTCTTTTAATTCTAAAATTCTTTCTAATTCATCAAAATGAGAATTTTCTTCATCTTCTTCTGGATATTCATCTTGTTCTAAGAATCTTTCTGATAATATTCCATCTTCATATTTAACTTGTCCGTATAACAACATTCCATTCTCTTCATATTCTAAATGAAATCCTAAATCATATTCTTTTGCTATATCTAATATATCTACAATAGCAGGAGACCATCTAGTAGTAAAATAAATATTCTCTCCATCAACTTGAACATCAAAGAAATAATGTTCTTTTGGTTCTCTATCTTTAAAAGAAGTTCCTATATCAGAAGTAGACATTCTTTCAAATTCTTTTAAAACTTCTTCAGTATTTTCTCCTGTAAAATACACGTAATTATTACACCAATTTACCATTATATATAAATTTCATTTAGATATACTCTGTGAATATACACATCTGGATATTTTTCATTCCACCATTCTTCAAACTCTACTAAATTAAAATCTGAAAATTCAGATTCTTCCCAATTTCTATAATATTCTGCTAATACATCTTCATCTATTTCTTTTTCACACCAATAGAGTTCTTCAACTCCATCTCCTAATATGTTATATAAATTACCATTCATTGTATGTTGTATCATAATAACTCTTTTAATTCTTTTTGAGTTCTTGTTTTTAGAGATTCTTTTACTAAATCAAATATAAAATCTTCATATTCATATATATTCTCTCTTAACATTCTTAATACTTTTCCTATTAAAATTTCCTTATTTATTTCTTGTTTGCTCTTTTCTTTCATATTTCTTTTAAGTGTAGTTATAACACCCTTATCATGTTTTCCATCTCCGTATATTGCCATTATATTTCTTTTAAAGTATCTAAATAAATAATTTCTGAATTTATAATAATATATTCTCTTTCTTCTTGCTCTTTATCACTCCATACTTCAATATGTTCTGCAAATTTACCATTAAAAAATAATTCTACATACTCTTCCCCAATTTCTTTATATGAAAGATTTGATAAATTTTTATAATCTAAAGTATAATCTTCACTTTGATATTCTACATCTTCATTTAATAATTGTTGAATTTCAATATCTCCATCTGGCATCATATCTTCTGAAACTTGGTTCCAATTTTCACATAAATCATCAATTTCAGAATTAGACATATCATTTAATGTTTCTCTTGCATCTTCTTCTGAATCACCTTCAATACTAACTTCTCCTTCATAATAACCTACTAAAGGTTGTGTTACTCTAAATGTATATGTTTTCATATTTCTAATTTAGTTACTTCTTTTACAATTTTAGGAATAACAACTTCTCCTTTTATTAAAATATATCCTTGCATATAATTCATATTTTGAGTAATATCATATTCAGGAATGAAATCTTCAACTGTAATATTTTCTTCTAACATTTCATTTAAAACTTTATTTAAAATTTCTTTATTTTCAAAAGTTGTAAAATATTTATCGCCATCTTCTGTACAGTTTATTAAAATATATTTATCCATTTTCATAAATTTTTTGTAATTCTTCTTGAATACCTTTCTCTAAAATAAAACCAATCTTGCTACCTAATATAGTAGAAAGATTGGTATAAAATCGCACATAATTAAATTTTAACTTAATCTGATAATATTCAAATCCATGAATAGTTACCAATTCTTCAAATACTTCATTCAAGTATTGTTCTATTTTATCATTATTAAAAGCTAATCCATAATGACCTTTCCCTAAGAAAGGTTTCCATTTTTCATTAAATGTCATAATTCTTCTTTTTGAAATTCTTCTAATATTTTTTCCATTTCACAAATTGTTTCCCAATTTTTATTAAATTCTGGATTATATTTTTTAATGCTATTAATTAGCTCTAATTTATAACCATCCTCATAATATTTTTCTGTAATAGCATCTTCTAACCAATTACAATCTCCATCAGCATATATTGATAATCTAAGGTCGTAATCATACCATTTAGTTTTATAATCAACAAATCTAATACCATGAGTAATCTTATTATGAAGATTATGTATCCATCTATATTTTACTCTAACAATACTATTATCATTACCCAACCAATTAGTTAAACGAAGAAACCATCTTGGACACCAAAACGGTCTTGCTTTATAATCCATTAATAATACTAATGCTAATGTTTTTTTATAAATATCCCCTTCCTTATTCCAAGGAACTGCTCCAAGATAAGAAAAAGGATTCTCTGGAAAGAAAACCCTTTTTAAGTTATTTATTAATTTATACATATACAATTTACATCATGTTGTGAAATATCTCTTTCGTTATCATTTGGATTAGTATCATCAAAAAATCCTACTACTTCCAATTGCCATTGTTTAACATCATGTACTTGAGTAGGACATACGTTTGAATAAACCTTTTGGTAACAATTTCCTTCATCATCGTTACTATATATTATTGGTAAATCCATCCATTCAGGATAAGTTTCTTCTATTTCTAAAATTTCATTTTTTAAATCTCTAAGTGTTCTCATTTCTATATTCTTTTTCACGTTCAAAAATATTTTTCCATTTATCCGCATTTTGGTACTTCTCAGTTCTATCTTCCCAATATTTTATAAGAGCATCTAAATGACCATCATCAATTTCTTTTAATAATACCCATATGGTTTTAGGAAGAATTTCTCCATCTTTATTTCTATTTTTGCCCCATTTTACAACGACTCTTTGTTTTTCAATGTCATCTGTATCTTCTAAAGACATATCTGTATAATTTTCTCCTATTCTACGAAGATAGGAAACTCCTCCATCAACTCCACATTTCCCACATTTACACATATTGAAATCATGTCTATGAATTGACTGAATTATATCATTACAATTGTTACATTTTATTATATTTGCTGTTATCATAAATCTTTTATGTTTATTTTAAAGAAACATTCTTGCATTCCATCAAATTTAATTTTAGGAATGTATTTATTTTCTTTATTTATTTTCTTTAATTTTTGCTCTAATTTAAAAATATAATCAGGTTCATTTTTAATTTCTTTTAAAATTTCATAATTATAAGGAATACTATGTGCTCTTTTATCTGTTTTTAAAAAAGTTCTACCAATTTTATAAAATTCTTCATTTTCATTCCAGCATTTGATAATATAAACTTTAAAAGAATCAAAATTTTTACTTTTCTTACCAGCATTTTCCCAATTTGTTAAACTCCAACCAACTGGATTCTCTGAATTAATTTGTTTTAATTTTTCAAATCCACATTTAGGACATCCTCCTCCTACTAAATGTAAATTAGTAGTTTGTTTAAACTCTCCATGAATAGGACAAATTATCGAAATCTTTATTTCTTGATTTTTATAATTTAATTTACTATAATTATATGTATCACCATGAATTTCTTTTGCTTGATTTATGAAGTATTTATTTTTATCTAATGCAGTTTGTATAGATGGTATAACTTTATTTAATAAATGGTATTTTTTAATTTTACATAAACCATATTTAGTTTTTACTATTATATATTCTTTTTCTCTTTTTTCGGTTAATATATTTTCATTTGCTATTTCATAATAATTTTTATAATCTGGAAAAACTTTAAATAATTCTTTTTCAAAAAGAGATAATTTATTTAAACATGAAAAAGGACTAACTTTTCCATACTTTAATAAATTTGCTTTAAGCACTTCATACAAATTATCATTTTCATCTTTTACAATTATAAATGATTTAGAATTTTGACTATTTACTTTATTAGAAATTTTTATTATTTCTAAATTGGATTTAGGAAAATTTTTATAAAATCTAATTTTAAATTCTTCCAAAGTTAACTCATTGTATCTCATAAATAAAAAATCTTCAAATTAAAACACGTAGTACCAGTACGTGAATTTAAAATGAAGATTAATAAGTTTAATATTAGTAAACTGGTACTTTACAGTACTAATATACAACATTATAAGATATTAACCAAATTTATTTTTTTATTATACATGTCCGTCAGGACAAATCATTTTATTTACTACTATCATGATTCATATAATTTTCAATCTCTTTTAATAATTTATTCATGATTCAATTAATTCAAAGTTTGGTATTGTAATTTTTCCTTGATTTCTAAAATTCTCTACACTCATATCCCAAAGATTATTTTCTGTAGAAAACTGTAATTCTTCTATTAATTGTAGTATCCCTTTATATCTTTTATTCCCAACTTTAAAACCAGTCCAACCACCATGAAGATTATCTTCTGTAACCTTATATAACAGGGGTTGCATGTAGTTGTTATAATCAGATACAATAAAGTTAAATTCAGGAACCACTTCATAATCTTTATATTTTGGATGGTCATTGAAATGTTGCACTGCTCCGAAAAAATATAAACTGCTTTGCAAATAATATCCATCATCCAAATAATTCCATTGGAAATTATCTATAAAGGATGACACTTTATAATCATCCAAGTATATCTTTTTAACACTATCATCTATTCTACCTTGGTCTAATTCCATTTTCATAGGTAAACCATATACATCAAAAAGAATTGGATACTTCACAATTTTATTTTGCCATAACACTTCATTTCTTGTACCTACACTACTCTTTAAAGCTTGTACTATAGAGTCACTTTTCTGTTCTTCTTCTAATGTAATAATGGTTTTTCCAATAGAGTTTAACTTTTCTTTAAAGTATTCTTCTCCTTCTACTTCAAAACGTGTGTAAAATGTATCTTCCTTACTTTTTACAGAACCACCATTAGATTCACATAATGCTTTATATGCTTCTGAAAAACGGCTGGAGAAATCACTTGTACAAACACCATCTTCCATATCTCTAACTGTATAATCAAAAAGAAAATTAGTAAGTGTGAGCATTTGTCCACTTGGAACGGATGCTTCTGTACGTACAAAGAGATTATGAAAATTTGCAGGGTCAGTTAACTGAATATCAATAAGATTACCCATACGTATATATGGGCTTGCTGCTTTAGCTCTTTCATCTTTTTCAATTGCATCTACATCCTTGAGTACTTTTAATTTGTAATACTCTTTTTTATCTTTACCAAACTTCTTCAAATCGCTATAAGAAAGTCTATCAATTTGCCTATATCCTTCTATAGTATTTTCTGCTTGTAATTCCTGTGTTTTTAATCTACTGCTTTTACTCATTTTTCAAATTTATCATTCCTGTTTTCAAAATCATAATCTACATATTCCAAATTCAAACTCTTAGCTAAATATGTTCCTACATTATCAATTGCTTCTTTAGCTTCTTGTAAAATCTCATCTGTATCAATATTACACTCCACTCTAACTGTTTCAGTTCTTTCTAAAAAGAATATCACTTCTACATCTCTGTAATACTTCTCTATTTTTAATTCATTATATGGAGCATTAATATCATGTTCTGCTCCTTGTGGTAAATTGCTCATAATTATTTTTCTTTTAATTGTTCAATAAAATCTGCTAATTCTAAAAATTGTTGGTAATCAAACCAAATTTCTTTTTTACATTCATCTAATTCGTCATTAAATACTAATTGTATAATACTGGCTGTAGAATGATTAATAAATTCAAATGTATGTCTTACACTTTTACTATGTACTATACTAAAATCTATCATAATTTATTTATTTAATAAGTGTTTATAAACTTTACAAGAAATCCATTTGTTATAAGAATCTATTAATAAAACTCTTTCCATAAATTGCCAATAAGCTTCAAAGTATGTTAATTCAGCTTTTGATTTACAGAAACAAATTATTTCTCTTTTAAAATACTCTTTTCCATAAGTTTTAATATCTTCCAAAAGTTCTTTCGAACTGCCAAAATATTGAAGCCATCCAGAATCTTTAGTACTTCTTACAACTCTTTGTCTTGTTTTTGTCTCTTTAATTACTTTTTTACTAACTTTTTTCTTTGTAGCATGAGTAAATGCTTTTTTTCCTATATAACACTTTCCCCAAAGTTCTTTAGGAATACTCTTATGCTTTATTACAGATATTTTGTAAATATAACCATAATAACCGATAGGAACATCGTAAAGACATTTTCCACTTAAATCTAACCAACAATTACTCTCCATATATTAATACTATTTCTTTATTTTGTTAATATTTAGTTAAATAAACTAATCTGATTTGGGTCTTTAAACACTTGTTTAACAGACTTTTTTTGTTTTTTAATCTTAGTTATAATTTCCATCACTTTATCAATATACCATTGTCTATACACTTTTGATAAATGTTCTTCATGAGATTCTGGAAGGAGTTTGTTACATACCAATTTCTTAAATTCAGCAGGTTGAACTTCCATATCATTAGCATTTGTTAAAGTTTTATCTTTAACATTCTTCTTAATAATCACTCCATCCTTAGAAACATAATATCTAATCAACTTAGGAAGTTTAGATTCTGTACTTTTTCCATCTTTATATGTATATCCAATATGAGTATAAGTACTTCCAGAATTGCTTCTTGCACAAAAATCAAAAATATCCTTGTGATTATTTATAAAATCATCAACTTCTACATCTTCATTATAATACTTTTGAAGACACAAGGGTACAATAGAGAATGAAGTATTTTTATTTAACTCTTTGTAATATTCAAAATCCCCCTTCACTTTTAAATCATCATCCTTCCTCTTTGACTTATGTGGTATAAATACTCCATTTGCATATTCACCTATCTTCTTTGCAATATAATCATTGACAGAAGTTTGAGCTATCCATGCAAAAACAGTATATTCAAAGTTACCAAGTTCTACATTATCAATTTGTTTTTCTATATCCTTTAGAATTTTAAAGAATTCATCCCTTCTATTCTTTTTTACAATAGCATCAAAGCCATCAGTATTAGCACTCACTATTCTAAATCCTTTTTCTAAAAGAATTTCTATAATCATAAGAATCTCTAATTGACATCCTACAGTAACTTGCATCATAGCACAAGGGTCTTCTTGCCAATCTCCCTTAGTATTCAATCTACCATAAGCACCACCATTAAGACTTAGTTTACCCATCTCTTGTAGAGAATTATACTTAGGTTCTTTAGTATCTTTATAAAGTTGTTTGAATGATAACCTTCTTTGAATCTTACCAACAAGCATACGGTTCCATTCTTTACCTAAATGCCTTGGATATACACCAAACTTTCTCATAGCATTTGGATATTGAGAACCTACATCACACTGAATATATTCTTCATCATCTAATGGTTCTATATATCTTGGAAGCTCATTACTATGAATACCACCCTTAGCTATAGTTACAGATAATTCATTATTAAACTTATGTAAAAATTCTTGTTTTTTCTCACCATCCTTTTTAGGAAGTATAGTAGTCTCTCCAATTTTATTTACAAATTCTTTAACTGTTTTTGTAGTAAATTTAGCTGTTTTAGGAAAGAATGTTTTATATTTCTTACCATAGAATGTATTTCTTTTCTTTGGTTTTAAATCCTTTTCATCTCTTCCAGACATTTCCATGTAATCCTTCTTATTCCACTCTGCACCTATTTTAACATCATCCCAATTTAAACAATTCAGCCCCACTTCTTCTTTTATAATAAATCTATCTTTAATTTTATCTTTTCCTTCATATTGTGGATGGTCTGTTTCACCAATTGTATAAAGGAAGTGAGTATAAGTATTATCTATATCATTATGACAATAGAATATTAACTTATCCACTTGCTCTGGAGTAAAATCAATTTGATTTACATCAATATCAAAGTTTTCAATAATTGGAGACCTAACTTCAAATTCTAATTGCTTTAGACTTACTCTCTTATTCTCATTGAAGAAATGCCAAATTCTTGGTAAATCTAATACTTGCAATGTAAAATGCTCTTCTTTATAAGAAGAAAATATATTGTAATTCTGTCTTTCAATACAATCTGAACCAAATTCTGATATCTTTGTAGATATTTCTAAATTAGTTAGAGTTGAAAAATTATCAATATTACTAAGTATATATTCTATTATTTGCTGGTCAAAGTTTATTCCATTATACCAAACAAAATAGTAATAATCCTTTCTATCATTTAAAAACTTACAAAGACTATATAAATCATTCTGATATTGATTAATTAAGAAATCATACCACTTCTTTTCTGAAATATCAAAAAAAGATGCTAAAAAACAACCCTTTGGAGTTTCAAGGTCAGAAATGATAGAATGTGTCTTATAATTTATTTGTTTGTTTTGTAATGTGTCCATAATATTGCTTGAGCTTCATTTCCTAATAACTTATTTTTCTTAGCAAATTTAAGAGTTTCCACTCTTAAAAATTCATATTGTTTCTCTGTAACTGTTTTAAGTTTTGTTAAACCTGTACAAATTGAAATATGATGTGTATCTATTGTAACATATGTATTATCATATGGATTTAAAATATTGTTAAAGAAACTAATTATTTTTGGTCCACCTAACATCCTTTCTATAAAACCTTTCCTATCTTTATAAAGATGAGTAAAATTATATATCATTGTAGCTTTTCCAGACATCATTTTAGTATGTCTAATATAATCACATCTACTATCTAAAGCTTCTTTTACTAATTCTAAATTATGTTCCCAACTCTTTTGAGGTGACAATGCTGCTAACATTCCTACTACTATTTCTAATGGGATATTATGAATATCAGCTAAGTCCTGACAAATGTTGTGTGCTTCCCAATACCACTTTATACCTTCTATGTAAGTAGAAAGAGACACTCCAAGGAGCATCTCTTCCAAATTCTCTTGTACTACATCACTATTATAATTAAATTTAATCATCTACATCTCTTATTAATTTGTTAAAATAATTTTCTGATTCCAATAAATAATTTTCAATAATTTTCAACCTCTTTTTAGTTAGAGGTTTTAATAGTTCTATACTACAAACTATATAGTTATCTTCCATTTGCCTTTCTTTTACCCAATATTCCCAACCAGAAATGTCACACCAAAAATATATTTTAGCAAAACTCCATTCTTTCTTTCTATTATCAATAGAATCTTCTACTTTATTGTATCCTTTTTCAGATAATCCACTTCCCCATGACATAATAAAATTATCAATATCATAGATATTATCACAATCTGAACATAGGTTTATATCAAATCCGCTTATTTCAAATTTCATCACATCCATCCTTCTTTAAGTTTTACAATCTTATTTCCTTTATTTTCCCATTTTTCAAACCATTCTCCCCATTCTCCTCTTTTACTCCTTATTACTATACAATAAGCACATTCTCCTTTTAAGAGTTCATTTTTCAATTCTTCTTTTAAAAGACGATAATTCTTTTTCCTAATTGTATTTTTAGAAAATGGTTCTCCCCAATCACTATAAGAATAGCTTGTAAATTGTGGTTTAAATCTACTCATATCACTTCTATTATTTTTGATTTATATTTATCAAAGTATTCTACTATTACAAATTGAACAATATTATAAAATTTTTTCAAGCGTAATGAATTATTTCTTTTATCTTCTAAATAATTTTTAAGTTGCTCTATTGATTCAAATAAATGTTCACCTTTTCTGCTACCATTCTTTTTTAATGTTCCGTTATCATAATAATATAATCTTATATCTCTCATTCTAAATGATTTATAACTAAACAAAATTCATAATCTGCTCTTTCAAAACTTCCATCTACATAATCTGATTCTATAGGAAGACTATAACCATCTTCTGTTTCATGATTATCAAATTTTTCTATAGCTTCATCTAAAGAATCTGCATATACTTCAATAGTACTATACACTTCCCAAGTAACAGGTATTTTAAATGGTTTCATTTTATTGTTTTATAAATTGTTTAACAGCATAATCTGGTAATTCATTTCCCCAAGTATGCTCAAATAAATCTTTTGCTAATATCTTTAAACAAAAGTATAATATAACATGTTTAGCTTCTTCTTCTAAAGAACATGTGAGTACTTTACCAGTATCTTTTTCAAACTTATAATTATCTACTTCTTTCTCAACTACAAATTCATTTCCATTAATCTTAAACTTAACAATAATTTTATAATTAAAAGCCATAAAATTTTTAATTAAAAATATTTCACCCTTAACTATGTTATTATCCACTTTAACTTTTGCAATAATATTGTCTAATGCTTTTTCTTGAAACTCATTCAGTAATCTTATACTATCATCAGTAGGAGCTTTTTGTTCTTTAACTTCTATTTTATCTGGATAGTGTATATGTGTACTATCATCTATATCAAAATAATTCATGATTAATATTAAAATGTTTATCAAATTCTTTAATTATACTCCTAACTAATATATTAGAAGCATCTTCATCAAATAATAATGAATGTTCTATTTCTTCTAACTTATCTCTAAAATAGAGAATATCTTCTATTTCGTAATATACGTCCATAATATGTTTTAATGAAATTCCCAATAAAGCTCTTCTAATATTTCTTCCTGTTCTTTATTTAAAACTCCCTGAAAACTATCTTGTAGTGCTAAAACTATTTCCAATTCAGGTAATTTTAAACTTTCTGCAATTCTTATTATGCAGTCTTCTAATTGTATTTGTCTCATAATAAAAACACTCCCTATATTTCAAGGGAGTGCTGTTTTAAGTTAATTAATTGTTATAATACGATTCTGCAATATGGTAATTATATTCTGAACATCCTTCAAAGAAGTTTCAGGAACTTCATCTTCAATACTAAATGTATCCAATGATTTATTCTTCCATGCTTCTTTAAGTTCTTCTATACCCATATCAGAATATACCCTATCAGCTTCTTCTAATAGCTTCTCATCTATATGTACACCTTGTTCATTTGGATTGATACATGCAATATACATTTCAGAAACACGAAATTTTTGTTTTTCATAAGTTGGTGTTACCATTATGCATTTTGCAGGGTTTACCAAAGTTACAACAGGCGTATCACCATAACTACTGTAATCGTAGTGTACCGAGCAGTTGTGAATGCCTCCAGAATGACAGTTATCAGCATTTAAGTCAACTTCATCGCTATTAATCTTATACAAACTTGGAATTGGAAATACATATTTACCCTTATCGTGCCATGAAGTATATAATTGCACTACTTCTTTTTCACAACCTTGAGCTTTTAAATCAGCAAGATTTCCTACATAATTATTGTAACCATGATTTTGTTTATTTACATGAACTAAAACAAAAGGGTTATCATTATAAACATTATAATCACTTGCTTTCTTCTTCCACTTCTTTACAATCTTATAGTATTCTTCATTAACAAAATCTTGTAGTTCTACATTAAACACTTCTTCAACTTCATCTTTCCATGATACCACTCTACGATAAGCAATAATATTACCCATTGGAGAAATACGAATATCATTATTTATACAATAACGTAATACATCATCTCTATCTTGAATAGGATTATTTGCTAACCAGCACCAGAAATATATTAAACGATTATAGTAATCATCAAGTTTATCATACTGTTCTTTTAATGATTCATCACATAATATACGTTCTTCCCTATTAGAAATAATTTCAGCTAATACAACATCTGGAATAGGTACATGAATACCATTTAGTTCTACTCTATTACCAAGTATTACAAAATCTGGATTATTCCTTAAAACATAGAAGTCATCTTTAGTAATTTTTGGTAAATCCTTATCTTTAACTTCTTCTTTATAATTGAAAGAATTAAAAAAGTCTTTAACTTCTCTCTTTGTCTTTAACATCTTAACATTATCATAGAATGTATCTGGTACATCTGTAGCTGTTAAAATTGGATTTTCTTCATCATATAACACTACAATAACAGTTTTATCCACTTGCCTTATTGCACTATAAGGTTTTTGTTCTAATTTATTTATATCTCCTATAAATGCTGAATTAGTACTATTCCCATTATTCATTTTATTTTCTAAATTCTTTAATTTAGAAAGTATCTCTTTTCTTTCTTCTCTACCGAAGTCAAATAATTTTTTAAAAAAGTTCATAGCTTGTTTTTTAATTATTAAAATTTTCTTTTACAAAATCAATTACTTGTTCTTCTGTATAACCTTCTGGAATATCTTCTGTATTATCTACATAAACATTAAATCCTTCCCATCCAGTATTTTCATCCCATTGTTCATGTATTGTACAATATATCTCTACTTCCTTATCTGTATCTTCAAAAAATACTACAGTTGCATCTGTAAATTTTGTTGTTGCGTATAATTCTCCTTTTACGTATTTCATACCATTTCTAAGATTTCTTCAGGAATAAGTTCTCCTTCATTAATAAATGTTTCCTCTAAGGGTGCTTTCACACAAATTTCAAACTGTTCAAAATCATTCTTATAAAGCTTATTAAAAAGAATATATTGAGCTACATGCTTTGCAAAAACTTTCTTTCCTTCTTCATCATTTGTATATCTACTCGGAATTCTTAAAAATTGTAGAAATTCAAACTCCTTAGTAAGCTTTTCCATCTCTTTAATATCTGACATTATACTCATATCCCAAAGATTATTCTCTTCACATATTTTTAACATGTCATTAACTGTATATTCAGCTACACTACCACTCACATCATAAATATATGTTTGAATCCTTTCAATAACATCTTTCTTATTCTGTCTTAGAGTTTCTATAATAGCAGAGAATTCTGCACTATCCAATATTGTTGAATATTGTTTCTTTACCTTTTCAGCTTTTAATTTTGTAGCTAATTTTTTGAATTTGTTTGTTTCCATGAATTCTTTTTCGTTTTTATAATTTTGAAGATGCTTAACATATTTCTGTTCTCTGCTATTAATTAATACTACACTAACATTATTATATTTTTTAACTTTTAGATTATCAAATATACTATCCCAATATAAAGCCCTTTCCTTATCTTCTGGAGCAAAATATAATACTAAACGATGTTCTTTACCAAGTTTTGAAATATCCTTAGTTCCTTTATCAAACATTCTACCACCATATTCTTTATTTCGTGTAGTGTAATATGTAATCTCTCCTTGTTGTTTATTTAACAACTTTCCTTCAGATTTATATCTAACCTTTCTTGCTTCCAGCCATTCTTTAGGAATTTCAAAATTTCTGTAGTCTATACACTTAGCTACATATTCTTTCTCCAATCTTTGAGCATCTTCTATTAATGCTCCCCAATCTTCTTTAGGAATATCTTCTAAATCTAAAATGTGATACCAAGTGTATTTATGTGCTTCATTGGTATTTTTAATTTCTCCTTTATGGTCTTTCATCCATAATACAACAGGGGTGTCATCAAATTTAAATATATAAGAAGAGTAAGCATGTTTCTCTTTTAAATAATCCACAAGTTTTCCAGTGGGTAACCTATCTACTAAAATATTAGTATTTAAGTTACTTATTCTTCCATACACGCTTTTAGTAGAAAACTTACTACCATATTTTATAGTTGCTATACAATCATACCTATCTGTAATACTGCTGCAACAATCTGATAAATGCTTTAAATACTTACTATTATATCCTTCCACTGTAACATTTAAGAAAGGTATATCAGATTTTACATCACTCACATCAATATCTTGACCATTTAGACTAATATACTTATATCTGCTATCAATAGTAGGCTTTGCTTCTATGAATGATTTGAATTGCTTTTTATTCTTATTATATTCTGTAATACACCAATCTTGAATCTTTTGAATACGGTCTTTTAACAATATTTTAGTTTCTGTAGGATATTCTAATGATTCTCTACTTAATACAGGTATAACTCCATCTGTTAATGAAATATTAATTGCAAAGGGTAGATATATATCATCAATTTCAAGTGCATTAAAATCCAATGGATAATATACACCACCAAAATTTATATGAAGCTTTTTATCTGAACATATAGAAGAATAAGAAAATAATTCATTTTGATAAATTTTATATGTATTATCAAATTTACTATATTCATCATCAATAAAAACATTTGCAAAATATACCAATTGAGTCCTCATCTTCCTTGAAAACTCACTCCTATCTTCCCAATTTACATCTAATATCATTTTAACTCCATTGGGTTCTGTGGTAGGGATTTCATATAGACACTCTATAATATTTTCAGGTTCTGCTTTACGCATGATATAAAGACCTTCTACACCATCTTTCCTACAACGAAATTGAAAGAATGGTTGATATGACGTACCAGATTTGAATCCAATGCCTTTGCATCCTAGCAATTCATCTGAAGTTTCCTTAGTTGATTTTAGATATTGAGATATTACATTATCAACTTCCCATTTACTTAAACCAAGTCCTGTATCTTCCACTGTAAACTGCCATTGATTATTATTTTGTTTCAAACATACTAAAACAGGGCTACCATTTTTAGATTCAACGGAACTATCCACTCCATTTGAAGTCCATTCTCTAATAATAGAACCCGGCTTATCAGAATAAATGTTAGAACTAAGAAAACGCATAAGCTTTGTTGTATCATTAGCACTTATTCCCATCTTTGTAACCTGTCCTACATCACCATCTGTCTTATATTGTGTTATGTGTTGCTCTTTTGTTATCATAATTTACATTTCAAATTCTTCTAATAAAATTACTTCTTCTAATCTTTTTTCACTGGGTATATTAAACACACTATTACAACTCATACATATAGATTCATAAGAATCTCCTTGAGTTAAATTTGTACTATTACAACAAGGACATTCATTTATATCTAAACAATCTTGAATATATTCATCATCATCATTAGTAAATGTAAATTGTTCACAATAATGCCAAGAGTTATATTCTTTTTTAGAAGGAACATCAGATTGAAAATACCAATCATCTATATCATAATTTGATTTGCTCCATTTTTTATATTGAACATATTCATTCTCGGCTTTATGTTCCCATCTTTTATGAGATAGACTTTCTACTAATTCAAATGCATAATTAACAGCATTTTCAAATTCAGGAACTATTATTACTTCTTCAGCATAATGTTCATTTATATAGCCTATACTGTAATTAAAAGCACAACAATCTGCTCCTCTTTTAGATAGTTCTCCAACCTTTTTGTTCAAAATGAGTCGTTAATTCATTCCCGTAAATTAATACAGCTCATAATTTCTTATGAGAACAGACTATATCATCTTCCTAATATTTAGGAAGCTTTCTATTTTGAATCACTTGATTCTACTCCGCACAACCAGATAGTCGTTGAACCTTCATCCTTTCACTAGGATGCTTGGCTGCTGATTGCCCAATCCTTGTTTCTTTTACTATACTATAGTCATTGCTGCTACAGAGAGTGTACAAGGCTCTAAGGGGTTTCCAGTCAATTAAGAAAGTACAAAATAAATATTGCTATTTATTTGGACATTTGACAAAAATACCTTATATTGTGTATATAAAATATAAATTATGGTTAATAAATTAAATAATTCTGATATTCCTACTCTTATTGAAATGTACAATAAAAAAGAAAAAACTGCTACAATTGCTAAGTATTTTAATGTAACAGGTGCTACAATACATAACTATTTAAAAAATAATGTCAATAACTTTGAACCAACTTTTTCAAGAAGAAAATATTCAATAAATGATAATTACTTTGAAAAAATAGATACAGAAGATAAAGCTTATTTTTTAGGTCTTTTGTATGCAGATGGAAATGTTTATCTTAAAACAAATAGAATAAAATTATCTTTAGTTGAAAAAGATAAAGATATACTAGAAAAATTTAAAAAATTAATAGAAAGTAATAACCCTATTACATATTATAATAGAACTAATAAAAATGAAAATTGGCAAAATGTTTATGAATTTGCATTTACATCTAAAAAAGTAACTAATGATTTAATTAAATTAGGTTGTATTCCTAGAAAAACATATTTTCTTAAATTTCCAACAGAAGAACAAGTTCCAAGCCATCTTATTCATCATTTCATTCGTGGATATTTTGATGGAGATGGATGTGTTCTAATTACTAAGAAATATAAAAATTTAAATATCAGATTTGATGGAACTATTGAGTTCCTTAGTTCTTTACAACAATATATCTCTACAAAATTAAATTTACCAATAAATAAACTTGGTAAAAGACATAAAGATAGAGTAGATAATATTTATAATCTCTCTTATGGAGGAAATATTCTTTGTAAAAAACTATTTAATTTATTTTATAATAACGCTAATTTATATTTAGATAGAAAATATAAAATATTTAAGTCAATTTATCTGTAAACATACAACATTGATAAGCATATCCATATTTTTTATTAATGTGTTTTGTTGCTTTTTTAAAATTTTCTGAAACTGTGATTACACCATTTGTTGATTCACTAATATCTCTTTTATATGAATTTCTATCTCCTTGTATAAGGAAAGAACAATCTTTAAAAAATTGTATATCAGCATTTTTAGAACCTATTGCTCCCACTTCTTCTGATTTAGCAAAAAAACATTTAATATTATCAAATTTCTGTAGAGCTAAAAGATTTAACATACAACCTAATTTATCATCTGCTCCTAATCCACATTGTATCATAGCTGTATTATCCATTCCAAATATATAATCCTTATTCCAAATAATACTAAAATCTTTAATTTCATCTTGATTTATATCAACATGGGCTACAAAACATGGATATATTTCAGCTTCTCCCTTAGTTACATATAAATTACCAAACTTATCCTTCTCAAATGATACACTTTTTATATTGTCAAATATCCAACTCTGAAGAAAGTTTATCATAACATCTTCTTCTTTTGTTTGAGAATGACTTCTAATTTCTAATAGTTTGTGTAATAACCTGTATTGTTCTTTATCAAATTTATACATGTTCTAATAATTTATAAGTGCTTGTTTCTTCATCGTATTCTAATTCTTTTTCTTTTATCCAATCATCTTCTTCTTCTACGTAAATAAAATTATCATCCCCCCTAATAAAATATACATCATGATATTCTGATTTTAATAAATTACTGTCATCTTGATAAGCATAATCACCATCATATAACTCTATTGCATTATCACAATGACAATGTATTCCATTATATAAACAAATTACATCATTTTCATGACATATTCCATCATGATAAGTATCTTCACTATCATTTCGCAATATAATATCTCCATTATAATCTGTCACCCAACATCTTTCACAAACATATTCTTCTTGTCTTCTACCCCTTGTTATTCTATTAAAATCATCATCGGAATCATGGTTTGAATCACAACAATCACAATAATAAGAATCTTCTTCATTATTTACTAATGAACCATCCGTTTCCTGTAAATTTTCTTCTCCTCTATTAGATATGTAATGTCCATCTAAACAACAAAGTGTATCAGCATAAGGATAATAATCTAAATCATGTTGTCCATACTGTAGTTTTATAGTTATATCTCTTGAAATAAAGGGTTTAATTATATTTTTATTAGAAATGTTTATATATCCAAGCTTTTCTAAACAATTCTGCATTGACATGTTAATTTCATTATTAACAGCATATATTCTATCATAATAAGTAGTTTCACTATCAGGATGCCATAATATACAACGAGATTTCACTCTTTCTGAATCTGTAAGAATAACAGCTAAACTAACTTGTTTTTCATTTAAAGAATATATATCTAAATAATCTTGACAACTTTCATAACGCATACAACTAGCAAAAATATCAGAATTATTTCCATCTGATTGTTTACCATAATTTGAATAATTATCTTCTAAGTAATATTTCTTAATATCATCTCCTTTAACTATACAAACAATAGATGTGTCTATACACTCATAACACTGTTTATTTTGGAAAGTATATAATTGTACAAAACGTTCTAACATCTTATCAGGAATAAGTGGAATAAGTTTTTTAATTACTTTACCTGCTGTAGACATTATTCTTTTATCTGGATTCCAGCAATCTGAATAATTTAAAGTTTCTATCTTTTTTTTATCAAGAAAACTTATCATATTATGATTATCTCTTGCTATACCAAAATAATTTCTATAATCTTTATGTTCTTCATCTAAATTTAACTCAAATATTTTTAAAAATTCTTCTTTAAATTCTTCTTTTTCTGAATCTAATACAGAACATATTCTATGTCTTAATTCATCTGAAATTGTAATATATATCATTCGAATAGTTTTCCTTGTTTTTTATTTTGAAAATTTAATTGTTCTCCATCCATAAGCATAATTTCATCCTTAACTATAGATAAATGCACCAATGCACTAAATACTTGTTCATATAAAAGAGAAGACGGGATAGCTTTCCCGTCTAAGTCTTCTTCAAGTTCTTTCTTATATGCTTTTAATGCTGGTTCTGCTTTCTTTATTAATATTCTTAAACTTTGTTCTACTTCTTTTTTTAATTTCATATTAAATCTTTTATATCAAATCCATCTGTAAAATATTCTACACCGCTATATTTACCAGAAGCTGTAATAATAAAATCACCATCTTTATAAAACCTTATGATATTATATACTATCTGGTCTTCTGGTTCAAGAAATAGATTTTTATTTTCTTTATACCATTCTTCATCAAGGAATGCCCAATCAAAATCTCCTTCTATAAAGTCTTGTAATTCTTCTTCTACATCAAAAAATTCTACACCAAAGTTTGCAAAATATTCTAGAGAAAAGAAATCATCTTTAATATTATCTATTGTTTCTTTACATCTAAGAAGAAAATCTTTATTAACATAGAATATACAAACATCTATATTTAAAAATTCATCATTATTAAATGCTTTTGCTATTACTATTCCTGTGTTTTCTTTACTAAATTTCATTTATTTTTAAATTTTTAACAATTATTTCATTCTCAAATGCATATGGAATTATACTCGTTATCTTCCATATTTTCATCAAACTCTTTTTTAAGTTTTAAGTATTGTTCATATCTCTCTTTCTTACTTTCTTCTCTTTTATTTTTCCAGAATAGTTCTCTTTCTTCTATTTCTTCTGGAGTTTCTTCTATATCTCTATATACTGCTATAAAAGTATTTTCATTATCATCAAATCTATTAGGATGCTCTACTACAATATAATCAGTTGATAGTAAATCTACTTCAAATTTAGACACTCGAATTTTATCATAATGTCCATCTAACTCTTTTTCAAAAATGCACTTGTTAATAATCATATTTATTCTTTCTTTTAAACCAACTCATGATTCGTATTTAGTTTGTATTATTCTTGAATCTTGTATAATTCTATCTTTTGGGCTTGCACAAGCTTTTAAAAGAACATGAGAGTCTTCATTATGCATATGTAATCCTATCCACCACATTTTTCCTTGAAATTCTCTAAGTCTTATCCATTTGTACATGTAATAATGTTTTCTACCTCTACCTTGTTCATTTACTCCTTTAAAGTGATAAATTTGTAGTAGGTCATATTCTTTTATTTCTCTTCCTTTTCCATCAAAATAAGGTGCTTCTATTTCCATTAAAAATAAAAATCTGCTGGAATCTCTTTGGGTTCCATTGTTATTGAATCATTTTCATACCACCACTTCAAATCAAAACCATTATTATCTTTTACGATTTTAGCTACATTCCGAAATGTGTTCTCACTATCCCAATCAGTTTGATTATATGCTGCACTAGCTGGATGGTCAAGCTTAAAACATCTTTGAAATGGATATAACCACTTTTCAACTTTATGTGTGTTTTTTCCCAAGAGTATAACTGGAACTCCTGTAACACCTATAATATCCTTTATAAATGCTTCTGTGAATGGTTCCCACAATTTGTTATGACTTTCAGCTTTCATATGTTCTACAGTAAGCCCAAAGTTATACATTAATACTCCTTCTTTACCTAAATAGGATAAATCACATTTACGTTCTATAATTTGTTCAGGAAACTCTTTCTGTATACTATCATACCACTTCTCTAATGAAGGTTGTTCTTTATTAGTATTTGAGCAAGAGAGAGCTATACCATCAGCAATTATCACTTTTTCCTTTGTTATAGAGTGGTAAGGACATAAACCCACGACCAAAACCTTTAGATTATTATAATCACATTCTTTGAAAGCTCTGAATGTTTGTGTACTATCAGGAAATATCTTCTTTCCACGTTTGCTTAATAGTTGTAATTCTGCTAATATTGGTTCTAAGTGTTGAACCACTCCTTTTTGTTGGAGTGGTTCAAACCAAGAACTTAAATTTTCTTCTAAATTTTTAATCATAATCTTCTATTTCTGGTTCATATACTTCTGCTCTATAATCAACTTTAAAAAAGAAATCATCAATCATATTAATATGAGTTTCAAATCCTTCATCTGATTTATCCCAATCTCCACATAATGCCATTTCTGCATCTATACGAAGAGTATTAAGTATTTCACAAGATTCTTTTAAATGTTGTTCTGTTTGATGTAATTTTTCTACTATATTCATCTATGAATAAATTAAATGATTTTCAAAACTATCTTCCATCATTTCAAAATTAATATCTTCTATACTTTGCCTAATAAACCTATCTTCAAATTCAGAAGTGATAAAATCAGTAATATCCCTATGATGTTTAAAATAATCAGTAGGATGTGCTCTTTTAGCAACATGTGTTAGGTGATTGTAAAATTCCCATGCTGTATTATTATTACCACCATAATCATAGGTTGGCTTATTAATCTCTGCTTTCAAATCAGACATTTGACGAGGATTAAGAATATCTTGTGTAATGAACATTCTTCCACAAAGTTCAGCCATTTCAATATGAGAAACATCAACCTTCTTCAAATTCTCACGAAGGTCTACTAATTCCTTAAATTCATCTACTGCTTTTTCCATTTCCTTATCAAATGTTAAGAATGCTTCAACATCAACATCTCCCATATGCTTACGCTTATAGTTAAACTTATCTCCTGCTATCATACCATTATCACAAACGAATACAGAAGCACCCATCGCATACTTGAATGATGTCTTCTTATTATAACTATTGATAAATGCTACCATAAGCCCCATTTCACTATCACCATGATTTAATGTAAAGCTACCAGTAGCAATATTACCACCTTCTGCTGATTTATAAACCTCATTCCTTACATGATAACCAAACTTACTAAATGTATTCTTCATGTTCTTTATTGCTTCATCATGTGAAACAACCGTATACCTTCCACCTTCAAAATTTGGAAGTGTTACTGCGCTTAAAAATCCTTGTTCTACAAATTGTGTTTTACGTGCCATAATTTTAATTTATTGTAATTGTTTTTTCTTCTATTTTTTGTTCTATAATTTCTGCTATTTCTTCAAAAGATACCCCTTCATCATTTTTATTAGCTAAATCCATCCATTCAACATTTCCTATTAGTTCATCAAATAAGCTGTAATTATATCTTTTACCATCTAATAACATATAATCATCAGGGTCAGACTGGGAGGCAAAAGAGCAATATGGTTCAAATCCATTAATTTTAGCCCATACACCTAAACAGCAAAATCCTTTATTATCTGTAAGAGTTCCTTGACATTGTTGATAATCTCCACTGCGTAGAGCTTGTATCCATTCTTTTTTATTTACTGATACTTTCATAAATTAAATTGTGAAATTTTCTTGTATTTCTTTTTTAATATCTACTAATTGATTTATTAAATCTTCTAAATCTTCTAAATCATCTAATCTAATGATAAATTTATTAAAATCTAATAATATAGATTTATTTATTAAATCTCCATCTTTATCATACTCATTTACTGAAAATAATATTTCTTTCATTTTACCACTTTAAATAATACTTTTTCTATTTTGTATCCTTGATTAATAAACTCCTTTAAACTATTCTGATTACAATGTGCATAAACTTCTTTATGTGTATCTCCAATAAGAAAGTTCCTATAATTACAAAGAAGTTTATATATACCATGTCCTCTATGTTCTTCTTTAACATAATCATGACATAAGTATATAACATGTTCATGTTCTACCCATCCTGCTATACCAACTAATACACTATCTGTATTAAAACATCCTATATAGTTAGCATAAGCATCAATTAAATCTGGCTTTATAAGAAGAAACTCTTCTTTAACTTTATTAAGATATATTCTTTCTAAATTCATATTTCATTTTTTAACCAAACCACTATATCTCCTCTAAAATCTGAACTAATTCCCATTTTTGCACTACAAACTAAACATTTTTTATAAATGTAAGTTTTCTTACTCTTTTCAAGAACTTTATAATAAAACTCTTCAGAATATTTTTTATCACAATTAGGACATTTAAAATCTGTCTCTGCTAAAGATAATATTCCATTAGGTATAAGTATTGAATGTCCCATAACTACCAAGGTAAATCATCAATTAAATCACTAATTACTTTCATACTATTTTCAATATCTTCTTTATGTTTTGGATTCTTTTCAGCATAACATTGTTTTGCTTGTAGAACATAATTAACATTTTGTATACATATTTCTCTTCCAAGAAATTTCACCTTACTATGTTGAAGTTCTTCTTGACTAACTTTAAAACAGCAAGTATTAACACCCTTAATTTTAACACTTGTTCTTTGAATTGGTTCTCCATTCATATCTGTTACTGTATCAGATTCTACTGTAGTATCACCATTTTCAGTAAACATTTTCCAAAAACCACTTTCTCTACCCCTACAATAATCCAAACTATCTCCTTTTATAAAGAACAAATCAATATCTTTTACAGGTCTATCTATAAGATTAATAGCATTTAAAGCTATACTACCACCAAATATTGCATGGGGCATATGTTTAATAATTAAATCAATTGCTCCCAATATTTCGGAAGATACATTTCCTTCTTTTTCTAAATTATTCATTTTATATTATTTATGATTTCTTCCCACTCTTCTTTTTTAATATATCCTGTTTCACCCGCATAATATTTTGATTCTTGTAACTTTTGAATTTTATTTACATGATGTTTAGTAAATTCTATCATTAATGTTTTTACTATTTTAGAATCTATTGCTTTTAATTTTTCATAATTAAAACCATAAGAAATAGAATTTTCTTTATTTATTAATTGTTTTGCTGTCATAATAATTCTATTTGTGGTGCATTTAAAATACTATCTCTATTTATTGTAAAATCTACAGGAATATAGTCTTCATATCCTATATCTTCAAAAAAATGATTACGATATTCTGTACTTTTAACTTTATCATCGTCCACAGGGTCTAAATAATCTTTTCTAATTTTTACATTTTCAACTACATTAAGTCTATCTAACTTAATCATTTCTTTTGCATATTCTTTCATTGCTTGTTCTACAACTCCTTTTCTCCAAATAATATGATTGTATTCATCTATTTCAAGATGATTTTTTAATATTTTATCTGCTGTCATAATTTTTCATTATTAAACCATTTTCCCCAATATTCTTTTTCGTGAGGATTTTCTTTTAAAAAGAAAATAATCATTTCATCTATAAACTCTTGATAAGAATATAAATCATTTTTTAAATGTTCTAATATTTCTTCTTCTGTCATAATTTTACTATTTTACTTGATACTTGTTCATATTTTCTTTTTCCAACCTTCTTTAATTTAGTTTCTACAATAACATTAAGATTTCCATATTCATGTCTATTATTAATTGCTTCTTGTAATGTATCACACACTTCAAAACAATAAGCATCATCTGGACGGTCTATATATCTACTATCATATATTTCGTATACTGTCATAAATTTGTATTGATAAAATTCTTTAAAATCTTAATTTCATTTTGTAATGCTTCATATCTCCTACCACTTGTCCATTGACTGCTGCAATCTTTTTCAAGTTGTTTAATTTGCCATTCTAATATAGGTTTTGCATATAGTTTAGGTAACCATCGCCTTTTATCAAACATAGGTAATGTTCTATATTCAATAACATGATGAACATGTGGAAAGTTTTTAAAATCAATCATTTCAATATCCATATCAGAAATACATTGTTCAATTATAGACTCACTTCCAAAATCTCCTTGAGTAATCCATTCTTCTTTTAATTCTGGTAATTTACCATTAAAGTGATTTTTAATAATTGTATTAGCTTCTTCTGCAACTTCCCATAATTGTTTAAACTTCTCTAATGATATTTCTTTCCTAAATTGAGAATATCCTGAATAAAGATTATATGAAGCATTATATTTTCCACCTTCACTTGTTAAAGCTCTTGAATAAATATTTCTATTATATGCAATTTGCTTCATGGATTTTTTATAGTGATTATCTGCATGAGAACAAGAAACCGTATGTTCTAATACATAAATTTCACCATCTTCTATAAAGAATTTTTCATAATATACAGCATTCATATATGCAGCAGCATGATACCTATCAAATGTATGACTACCAAAGCATTTACCTTGAAATTCTTTAATCAATCCATCTAATTCTTGAATCCTATAATTATTCTTTTCTTGTTGTTTAGCATCTGCTAAAGCTTTTTCGGCTTGTTGTACTGCTGTCATAATTTAATTTTTAATTCTTGAAGAAAGTTGATAAATATATCTACACTTATATCATTTATTTCTAAATGGTGTGTTTCAGATAAAGGATATTCTCCAAAGAATTTTATTCTAAGTCTTGTCTTTTCTTCAATTCTAATTCTTTCTAGTTGGTCTTTATAATAATTATACTCTTCCATTTAATTTAATTTTTAATAAGTAATCCAATGCTTCTAATCCATATCCTTCAACAAAATCAGCAGGGTCTTCTATATCTTCATTCTTATAATGATGATTATCAATATTAAACCAATCCCAACCTGTACTTTTTGTTATTTCAATAGAAGTAGCTTTACCTTGTGGGTCTGTACCAAACCCCATTATGTTATGTTCTGTAATAGCATTAATTCTCTCAACATTATTACTAAGTTCTGGAATTAACATTATTTTTGCATTCTCACTTTGAGTTGATATACTGTGATAATTCAAATAACGAGCTACTAATTCATCCTTTTGACTCTTCCAAGTAAACATGTAAGAGAGTTTTTCAGGTATGTTCTTATATCTATAATAGTTCCATAAATAAGAATTCTCCATACCACTTCTCCATTTATCTCCCTTGCCTACATTTGGACCAATTCTCATTATCTTTGCTCTTTGTATATCTTCTGCCCAATAACCAAATGTTAATTCTCCTTCAGTTTTGGGTTGAACCTTCTTATTTATAGCCCATTTATCTACTCTGAATAGATTATTTTCTCTAAGGAAAGTTTCAGGTAAATAATATTTATCCCAATAAGCTGCATGTGCTTTATCGAATGGTATATCATCGAATTCAATATATGGAATATCTTTTTCAATTGGTGTAGATTTAATATTTTGAATAATAGGTTTATATTCTTTAATTTTCGTTGCTAATCCTAAATCTTGAATGATTTTACTCATTGCTTCAGAAAATGTTAATCCATATCTTTTTTGTACAAATGCTATTGCATTACCAGTCCAGTTATCCCCTCCGTAGTCAATTCCAATCCAACTCCCATTTACACTCTGTTTAACTCTAAAGCTTGGAGCATTTTTTTCAGTTCTGAATGGGGAAAAAATATTCTTTCTTTGAATTTGTCCTAATTCATATTCAAAAATATTTCTTCCACCATCAGTCATTTCTAATATCTTCTTCGGAGTAAAGTTTGTTGTTCTGCTCATATCTTTCGTATTCTAATGATTGTAATGCTACTTCTTCTGCTAATGCACTACATCTTTCATAATCTTCTAATAAATGTTCTACTCCTTCAAAGCTAATATCGCTTAATAATTGATTATCAAACCATATTTGCATAGTATCTTCTTTTGTAGAGTAAGTAATATGTTCGAGAAACTTTTCTTCTTTTGTCATTTCTTTAAATTATTTAAATGTTCTTTATCCTGTAGAGTGCCCGCAAAGTTTGTTGTTAACTAAATGTAATTTTTCTAATTTATTCATAGTTTAACATATTTATCATACTTACCTGAATAAGAATTAATATATAGTCTCCATTTACCTACAAACATTTTCTTAAATAGTTTAGTACCGAGTTTTACAATTTCTTCTTCTGTCCAAAAACCATTTGTTTTATCACCTATTTTACATCTTAACCATCTATCTCTATCATAATGTTTATCATGTTCTAAGTCTCTTTCATCAACAGGTCGAACTAATTCTAAATTTAGAAAATCTCCATATTTAGGTTCAGTACCAGATGTAAAAGCTCCACTTACTGAAACTTTTCCAATTTGTTCTGGAGTTTCACAAAAAGATAAACTATAAGATTTTATTCTTCCATAGTAATGAATTGCTCCTATTGAACCTAACCAAGAAGTTATATATAATTCTACATTTCTATATCCATCTTTATCATATGAAGGATAACATATAACATCTTTTTCATACTTATTTTTTAAAACTATATCCTTTCCAAAATCATATGGTATAGGAAATTCCCAATGATTATTATAGTCTCTAAAGTGGTCTTCTATTTTAAATTTCTTTGGCATATTTATTTTTTAATTGAATATATCACTTCTTCATCTTTTGATGTTCCTTTATGGTCTAATAATATTTTATTATCATCCCATCTTCCTAAATCTTGATATTTTGTTACATTTTCAGGAATTGTAATATATAAAACTTCAGCTTCATCATCCATATAATCTATACAAGTTTCAACAAAATTAGAGTGACATGGACGAGCAAATAAAAATAAAGCTTTCTTTCCTAATCCTTTAATTAACTTTTCAGAATTTTCTACTGTCTCAGGCCACCATTGAATACCTTTACTTATAAATTTAAATGTATTAACATGAAATAAAGGATATGGTTCTATACACATTATTTTAGCTCCTATAGCATTCATTTCTAATGCAAATTCACCTGTACCAGCACCAACATCCACTATAAATCTATCTCCTGCATAATCCTTAATCCATTGTTTTAATTCCATATTAGGAATAAAAAATCTAATTCCCATTATAACTATTTATAAAATTATCAAAATCAATATTATTTATAGAACACCAAAACATAATTGTGTCTTTTTGCTCTTTATTAGGTTTTTTAGCTTCTCCATAAACTTTACTATTCTTACCAGTCCATGTTAGTATTCTAATCCAATTAAGTTTTTCTAATGCTACATATGGATAAGCACTTAATATACTTCCACATATCTTTTCTATTTCATCATTAGCTTTAAAAAAGTCTCCTTTATTCTTCCATGTAAAATATTCAGAAGCCCATACGTTATGATTCATATAACTACATTCATATAAATCACCATCTGGATTTATCCAAGCATTATCTACTCCTTTATATTCTTTAGTCTTCAGTGGTTTCATATGTTATTAAATCTGGATTAAACATTTCAAATACTAATTTACCATTTTTATATCCTTGATATGCTATTTTTTGTTTATAACCTTTAATACATCCAATATCAAATTCTTGTTCACTATCTACCCAATTAGATTGTATTTCATCTACATGATTAATGCAAGGAGAATTAGGTACTACTAAAAAATATACATCTTGATTTGTTTGTATGCTTTTAATTTTCATTATTAGTATTTTCAAGTTCTGTAATTACATTCTCTAAATCTTCAACTTCAACTTCTAATTCACTAATTCTACTCTTTAACTTTTCATTTTCATCTTCTAAATCTGTATATTGGTCTTTAAAATTATTAAAGAACTCTATTGCACTATCAAATGCTCTTTCTGTACTTCTATCCATGATATGTTTATAATAATGATTTGAATCTATTTCCTTTTTCAATTAAATATTTAAGTGCTTCAATATGTTCACTTTGAATTTTTATAGTTTCTTGAAGCTCTTTAATTAATAAATTCTTTACTTCTATTAATTGACTATTAATATCTAAAAGCTCTAATATTTGAGATTGTTCTTTTGTTAATATTCCCATTTTTCTGGATTTAATTCTTTTACATTTTTAAAATCAGATTCTTCAAACTTTTTCAATCTTCCTAAATAATAATGTCCTTTAAGTCCACTATATTCATTCTCAAGATTCTTTTTATACTTAGTCCATGTAGGAAGAGTATATTTAGAGAATGTTCCTGTATTAATCTCTGCAAGCATTTTAACAGGAAGGAATTCTTTCCACACCTTCTGATGCAATTCTTCATCTGCATATAATAAACATACTAAATGATACTCTCCTGTATCTGGAATATCCTTCTTTAATCTACCTATATCTCCTTGTAATAGTTTGTCCCAATTAAGAAATATATTAGCTTGAGGGTCTTTCATGTTCCTATTCAGGAGCATTTTTCTTAAATGTAGCACTTCTTCTTCTCCCTTACGTGCTATATGATATTCTTTATCTCCTATTATTTCTTTATTGGTTGGTTTTCCATCAACCCATACAACATTTTCGAATTGTTTAAAGCTATCCCATAAATCGTCTTCTGTATTAGCAGGTTGTGTATCTCCTACACAATTGATATACTTTTTTATACCAGATTTATATTCAATATTCTCATCAGAAATGTATATAGTATACTTATAAATTTCATCTGATAAATCTTGAAGATATATATCTATCCTAGCATGGTTTACACCATTTCTTTCCCAAGTGTAAGGTTTAAAATCTTCTGGATATTCTCCTGTAAGTTGTTCTATTTCTTCTTCGTCAATATTTATTCCAACAATCTTCATTTTTTGGAATCCTGTTTTCAAATGACTATAATCGTTCATCTTTACGTTTTTTCATTTGTTCATTTAATAATTCTCTTAGTAAATTAGTGTTGATTTCTTCTAAATAAAAACTCGGAAAACTTTCTGGAATTCCATATTCATCAAAACAATACGCTCTACCATTTTCATCTAAGAAACAAAGTTCATCTTTAATTTCTCCTTTAACAATCTTAATTCTTAATTCTAACAAAGAAGTGGAACAATACTCACCATATAATTCCCTATCAGGAAATGTATATATCTTTTGAGTTTTAACTTTATAATCACTCATATTTCTTTTTTAAGTTTTCTAACAAGGTTCTTTCTCGTTTCTCTTGAGCTTCTTTTCTATTTTTAGCTGCTAATTTAGCACTTTCACTCCTTTTCTTATCTAAATCCAATCTTTTTTGAAGCTCTTCATCTGTTTCCCATCTGTAAACAGTAATTTCTAAATCTTTATCACCATCATAACCATATTTAATACCCATTTCTATTTTTGCATATTCTTCGAATGGTGTACAATATACTGATTTTTGTATTATATCACATGCTTCTTTAAGTCTATCTTTTATTCCTAATATATTTTTAGCTACTTCTTCAATATCTCCATAGAGTAAATTAAAATCTAAATAGATATATGGAACATCTCTTATTTGTACTAATTGTTTATTTATATTTTTGTCCATACCAAATTAAGAATTGATTAATTGCATGTACTAACTTTTCTTTATTATTATCTGTATCTTCAAAAGCTTCCCACATAGCTAAGTGTACATCATTAGTTTCAGTTCCTAATATAAAATTTTCAATAGATTTAATTTGAATAAACCTATTTATTTTTAAATAAACTTCCATAATCCAATTCCAGTCTGAATGAAATTTTAAATCTTCTAATAATATCATATATCTTAAAATTACTTCTCCACTTTCAAAATGATTTATTTTACTAGTTAATTCTTTAGAAAAAGGAGTTTTAAATAAAGATGTGTCTATTTTATACATTAAATTTGAACTTTCAGGATATGCTCTAATATATTTCATATCCTTTAAAAATTCAGCACATCTTTTATTAAATTCTATTATTTCTTCTTTATTCATTTACTTAATCTTTAAATGAAAATTTCCATTATATAATATTTTTGCTTGTTTTGGTAATGGTTTATAACTATCTGATGTATATAATGTAGGATATTCAGAATTCATTAACCAAGTAGGTTCTACATCAATTCCAATTATATCTTTAACCCATTCTCTACAGGTTTCTATACTATCTGCTGCTGTAACTATAACAAAATGAGATTTATAATCAGGAAAAGAACCTTCTCCTTTATATTCACTTACATATATTTTGTTCATACTTCTATTTCTGCTTTTTGCATTATTAAGAATAATTCATTCGATTTCTTAACTATATAATCTTCTATATCAGTAAGATTACTATAACAATATGTACCATCATCTTTAAAAAGCATCATATCAGCTTCAAGATTTTGTAATAAATTTGTATATGATTCTTTTAGTAACAATAAATTTTTAAGTTTCTCTGTCATATTTCTTTTTTAGGTAAATTATTAAATAATAAAGTTAGTATACTGGACATAAACATACCAATACCTAACATATTAACTTCCAATGAATTTTTAATAAAAATCATTAGTATTGCAGAAAGAATTAATATAGAAATATTTACTACATTAGTTATATCTTTACTTGTCATAATTTACTTCTATTTTTGAATTAATTATTTTTCTTAATACTATACATCTTTGTTCTTGTCTTTCAACAGCAAGTTGCCACATTATTATTTCCTTCTTTAATTCTAATATCTTGCTTTCATATCCTGCATTAGAAGTTCTTTGCATACTTAAAGAATCTTCATATGCTTCTTTACTTATCATTCTTTCAGCTTGCCATTTAGCACCTTCAATAAATGAAGAGCTAAAACCATAGAAATTACCAACTTTTGAAGTAAATTCCTTATTTAGTTCTTTATTAGCATAATTTCCAGCAGCTTCTTCAAGTTCTTTGTTTATCATAATTTATTTTATAATTTTACATCCATCTTTATTAGTTATACCAAAACCATTCCATAATTGATAATAGAATAAACCATTCTCTTCTTTTATGAATGGGAATATATCACTACTATATTTAGATTTATCTAATTTCATCATATTAGTATACCAAAATATTTGTATCATAATTTATTTTTAAAATAATTATATACTTCTGGTATATGTTTTTTATAATAAGATTGATTTTCCATACACCATTTTTTAACTTCTTCTGATGTTTTAAATGGTTTAATATGTGATTTTCCTGATTGAATCATATTAAATAACCATTCAAGTTCATCTATAAAATCTTTAACGAGCCATCCTTCCCAAATGTGTTTATTTAGATTCATTTATTTTTACTTCTCCAAAGTTTTATTGCTTCTTTTATAGTATAAAAAAAGAATTTTTCTGAATTTATATTTATGCATCCATTTCTATATTTATAAGCATAAATATCTTTTCTTATTTTAGTTTTACTAATTGGTTCTTCAAATAAAATCATAATTAAAAAACCCCCTGTATTTCTACAGAGGGCTTTATTTTGAGGTTAATTAATCTTCATCCTTTACACTATCCCAATCAACAGGATAGTCATCGGGAGCATCTTCATCTTCTTCCTTCTTCACTTCAACTGGTTTTGTTATATACCATTCAAAGTATTCTTGGAAAGCTTTATCCAATGCTACAATTTTCTCATTATCTTCTGCTGAAATAGGTTCTCCAAGCTTATAAACTGGTACACTAAATTTCATTGCATCATTACTTCTTATAGTAGACTTATTGATTTCAATCCAATTGTCATAGAGTTTATCACTATATACTTGTGTGAAACCAAACCATCCGGCAATACGGTCTTCAAAATCCTTGCTCTTCAAATCTACACCACCTGAAAGTTGACTTCCCTTCAATTGAAGGTTCCAAATTTCAAATTCTCCTTCATTATCCACTACAATATAAACAGATTGATGCCTTTTAACAGAGAGAGATTTAAGTTTATCCTTCACCTTTGAAGAATCTCCAGCTTTAAATTCATATAGTTTACCATCCTTATTACGTATAGTAACTACCATATTCTTATCACCTTCTGAAAAACGCCTGTTCCTAACTTCATTACTCCATGCACCCTGTTTAGTAGTTTCATTATACCCTTTAAAATTAAAGGTGTCAGGTTCAATCACTGCAAACCTAAATGGTAGCTTTACAGGAACGTTTTCTTCTGTCACTTTATCATAAAAAGTGAAATTACCACCAACTAATTTCTTAATTTCATCACCATCACTGTCTGTTGTAATCTTGTAAACGCTTTTCCATTGCAAATACTTTTTACATGGACTTTCTTTAATGTTACTGCTTGTTGTTTTACTCATTCTATTTTTGTTTAATTGTTAATACTTACTTAAATCTATTTCTTTAACTGTTTTATCTAAAGTTAATTTAGCTTCTTTAATTTCAAATTGTTCTATTATTTTATCTTTAATATCATCATATATTTCTAAAACTTCTCGTAAGCTATAAGAACTATCAGGAACTAAAACTATTTCTATTTTCATTTTACTTGATATTTAACTCCACGACAAATAAAATAGTTAATCGTCCTTGGGTCTACTAAACGATTTCTTGTATCATAATCTTTAGATGGGTCTTTTGCAATTTGCATATCTACAAAATGTAACCTACTATTAACATCAAGGCTACCAAAATGACGACCAACCATTAATCTTTCTTCTCCTTCTAATGCTCTTTTAACAGTGGCTTTGAATGCTTTTTCAACATCTTTAGGAGCAGTGTTATTATGAGTATTCATAATTTCCAAAAGTACATCTTTAGCATCTACCTTTTTGTTAAAATTAACTGTAATTGCCACTGCTGTACATGTCATAAATTTCTCAATAACTTCTGTTCTTGAAAGAGTTTCTGTTTTTTCAAATTCAGATGCAGAAGAAAGAAAACTTTCTGCATATCCTTTATTCACTTCAATTTCTTCACCATCATCATTTTTCAAAATAACTTGATTTCCATTAACTGTTTTTACGGTGTAAAATTGCGTTTCTGACGCTACATCACCAATTTTAATTGTTTTCATATTTACTTATTTGTTTAAAACTTTTTTATAAAATCCTGTACTTACATCTTTCTTTTCAATTACATTCTTAGTATATGTATTTAATGCTTCTGTACGAACTGTCATAGACATTTTCAATCCAGCACCTGTTCCATCATAACTTTGTGTATTACTTCTATCAATTTTCAGATTTTGAATAGATTCTTCAACATCTTGTGTTGTACCTACAAAAGTAATTGTAAAATTCTTACTATTAAGTTCTTCTATCAATTTTGACACATCATTAGCAGAATATACTATTGAGTGATTATTCTTACCATCAGTAATAATACTAACTATAATCTTTTCATTTTCAGGAATATCTTTTAAATCATTTAATGTCATTCCTACAGCATCATATAATGCTGTCATGTTATCTGTTACAATTTTCTTAAATTTTGGAGTTTTAGATAGGCGATATGTATAATTATCTACTACTGTATGAAATGTTCTTAACGTGTAAGTATAATTTACATCCTTAGTATTTAATACTTTTTCAATATCACTTTTAACCATTTCATTTGCAGCAAATATTTTACTATCACTATCACCCTTTGTAAATCCATCATCCATACTTCCACTTCTATCTACAATATTAACAATATGAATTGTAGGAATATCTTTTACTTTAGTCTTTTTATTAGATTTTTGTAAATAATCATCTACTTTTTGTAAATAATTATCTACTTTTTGTTTTGCATCTTCAAAAGGATATTCATTTTTTGTTTTAAAGTAATTCTTTAAAAATTCTACTGTTAATCCTTCTCTTTGAGCTAGTACTTCTTTTCTTTGTTTGTTTGCTTTTGTAAATTGATTTTTGTTTACCATATAATCGTTTTAATAATAATTTATTCTTTTCCCATTGTAACCAATAACTATTTAATTTATTTGGATTTTGCTTGTGTATCTTAATATTTATTTTATACCATCTAATTAAATTTAGTTTGGATGCCATAATCTAATCCATTTTCGTTCTGTAAAGTTACTGAAAATAGTGTAATAAAACAAAAATATTTCACCACTTTCTTCATTTTTTTCTATGCTTGGTCTTATAGCAATTTGAATAAATGCTATAATAGCTAAAGGTATTAAGAGATATGCTAACATTTGTATTCTTCTTTAATTATTTCTATAATTTCTTCTTTTTGAGCTTTAGTAAATAAAGGGTCTTTTAATTTTTTCCAAGTATTTAAAGGACTAAATCTGCTACCATTTGTATATATTACATAAGGTGTATTATTATACCATTGTATTTCTTTAATAATTCCACTATTAGTTCTATCTTCCAATTTAAAAATTTCTCCGTCACTAAGACGTTTAACACTACCTATAGTCCAACGTTCTTTACAAAATCCTTCTAACCAAGCATTTATATTACTTTTATCATTTAAAATTTCATAATTCTCTTTGTATGATTCTGTTGGTTCAAGAGTTAATATTTTCCATTCTTTCTCTTTATATTCTATCCATGTACCATCTTTAAAATTTGCATTTACTTGTTTAATAGGGTAAGTTGTAGAACCTCCTCCATCAAAGTTCCAAGATATAGTAACTAAATCATTAACTACCTTTTCTATACAATATTTACTATGATATTTTGTAGTAAACTTAGTACCTACAGGTACACATAATTCTTCTTTCTTCTTAGGTATATACCATTTATTTTGATACCATACTCCATTTGATATAGGATATATATTATCTGTTTCTTCAAATTCTATTCCATCTATTGTTATATTCATAATTCAAATTTTTCATTTTACTCTTTCTCTTTTAATTCTTAAAATTTCTTCCCTAATATGGTTCGTATTTGAATTCCAATTGGTATTCTTTAAACACCATATTAAATAATTATCTGGAGCATCTGTAACCTTTTGTCCTTCATACTTACCAAAATTGAAATATACATTCCATTCATCAGATTTCCAAGGACGAATATGTTTTATATCAACATCGCTTAAAAGTCTATCTTGACTATATACATTCCAATCTCCTAAACTATTCTTTTTGAATCTAATATCTTCAAGTTTTCCGAACCTATTATAATTACCAGCTAAATCTGTTATGATACATTTTTCTTTTAAAAGATGAATTCTTGTACCTCTTCCACCTCTTTGTGTAACATTAGATAAGGAAGCTGTAGGATTAGCATCTATAATGTGACTTATTTCAGGATAATCAAATCCAATTGCAAATATTGAAACATTAAAAACAGTTCTTATAAGTCCTGCTTTATATTGTGTTACAATACGTTGCCTTTCTTTATCAGGCATTCCACTATATACACATGCTGAATTAGGAACTCTTGCTGCTAATGCTTGTGCTTGAGCTATACTTTTAACAAATACTAATATAGCATTGGAATCACTATCTATAATACGATTGATAATTCTTTGTTCTATATTATTATTCTTATAAAATCTTTCTATACTATCATCTGTATATTCTGCTCCAGTACTATTAAAAACTAATCCACCTGTATCCCAATCGAATAGTTCATATTCCAACTTGCTCCAAAATCCCTGTTTAACAATATCTTCTACTTGCATAAGATAGATAATATCTTTAAACATAGGTCTTGTAGAACCACGTTTGGTTAACATCTCCACCTTTGTATATCTGTTTCCACTAAAATCTGTTCTTTGAGCAAGTTTATATGGAGTGGCTGTTAAACCAAGTATTTTTTTAATACCACTTTCCTTTATAAACTTTCTATATTGACCTACATCTCTTGATGCTGTATGTACTTCATCGAACAAGCAGTTTTTATAACCCATTCTTTTAAATTCAGAAGCATATTTAACAGCAGTTTGTATAGTAGCATATGTAGACTTTCCAAACTCTTTTTGTTTGAAGGAAGCAGAAAATATAGAAGCTTCACCACCAAAACCAATCATCTTTTCATAGTTTTGACCAAGAAGCTCCTTTGAAGTTGTTAAAATTATTGTATTCCCTTCTATTTGTTTTGGAATAAGCGCACAGAGCAAACTTTTTCCAAAGGCTGTCGGGCATACCATAAGACTTTCAAAGTTCTTTTTATCAAACTCTGAAAGTCCTATATTAACTGCTTCTTCTTGATATGGTCTTAATATCATTCATCCATTTTTAATGGTTTAAACTTTTCTTTTTTAATCACAATTCCTTCTTTCAACAAAGCTATACATTCTCTCTTACAATATTCGTTAAAAACAAATGCTTTATAAAAATTTTCACGCATATACCTTTTGAATGTATATTCAGCACTATCTCCTTCTTGTATTGGAATACGTAGTATTACTGGATGTATTTTAAATTCTTCTTTCAAATATTGTATACTTTTTGCATTTTTGTATATTTCATACATATGTTTAGCAAATCTTTTATTAAAATGGTCTTTCACACTACAATAAAGAAGAAATATTTCTACTTCTCCTATTAGTTCTCTGCCGAATGCTGCAACTCTACGACCATCTTCTAAATATCTCTTAAAATTTTTCATTCTTTTAAATATGCTGGTAAAATTAAATAATAACCATTTTCATAATGGTCTTTTGGTATAACATATTCTTTTAAATACATTTGTGCTTCACCTTCAGTATCAAAATTTGTTTCTTTAATACTAAATGTTTGAATTTCTTCTGTAGAAGATTCACCATTTCTAGCATAATAATCAGTTGAAGGAACATGTACTTCTTTATAATCAAAGTAACATATTATATACTTCTTTTTCATGCTTCCAAATCTAATAGGTTACCAATTGTTTTTAATGAACCTGCTAATTGTTTAGCTAAACTTATTAATGCTTCTCTTTCTAAAGATTCTAACCATATATCTTGAGTATGTTCTTGACAATCTTCAAAACAAGTTGGTGTTTTTTTATCTTCTCCATCAAACTTATCAAATATATAAATTCCGCTTAAATTTCTTCTCATTTTTTAATCTTTTGTTTTGTAAATTCTGCTAAGTCCAAAAGTACATTCTTTTTTCCTACTAAACTAAAATATGATACTAAAAATTCTGCAAAATCTGCATCTACATCAAATTCTTTATCTATAATAATACATTTATTGTATTTATCTTCAATAGACTTTTGACCAAATATTGATGCTTGTTTAATATCACATTCTATATGAATATCATAAATTCTTTCAATTTGGTCTTTTATAGATTCCTTTGTTTGATTGAATATTGTACATATTACTTCAGTTGGAGTAGATTTTATAGTAACATTCTTACTATAAGTCCACATGTCATCACCAATACTCCTTAATACTTTACCACTACTATTATATAGTTTATGACATTTAATATTCTTCTCTAAATCTTTGAAAGTGTGTGGTGTACAATATTCAAACTTATCTTCAAAATACTTAACAAGAAAATTATTAGGACTATAGAATGACACTTTATTTAAAACATCATTCTTATCTAAATATTCTTCTTCACGAATAATAAAACTTGCTAAAGTATTATCATTAGTATATTGTAAATATCCTGTTAATTCAGATAAAACACTCCAATAATCATTTAGCATACGTCTTTCATCTATCTCTCCAAATTCACTATTAAAATTAAAGAAAGACTTTTCATTTACATTCTCATAAACAAGTATACCTTTCTTATATATTCTTAAATGACCATCTGGACTTTCAAAAATATAACCCTTAATATTATCATAATTATCTTTTATTGGTAAATATACTTCATGATTCTTAGAATTAAGTATATATTTATCTCTATCTAACCAAACTTGATAAAATAGATTATGTTCATCAAAGGTTAATGTTATTTTAGTCCCATTAATATCTAAAGAATAAGAATCACTATCATTTGTATAATATCCACCTTCATCAAGCATATTACTATACAACTCTCTCCATGCTTGCCACAGTTCCCAATTATGTCCTAATTGTAATGCAAATCCTGTATGAATATCTGATTCTTCTGTAGTTCCCCAAGGTTCTACATATGAATTACCACATGGAGTTTTAGTAACATGGAATGATATTAATTCTTTACACTTATTAGTATAATCACATTCTTCATTCCTTATGAATGGTTCATATAAGTAAGAATAAGACTGTTCTTCTTTATCAGTAGACTCTTTATATACCTCTATTGTAATATCAACATTATTTCTTAAAAGAAGAGCAATAGCATATTTTAACCCACTGTCAAATGACCCAATCTTACTATCATCTGTTCTTTTTGAACTATCACCCATACTACTTATGTCAATAGGAGATAAAAGAGTAGGTGTTATAAAATTTATTTGCATAATATAAAACCGTCTGTAAATTTCTCTACAGACGGCTATTTAATTTAATGTGAATTTAAAAATTTACTGTCTTATCTTCTTCTTCTGTGTAAAACTGTTCAATAAAATCTTGAATAAGTTCTTGTTCTTCTATAAGTTTTTTAATTTCTGCAAACATTATCTTAACTTCTGCCATTGTTACTTCACCTACATTACTCAATCTTTCTTGAATTTTTTCCATCTTACCTTCAATCTCATACTCTAAATCTGAAATCTCTTTGTTGAATTTCCTTAATTCTGTGTTAACTACTTTCTTAAATACCACTTCACTCTTGTTTTCTTGTGCTCCTTGTTGGAGAAGTTCTAAACGTGTCATAATTGTTGATTTTTTATTGTTTTTAAAATTAACTCTGTTACCTTTTTAATATCTACTACTTGTATAGATTCTGTTTTAGATAATGGAAATTTCTTTTTAGTTGTAACTAAAATTTTCTTAATTTCTTTTTCTAAATTCATTATATTCTTGTTGTTTTTAATTCTTCTGCAATTTTTCTATATGCTTGTTCTTGTTCTTCCATTCTTTTTTTAACTATTTCAATAAGTTCTCTTCCTTGTTTTTCAAGTTCATATTCATTATTGCTTCCATTATGTCTGAGCCTATTTGCCGTTACATATACTTTTGCAATATCATTAATAGATAAACATCGAATATCTTGAAGAGTTTTAATTTTATCTATATCTACACTCACTTTAATCCATTCTACACTATCTTCTACTACACATGCTGGAATAAAATCATTATTTTCATTAGTATAGCACATATTTTCTCTTAATAAGCTTTCATCAGGCCAAACTATAATGCCACTTTTTCTATGCTTGTATTTCATTTTGAATTTTTTAATACTTCTTCTATAGCTATTTTTAAATCTTTTAAACCTTTTCTTGTTATAGGACCGATTGTTGTAGTATTAAATCCTAAATCTCTTTTAGTTGCTCTACTATCTTCTTTTGGATATATTGCATTATCCATCATAGAAACATATCCTGTATTATTAATTAAGTCTATATTAATTAAATAAGTTCCTAAAACAATTTGCTTTTGAACGAATTTCATTTTATCTTATTTAAAATCATTTGAGTATGAAGAAATATAGTTTTACCACAATTAGTTTTATATGGTGCTGGATTATTATCAATATTCAATAGAAAATGGACAAATGCCTGATGAAAACTACGTTCATCAAGTATTCTTGTGTCACAACTTTTGCTTATGTTATCAATATAATATTGATATGCTTTTTGAATGTTTATTTGCATAATTATTTTTTAGCATCATATCCAAGTGACATGTACTTGCAGGAAAAGTTATGATTTTCATCTCTAATAACTATACCTTCTACCATATTATCTCTGAAGTAAGTTTCACATTCTTCTTTAATTTCTTCAATAGTGTTAAAAGTCTTATCGAAAACCAAATCTGTTATAGGAACATTTAATTCTGTAGTAATTCTTTTAAACTCTTCTTCTCCAAGCTTTATAGATTGGTCTTCATATTTACAAACATTAAAGAATTTAATTCCTACAGGAAGTTTAGCATGTGGATTGTTCTTGTTACCACTTCCTTTCATGTTTTGACCATAAATTTCACCCTGAAGTACTATGTTGACATTGTTTTTCTTACAATAAGATTCTAATAAATCAAGATATTTCATTCCATGTTTAACAAAATCACTGTCATTAGGTACTTCTTCGTAGAAATTTAAATCAGGCTTAGTCCAAAATAACACTTTTTCTAAGAAAGTTTTATTACGTCTTCCTGTAACCTTTTTTGTAGATAGTGGTTTACCTTGATTACGAGAAGCAATTCCTTTTTTACCATCTTTATACCACTCTGTTATAGAGCTACCATCAATTTTAACACGACCAATAAGTCTTTTAGGAAGAATCTTCTCAAAATGTTTAACTACATTATTAAAATTCTCTTCATCTGTTTTAACTACTCCATCTGGAAATTTAGTAGAGGCTCCACCTTTAATTCCAGCACCAGATTTATCATCAGGTTCTTCATATTTAGTAATTCCTAATTCTTGTGCTAAATCTAAAGTAGTTAAAGGTAGATTATGACCATGAGCAGTCATTCCTGTATAATCTTGAACTTCTTTATATTGTAATAATATACCATTACTATACACTGGAAATCCATCTCCACGATGTAAATTAAACTTCTTAGCACGAATACGTCTTGGTAATCCATTTGTTTTTCCTAACATACTCTTGCTTTCATCTCCATTAGGACGAATGAACGATTCGAATAGTGGAATATCTGAAACACAATAATCAGGAAATATTAATACTGCTTTATCTCCAACTTTATAAATATCTTTTTGACTAACTAATTCATATCCAAACTCTTCAATAGTGAGCAACTCTATCGAGTTGGCTTGTTCTTCTCCTTTAAATAAGGGAATCTTTTCTTTTATTATAACAATTTGTACGGCTTCCATTATTTTTCGTATTTAGTTAATATTAAAATAACTCCTGTTAAAAATCCTGCTGGCATCCACCAAACAGCATATAATAATATCAACCACCAATTTCCTACTAAAGCACTTAATACTATAGGAAATATCCATATAGCTATTATTATTAGTATTGATAATGTAATTATTATTGTTTTCATTCTATTTGTTTTAAAAGTTCTTCTATTTTATCCATTACTTCTAACAATTCGTATATTTTTCCTGAAATAAAATCTGTACGTTGTAATGATTCTAAATATTCAACTCTTTGTTCAAGTTCTTCATACAACTCTTTCATAATTCAAATTTCTTTTTAAATTTATCCCAATCTAAATCATCAAAATGATTCGAAACATCTTTTAATATTTCTTCAACATCTTCCCATTTTACATATTCTCCATCATGTTGTTCTTCCATTCCTGCTGAAATAGAGTCGAATTCTGTATTTACATATAAATCATATCTTTTCATAATACAAAGGTTTTAAAATAAGATTAATACGGCAATTAATAAAAAAATCAGTAGGTTTTCCTATTTCCATACCCTCTTTAAAAACTAACCATTCTTTATTATTTTGACAATATGCTATTTCGTAATTATTTATTTTATATCCTCTATTAGGAACGTAATAATTTCCTCTGAATATAGGAGCATACTGTTCTTTAAGTAATCTCATAATTTCTCTTTAAGTTTATTATACACTGTATAAATACCTAAATCCTTAGCTTTATTTAAAGCAGTTAATGCAAATTGAATTTTTTCCTTTCTTACAAATTCAGAATTAGCTCCTGCTATGAAGTCTTCTATTGCTGAATTAGCTAAGTCATCTGTTTTTACAGGGTCAGTAAAATTATTGATTTTTATTCTCCATCCATAATTTCTAGCTTCTTCTTGTAAACTCATAATTAATGCCTCCAATTTAAATTTAAATCTCTAATATTAGTTAATGCAGAAGTGTAGTTTTCATAATTCTTCCAATCTCCTCCACAATTATATACCACTCTCACTTGTTCTGTAGTCCATTCAGGAACTTCTTTTACAATACCATTCTCCCATCTATCTTCATAACCATCTGTACTTATTCCATCTTCTTCGAATATTGGTACAGAATTTCTATAATGAGAAGGGAGATAGTGTACTTTATCTCCCTTTTTAAGTTTTGCTATATCTATCATTTATAAAGATTTTAAATAGAAATAAGTTTTAAACAATTGAAGTTTTCTTTTTATAGATTCATAGTATTGCATAGACTTAGACCATTCTGATTTAGCAGACATTTGTGCCATTTCACCTTTAGTTTAAGCATATTTAATTGATTATAATAACTAAAAAATTAATCAAATATCCATTCAATTAACCATTTGTTGCTTTTGCGATTTATTATCCTATATAATAATATCCACATCAAAACAGGCATACTTACTAAAACAAGTATTATTTTTAGTAAGCACCCAATAGCAATCATTGTTGCTTCCGAATAAAACATTTTAGTTTATTTATTTTAAGACCATTCCCACCAATTTGATTTTTTATGAACACTACCTTTTCTAACCTTTTTGTTGAAAAACCTCTTCCAGAATTTACCACATGGTTTAACAAAAAAACTTTGAGCAGGAGTATTTAAATTTTCCTTTGTTTTCTTTTTGTTACCTAAAAAGACTTTTAATTTATCTTCATTCATTTTAAATGTTTTTCAAATGGATATAAATCTGTACTTCCATTATTATAATCTACGTATCTATTAGTTTTAGGATTAAATCTCATTTTTACTGTACCGGGCAATCCTACTAATTTTTGTTTCTTAATCTTTTCAGATTTAAAAATTACATAAGTATCTGTTTTATCTTTAGCATAATTAGGTCTACATACTATAATAACATTATCTGCTGTATCTGAATATGTACCACCCTGTTTAATAGTATATTTAGAAGGTTCTGGATAATTACCTGTATCATCTTTTTTAGGTGTTTGCTGATGCATCACAAGATGTACTGATACATCTGGAAAATCCACTACAAAGTCATTAAGATAACCCATGAAGTAGCCTCCAAATAAGTCATCCCTATCTGGACTTTCTTTACTACGAGTGATACGAATATGTGGGTCTATAATAAATCCATAGAGAGAGGGGTCTTTTTCTTTCATTCCTCTCCACAACTTAACAAGATTTTCAATTGTATTATCAGGAAGTGGGATATGAATGAAAATGAATAAATCCTTTAAAATCTCTAAACATTTAACATATAAATCTGGTCCAATAAAATTTGGATTATCTTTGTCAGTAGATTTACCTGAAAGAGTATGAATAATTTCATCATAAAACCATTCAGCAGGACTATCTTCTGGAGCATAGAATACAAACTTTTTCTTTTCTTCCAATGCTTTAATAAGAGCAAGGAACCTTATCATAGTTCCTTTGCCTTCATTATTATAACCTGTCCAAATATTTACTTCTCCTTGTCTCCATGTCCACACTTGGTCAATTTCATCAATATAACATGTAGTTCCCTTAACATGACCATTGAGTAATGTTTCTACCATATGTTCCTGAACATCTCTTATTCTTATTACTCTTTTACTCATATTAATTATTCACTACTTAAATATTCTAATCTTGATTGTAAGTTTTCTATTTCTTCTTGAAGTTCTTGTTTTTCTAATTCAATTCTTTCATCATACTCTCTTTTACGTAATTCAAATTCTTCAATAGTTTCTCCTTCCATTTTATAACCAGAAATTGTAGATACTTTATTATATGTATTTAATTTTATAAATTCTGCTCCTGAATTTTTAATCCTATTAAATACTTCTTCAAAATCAGCTATTGACATTCCATCAAGAATGCTCAATTCGTGTATTGTTTGTTTTTCAATTATTTCTTGTTTCATTAGAAAAAATCTTTTTTAGTTAAAATTACTTTTGGTTTTTCTTCTACGTAATTTTCATAATCTAATGCCATATCAGAACCTTTTTCATTTCCTTCTTTAATTATATATCGCATGATTTTTTGATTACGTATTTCACAATGTTTTAACAAAAGCTTCTCAATACGCTCCAAATCTGTCATAGTATATTTTCCTATGAACTTTTTAAGCTTACCTTCTAAATCTAATACACCACATAAATAAGGCCATTTTTGTACTTTACCATCAAATACAAGATTTGGACTATTACTACCTGTCAAATTTAATAACTTATCTTGTAATTTCCTATGTAATTCTGCTACCCATTGTGAAAAGGATAAAGGTTTCTGAACTTCTTCTGAATTTTGTTTATTATTATCAACATTTTCTTCATTTTTGTTAATTATATTAAACATTGTAACTATTTCCTGTCCTTTATCTGATAGCACTTCACCATCTATATATCCTTTTGCTTTAAGAATATTATAATATCCTGTAAGTCGGTTTACTTCAGGTAAATTATTAATATTCTGAAGGACATATAGATGATTGAAATCCAAACCACTTGCAAATAAAAATTCTTCTTTAATCATTAATTATATCTTGTTTATACTTCTCAAAATCTACACCCTGTCTTTCTTTTTCAAACTTTACTAATTCATATAATCCAATCAATAAAGTATGAGGTATACTAATTGTATTGTTATCTTTATCAGTATATTCTATACGATTATATTGTGGATTACATGATATTCTATCTTCTAAATGGAATATTCCGTTTCTAATTATCATAAATCTTTATTATTCTTATCACTAAATAAATACATTAATACCATTATAAGTAAAACTATATATACTGCTACCATAAATCTTCTGAATGTAATTCTTTAATTGTATTAAATCTTCCTCTATCAATCTGTCCTGCTAAGAATGATATGAATGCTGCTTCTATACGGTCTACAAAACGATTTTTTGAGGTTAAAAAACCTTGTACATACTCTCCTACACTATTTTCTCCATTTGTAACTCCCCTAAGACCAGTTACAGCATTTAGTTGTTGTATACAATGAGGATGCCTATGACCACAAAAAACAACTCCTTTATCTATATTAATAGGACTTCTATTTAAATCAATTTCTTTCTTTAAAGGTATTTCTTTGTACCAAATTGCAGAACATAATATATACTCAACTTGATTGTTTATCATGATTGTATAATTAGTCCATTAGGAAAATAAGATTTTTCATATTCTGTCATACTATTACTTACACTTTCCCAATCTGATACAACAGGAATAATTGTACTCACTTTTAAAATTTCTTTATAAACAGCATTAATAAGTTCATTTTGATGTATTTGATTAATACTGCTTGAATACATATTTATTGATTCAAGACGAGTTATTCTATCTTCAATTTCTTTCTTACCTTCTTCTGTTAAATATATACCTTTCATTATGTTACATTTTCAAGTGGATAACAGTTTAATATTGATTCTTTATCTATACATATCCAGAAGTCTTCTAAATCTTTAATGTCTTTTCTTGTTATTTCTTGTGGTACTACTTCCCATTCTTCTTCATCTAATGGTTGTACATTCAAACCACCTTTTTCACTAGCACATATTAATGCAGCTTGTACATGTAATCTACATAAGTATTGAAACATATGTTGATAATCATTAAATTCACCTGAAGATTCTAATTCTTTCCATGTTGGTATTTTCATTTTAATAATTCTCTTATTTCAATTAATAAATAACGACATTCAGTTATCATATCTCCATCTTCACCATGAGTGTAGTCTTCCATATGAGCTAATTTTTCATCTATATTATCAATTTTCTCCAAAATAATTTCATTCATATCCATTAATTTCTATTGAAAGTGTCCAAAATAACCAACCAAAATAAATACCATATCTGTTATCATAGTCTCCATGAATTTGAAGTTGTGGAAGTATATCAAAACACCAGAAATTAGGATTTCCATTCTTTTTAGATTTATACCATGCATCAAGTGTAACTTTTATTTTATTTGACATATTGTATCATATCTTTATTTGTATAACCCCATACATTAGGATTATTATGTTCACAATATTTTAACACTTCTCTACCAGATTCTAAAACTTCTTCTTCAATAACTTCGTAGGTTATATCCCAATATTTTCCGTACAATTTAAATAAGTGATTCCATTCTTCGGTTTCACTCATTAAGTTTCCATTCATCTTAAACTTAAATTTTCTATTTTCCATTCTACAAAGTTATGTCAAAATATGTTAAGAAGTCTATAACTTACTACCAAATTTTTGATAGAGTTTTCCTAACTTCAATTGAATTTTATCAATCTCTTTTTGAGCTTTCTTATGATTCTGAAAAACATAATGTTGAGACAAAACTACATCTATAATATCTTGTGTAGATGATAATCTATCAACTATTTCGTGATAATGTCCTTTATTTAGTTTCATAATTCTGTATTTAGTATCCTTTCTTTAACCTTTTGTAAATATTCTATTGCTGCACTAATATGTTGCATGTCTAACCATGCTACACTATTACGATGGTTATTTACTGCTATATCTATACCATATCCTTGGTCTGTAAAATACAAACCATCTCCTATATGTTGTGCTGGAATTAAATCTTTCATAATTTACTTGTTATTTCAATTAATTTTTTTAAAGTTTTCAAACCATTCTTTTACATCAAAGCTATTACCTAATTTTAAAGATTGTAATTTTAACGTGTGTTTGTTGAAAGTGTTTAATAAATCAAATACTTCTTCCTCACTATACATTCTATCTACTTGGTATTTAGTTCCATTAATAAAAGATTGTATACAATGAGCAGCATAACTCGTATTGTTAAATCCAGATTTTTTACAATCTTGATAAGCAGCTTCTTCAAGCGTTTCTTGTTTAGGATTTTTACATTTTACATTTACAAATCCTCTACATTCTGTATCACAAATGCATTCTGATTGATATTCTTGTTTAGGTTCTTCTTGTGGAATGATGATTTTAAACCGTGTACCGAATTTAGGTTTATTACCGTGTTTGTACCAAAATTCTTTGTCATAAACAGACCAATTACCATAACCATCTTTGTATTCTATTTTAACTTCTACTTGTTCACAACTTGGATTCTTAACAAACCACTCTAAAAACTCATCATCAATAGCTTGAACACCATCTTTGATTAAGTCTGGGTCTGTTGTTAGGATTATTTTTTTACAATATCTAATTTCATGGGTTAAGTTATTAAAAGAAAATAATAATTGTTGCCCGTGCTCAACATTACCTAATTTTATATTAGAAGGTTTTACTATATAATAGTTATTATCGTTGATAGGATTTCCTTTTAAATCTATGCACCCTGTAACATAATCAGCTATAACCCAATCTCCTTCTTTAATTTCTTCTGAAGAAGTGATGTATACGTGTTGGTTAATGGCTGGATTACCAAAGTTTTCATTACTTAATCTTAATTCTGAATTACAATTAAGTTTTACTAACCTACTTGGTTTGTCTGTTGGTAACAGATGTATGTTTTTCATATTATTTGTTTTTAACTATTTCTATTAATTTTTTAAGACAAGTAAGTTCTACTTCTTCGTAAGTTTTAAATGCAAACCCTCTTTCAAAAATTAAAATATTTAATTTTTCATTATCTAAACGATTTCTAGGGGTATCTTGCTTGCACTCATCCATTAAATTACTATACAAATCTTCTTGTCCTGTAATATCATTTTGTTCTCCCTTACTTATGTCAAAATGAAAATAGTTATTATGTATACTCTTATAAAAATAATTTTCTTTTCTTATTTGCACATGTAAATCATACTTATCTCTAAACCATCTAAATGCTTGTGAGAATGTTGGTCTAAGAGTAATGCCATCACCTTGTCTATCAAAAGATTTCAAATAAAACTTTTTGTTTAGGAAATGTCCAAAACAAGGTTTATCAAAACCTAATTCTTTAAGTTCTACTGCTTGTTCGTATGGGATGAATTCTTTTTCCATTATTTTTTAAAGATTTTATCTAATTTTTTAGCAACTTTAGGTTGTTCTTCATCTGAAATAGAGTCAAAATAACAATTTAATTCTTCATAAGCTTTTTTATATTGAGCTTTTTCTTTTTTAAGAACTTTAATTTGTTCTTTCAATTTTACAACTATCGGTATAGAAGCTTTCATAATCCTATTTCTTTTTTAAAGAGTTCCAATTGAGATGTTATTGATTTTATATCAACACATTCATAAATCCTATCAATTTTAACATTCTCAACAATTCTATTAGTATATTCTTCTAATAGTTGTTTAAGTTCTTCAGGAGTAAATACAAATGCTTCAAAAGACTTATCATGAAAATGATAATCTTCTAATTCTACTTTAGTAGGTATATAAACTGTTTGTAACTGTTTCATAATTATTGATTTTTTCTATTCCCAAACATAAAACCTACATTAAAACACCAAAAGTATTTAGATGCAGTTATTTCACCAAAACCTCCATACACCTGATAACGAATGCCAAAAACAGGCTTTATCCTTTTTTCCAGTTCATCATTCTTGTTATAAAGAGATAGTTGCTGAATGCCCATAACAGGGGCAACGTATGATTCTTTTTGCACGTCAATCCAATGAGCGTAATTAACCTTTATACCGGCTGTTTGGTAACCTGTGTAGTTCACTTGATATGTTCCTAATAGAGTTATCCTTTCGTGAAATAATTGCGCAACCCCAACCTCCGCAACGCCCTGCATTCCCCATCCTGTCATACCTAATGCAATAGCTGCTACTGGTTTTATTTGACCATATGTAGCAGTACTAATTAACAATAATATTAATGTTTTCATAATTATAAAAGTGGATTTACTATTTTCTTTTTCTGAATTAAGTTCAAAACTTAGATTATTTTTCATTTTCTTTTTTTACAGGGTGGAAATAATGTTTGCCATATAGCCATTAATCCTATGAAACTTTGTCCACAAACCAATACCATATACGTACTATATATGTACGCATAAATTCGTATATTATTATAAATCCTATTATTTTCCAAAACATTATTCAAAAATTGCTGTTATTTTACATGGTTCTTTTATACAAAATCTGCATTCGTTTTCAGCTTCTATATAGTTATTATATTTAGTAGCAAATATCCAACCTCTAAATCTTTTTTGATTACTATCCCAAAAAGCTTGTGTTGGGACAGTTTCTATTACAAAATATTGTTTCATATTCTCCATAATTATTCATTAGTAAATATTGTTTCTTAAACTTGTCAATAATTATCATCTTCACATTCAATATTTAGATTCATAAATCAAAATTGTTTAGTTCAAGTTTATCCCATATGGGACCAGTATAACCGCTTTCTTCTACAAATTCATCATAATACTTATTACATTCTTTTTTAGTACCTTCTTTAAGAACTTTAAAACCTTCTCTTTGAGATGCAAAATCTAATTCTGTTTCATCTATAAAATGCAGTTGTTGTTGATTATCAAGAATTACGTAGTGATTCATTTTCTTTTTCTTTTGGTGTTAGTCTTATTAAAGTTGTATCCCATTTATTACCTTCTTCATCTTCTACTCTACCAAATAATTTTCCTTTGCTTAATAATTTAACTATAGAAGAGTTGTTATATTCTTTATCTAAAACATAATATTCCCCTACATTTAAATCTTTACTCCAATCTATCATGTATTATATCTTGATGGTAATCTAAGAGCTTCAAGTTCATATTTAATAAGAGCATCTTTATCTAATTTAAAAATTAAATCAGCAATATATTCTCTTATTTTTAAATAACCTATAATTTCTGGATTATCAGAAACATTAGCCCAATTAATTTCTATTTGCATAGTGGATTATTATACTGTTTACGAATAAGAGAATCGGGAAAACATTCAATCATAGCTTTCTTCCATGCAGTTTTCATAGAGTATATTTTATTTCTTTCTTCTATACTCTTCTTAAATACACTCCTATCTATAGGTTCTTTATATCCTTTATTAATTTCCTTAAATAATTGCTCCCTTTTTTGAAGAGCATTTGCAATATCATTATTATCTTTAAAAATGCTATGTTCTGTTAATGTAGTTACCATACTATAAATGTTTCTTTTTTAGAATTTTTTAATAATTTATGATTATTATCCCATACAGGATTCTTATTACCATCAATGAATACAGATGGTATCATAGTTGTTCGTATACCTTTTGGTACTAAATCAGAGTTTTTAGGCTCTGATTTAGTATTAAAGATAGATTTTATTAGTTTTAACATAAATTAAATGTTTTAGCCAAAATTAAATCTATATCTTTTTTTGAAGACTTTGGATTTAAGATGTAATTAATAAAATTCTCTGACTTACGTTCAATTTCTTTTTCATTTTTCCAAGCAGGATGAATATCATTCAAATTACCTTCTAACAATTCATTTCTTTGAGAACGAAGTTCCTGCTGAAACTTTTCAGCCCTACGAGTTTGTGAAATACTTAATTGATTTGCTTTACAGCTAAATACTTTTGTACCGAAATTTTGATAAATTTTTGATGGAATTTGCATAAAATTTAATTTAATTTATTTAAAACTTTGTTAATTGTTTCTAAAGATACACTCCAACGATGACTACTTGTTACATCTTTAGCTCCACATCCTAATACAACATCAGCTTTAGAATGCTCTGCTACAATCTTTGCAGATTTCCAAAAATCATTAAAAAATACATGTCCATCAATAATTGTTGCTCCATTTGCTATGATTATTTCATATTTGCTGTTGTCAAGCATTATCTTGTCATCTTCATAAACAGGTTCGAACCACAAGTCTAACACTCCTGCTTCTGTTAATTTTTCAATGTAATATTCATTAGGATTATTTATCATTATTTCAGCAAATGATTTGTCCTTATTCCAATTTACATTTACATTTACTATATTTTCACAAGCAATTCTGTATTGAGTCTTAACTAACTTATAACCAATAATTTTTTTCATGTTTATTTCTTTTAATACGTATTTTTTGAATTGTTCCATTGTGATTTTAACATATTCTTTATCTATATTTTTACTATGAGAATGATATCTTTTATCTGAATCATAAGCATTATCTGGATAAGATATGAAATAATCACTATGGTCTTTTGTCCAATTCTTAATAATTTCTAAATTTTCTTCTGTTTCAGGACATACATACCATTTTTCAGGTAATACATATCCATTTACACATTCATTCCAATGTTCTAATGTGATTATAGTAGGATTATTATTAAATCTCATTATATCATAATCTGAATTAGTACCACCCCATTTAGTATTTCCGTCATATCCATAATAATATAAATAATCACAACCTCTCCAAAGTGAATCATATTCATCAGATAACCACTCTATATATTTTTTCCATAAAGGATTTTCTTCATTTTGTTGTATTACAAAGTATTTAGGTAGTTCCATAATTTAAATTTAATTGTATGCTTTTAATTTGTTTATTTAACTGAACCATTTTCCATCTACGTACTGATATTTGAAGCTTATTAATATAATTATATAATCCATCAAAATCTTTCGATTGTCCTACGTAATACCAAGTGTTCTTAATAAGTTTTCTATATGGTTCTTTAATATAATTTGCTAAAGCATATTCCTTTGGTAATGGAAAGGTAGCTCTATAATGAGATAATTTACCATTATCGTAAAGAATTGTCTGAATACATTTTGTTTGTACTGTCATAACTTTTTGTGGATTAAAATAATTTCACATTTTTGTTTAAGTTCTCTTAACAAATCAACTTCCATATCTAATAAAGGAAGTATAGTGTGATTTGTAATATACAAATAGATGTAAATATGCTTGGCTTTTCGAATACGAATGTCATATACACCAGATGTTTTTAAATAATCTTTATATTTCTTATTTAAATAATCTTTTATATAGTGATTAAAATACCACTCTTCTTCATTAAACCATTTTAAAAATTTATCTTTCCATTCTTCAATATATTCTTCATATGTATCACATTTAGACTTTCTAAACATAAATGGTATATAAAAGAATATCATTGAGAATTTTAACGGTTCGTATTTCTGCTTTATACATAATATAATGTTAAATGTTATGTATAAAATCAATATTATTTTTAAAAATGTCATAAAATAGTTTTAGTGGAAATGTAAAGAGAGTAGGATATTTCACCTACTCTCCAATTTAATTATTTTGAAAGCATAGCTTCCAATTCTTTCATAGCCATTCTTTTAATATACTAATACGTTTGTTAATAAGTTCAATTACTTCATCTTTTGATTCTGCATAATATGGAGCTTTAAACCAAAAAGGTATCTGCGGATTGTCTATATTTCCCTGACTATCACAAACTTTAAAGTCATTTATTAAATCTTGTATAGTATAATTTTTTTCAAAACCTTCCATCATTTTACAAACTCCAAAATCAGCATTATGAACTCGTAGTATCTCTTTAATATCAAAAAGATTCTCTTCAAATTTAATAAGTTTTAAAACTTTCAAATACTTATTAATTGTTATTTTAGCAAATTTCTTATACTTCTTTCTTGTGAAGTATAAATTAATTTTCGAGTACATTATATACGAGATTTTAAAGTTAATAATTCTTTTTGAATACGTTTGGTATCAGATTCTGTTAAAGGAATATCATTACCTGTAGTTACTGCTGTTAATTTAGCAGTTCCTTTTTCTGTTTTAAATCCAGATTTTAACTGATTTTCTAAACGGTTGATTACTTTAACTCTACGTTGAATTGTTCTCTTATCTTTAGGATAGTTAATTACTGCTTGAACCTTAACATCACTCTTAACTCTTTTGCTTTCTTCAAGCTTATTAAGCCAATTAACTGTTTCTTGCAATCGTGTAGATTGTGCAGATGAACCGCCTGTTTGAGCTTTTCGAGCTTGGTTACGTGTTAAACCACCCCTTGCATCTCTAATTTTTTGCCTATTGCTATGTGCCATTTTATTTGTTTTACGTCCATTGTAATATTACAACTTCTTTCGTTAAAAATGGGTGGAGTATATACTCCACCTTTATCTTTCAATATGAAATTACTTCTGTTATGTAATCAATATAATTATCAGCACTGAATATTATAAACTTACCCTTTTGTTCAAATGTGCTATAAAGAGAATGTGGTCCATCTTTTTGAAATCCACCAACATTTATAAAATGTGGAGTTTTAAAGAAAACAATATTAAATTCTTCATTCATATCTATATCCTTTGAAGAATTACAATGTGAACCTGTATACTTTATTTTAACTACACTTCCTGTTTTTAATTTATCATAATCAATAATAGATTTATTATATTCTTCAATTTCTTCGGGAGTAGCAAGTCTAAAACAATTAGAATAATTGATGTAACCAATTATACAAAAACCATCATTTAACTTTAAATATTTTTCATCTTGTTCTATTTTATACACTTGTCCTACAATAGGTGAACACATATTCGGTTTTTTAATGCAATATAGATAATCACCTATTTTAAATTTAAAATTATTTCTCTCTCCAAATATCTCATCTAAAAGAATACATTGGTCTTTATTTGCTACTTCATATCCAGCATCAAGTTCTTGTTGAGTGAATGTAATGTTCTGAAATACATCTACTCTACTTAAATATTCTGCTACCTTCTTCTTCCATCCACAACTATTACTTATACTTGCATGGATACGAATAACATCTTGTATAGGAACTGTTAATTTTTGCATTGTTTCTTTTTTTAATGTTAAATATTTATTTCTGAATTGTTTTATTGAAATTTCTTTATATCCCGGTTGTATTTTATTGTAACAATAATCTTCTGTATGACTAACAGGGGGAAAATGAGCATATAAACCTAAATCTTCATTCCAATTTCCACTATTATTTCCTATTAATTCTATTATGTAATCTGCTACTTCTTGAAGATGTATAACACACAATTTTTCAGGAAATACTTCTATACCACAATATTCAAGGAATATATCTTTATCCCATGTTTCAAATATAGTTCTATTATAATCTGATTTCATATAAGTAAATGATAATAATTTATCACGTTCATTATAATTATTTACTAAATACTCCCGATTTGTTTTATTTATATCTTTATATTCTTCTTCAAATCCATTTTCAAGAAGAACATCTCTAATTTCATTATATTGCTCCTTAGAGCATTTCATAGCGATTGGTTTTATCATCTTATTTGTACTTTTGGTATGTCATTAATATCTTTACAAATTATAGGCTCTGCAAATTCTCTTTTAATTTGATAACCTATTTCTCTGAAAAGTGGTATAAATTCTGTCATAGCACATGTTGTTGCCATTTCTAAAGAATTATACCCTAATGTTCTATGACCTGCATTGTAATAGTAATCACTAAAATTTAAATCAGCAATATCTAAAAGATATACAATAGGGTGATATGTTTTTCTATCTTCAAGATATATTATTTTAAATAATGCTTTCATAATTGTTTTGTGTTTTCTATTTCAAATACGGATTCAAGAAACCATTCTTTATTAAGACTATCGGGAAGTGTTATTATATATCCCTTTTCAACATCTTCTGATTCTTCTGGTTCTTTATAGAACATTGTGAATTCAATTTCACATGGGTCATCACCATTATCAAGAAGATTTAAGAAGTCTACTATACGTTCTTCAGGAATAAATACTTTCTTTCTTAATGATAAGAGTAATTCATCTACAGTTGGACCCACTTTATCATATTTCTTAGATTTTTCCCAATCTTTTTTAATCTTTTTTGGATTAGTTTCATCTAAGTATTTCTCTAATTCTTCAAACATGTTCATTTAAATCAAGTTTAACTTTTTCCATTAGTAATATGATTTCTTTCATTTCATCTATTGTAATATCAAAGAAATTTTCATCTTCATAATTAAATATAACTCCAATTGGAGTTTTCTCTATATCTCCTAATATTACATCTTTAGATTTAGAATAAACATAATAACGCTCAAGAAAGTCATTATAATAAAAAGGTTTTAATTCCATAATAATATTGTTTCATAATGGTAAAACTTTAATTTTATCCCATTCATCAATGATAACTGGTCTTAGTAAAGGGTGCAATGCTCTCATATATTTTAAATGAGGAGGTGTTATTAATTCTTCTGGAGTTGGTTGAGTTTCCCACCTTTTAATTTCTTCTAAAGAAGCAGGTGTTATGTTCTCTTTTACCATACGTTTAAGTGTATGATATCCAGTACATTGTTTATCTTCTGATAAACGAGGTTCGTAAAGCCCATCACAATATTTGTGACAGAATTCATTAAATGTTTTCGGTTTCATTGTAATGTTTTGAGATTTTTAATACATTTATGAAACATTCCATAGCTTCTATGTTATTTTGATTAAAATTTTCATAGGATTTAATAACTTGTTGTTTGTCATTTATTAAAACCAAGTCACTAATATTTTCCCCTTTAACTACAAAAACCATGTGATTTTCAAGCTTTGGTAAATTAACTTTTTGTTGATTCTCCAAAATCATTTTGAAATAAGGGTCAACATACCACATAGTCACTCCATTATTAAAATCTGGTTTTGTATTTTCGAAATCTATAAGTTTCCACATAACGTAGTTTTATGAAAGAACAGGTACTAAGTCATAAGACTGTTCCCCGTTCCACCAATGATTTAAAATAATATTAATAATACGGTTATCATACCTATTAAAACCTTTACAACATCTTGTTCTGTAAAGACTTTTAATAATTTTCCTGTCGGTGATACAAAATAGGTCATAAATAATTATTTATAAATAAATAAAAACATCCATGCTCCTAATAGTAATAACCAAGGAGATAATATAGTTATAATTGATTTTTCATACTTATTTCTATATTCATCTTTAATATCAGTAATATAACTATGTACAAAACAATGTACAAAAAACGCTATACCAGTATATTGATACCAAGTTAATTTTGGAAAATCAGGAAATATTGGTAATATATACCAATCTGCAATAATAGTTGTTACATAACCCCATGAAAATGCTCCGTATATTACAAATACGAAAACAATAAAAGCTGCCGCTATAAATTTTAATAAGTCTTTCATAAAAATTAATTGAAGGTGGAAAATATGCCACGTTTTTAGTACCACAAAACAGTGCTTAAAAGTGTAACCTTTTGGTGGGTTGGTTACTACCCCAAGAATTAATAGCTATTTCTTTTTTAAAGCATTTTTAATTTGCTCTAAAGTATAGCATCTTATACCATTAATCCAGAAATACATATGTTTTATTTTATTGTACCCAAACGGAAGTCATATTTGGCTCAATATCACAAGCAAGCTTTCTGAAATATTCAAGATTAAACTTACCATTAGGATAAGTGTTCTTTGCAGTTTGTTGCACTTGCACTTTTCGTAGAAGGGAATGCTTATTATTAGCATTGCCATAGATAAATAGTGTTACCATAACATTTGTTTTATTGATGAAAAATTATTTAAATAACCAAATAAAAGGAATATGACGCAAATTATACACACTAAAAGAATCAGATTTTCTAGCTTTCCAAATATATCCTATAATATCTATAACTGTTAAAAGGATAATAATTAAACCAATTGATATGTTCATAATTATTTAATTAAAATAGGACACCACATGGGAATTTGAATTTTACTTTCTTCATGCCACTCTACAGCACCTTGTATTTTTTTATTTTCTTTGGTACATATCCAATCATCCATTCTATCCCAACCATCTGTACTATATCGATTAGCTGTTTCAAAATATGGACATTGTTTGCATGATTTAACTTCTATTGATATTTTAGCCATAAAATTGATTTTATTGATTAATTAATTTATGGTCTTCATAATAACCATTACCACTAAGTATTCTTTCGAAGAGTTCTTTATTAGGTTCTGGTAGTTGTATAAGGGTGATATATTCTTCAGTACCTTCAGGTTTTGTTTTAATCTCCATATTTGAGAGTACACTCTTGTATTCCCAAATTAATGCTTCAATAGGACTTAGATTTTCAGGTTTACCTATTTGCCATACAATTTCTCTATGAAGATTTTCCATGAAATGTTGTAATCTATCAGGTAGACATATATTCATAATTTCGAACATGTCATTAGCAACATAGATTAATGTATCATTGGTTGCTAATTCATAATCCCATCCACAACGTATAGCCCATATTCTTTTTAAACCTTCAAAGAAATTTACATCATTAGGTCTTTTATACCATCCCTTACAGTACAGAACTATATGTCCTTGTATTGGTTCCAATAATATTGGTTTCATAAAAATTTTTAAAGATTTTGCTCAATCCAATTCTCTCTTACTGTATAATGACAATCGGGTTTACTTTGTCCATGTATCCATGCCTGTGTCATAAGATTATGTACTTCTTTTTTAGTATACATTTTATCAGAAGATTTATTCAATTCTTCAACAATATGTTCCTTAGCTTTATTAAGATAATATGCTCTTTCATGATATTCAAATATACCATCATCCTTTGGATAAGCAGCATAAACAGTATTACCAAAACATTCTGCTCTAAAGTAACCATGTCTAAGTCTTAAATAACCAACTTCCATATCATTAAGAAATACATCGTATTGTTCAGGACAGGCTCCACATGTTTGAACTAGTTCTAATTCATTTGTTGTTATCATAAAATTGTTTTAAAGATTCTCTTTACAAAACTCAATTACTTCATATTCAGGAGTATATCCTTTCGATTGCATAGCATTACGAATAAGATTTATTACTTCTTCTCTTGTCCAACTATCTTTAATTGGTCTTATAGTAATGGTATTATCCTTAGCTACTTTAAGTATGTGATAAATATCTTTATGCGCCCAATATCTTATCCATATTTTACCTATAGGTGGAGTTATATCAAAATTTCTTTCTCCTGTTTGTTCACAATACCAATGCTCTTCAAAAGTTTTTTCTTCATATTCAACCATCACTTCTTTTATTATATTACTTTTATTATATTCAGTAATATATTTTTCAATGAATGATTTAGATGGTTGTGGTAAATGGTCATAATGTGGACTATTCATTTGCATTGGATGAATATTCAGAATATCTGTTGTAGCTATTACTTTTTTAGCTAATCCACTTAATCTTCTTGATTCTGATATTCTGTTGTTAGAATTAAATAGTTCAAAAGAACCATCTGTCCAACACATAATATAAGGTAATATTTCACCATCTTTTATTGGTTCATCACTAAGGAAATAAAGATGTTGATGAGTCCATGAACCATCAGGAACTTTTTCTTTCCAAATAGGTCGGTCTCCTATATAAAACAGCCTCGAACCTTTTGCAATAACTCCTTCTTTTTCTGTAGGTAAAAGAATAACCTTTGTTTGTTTTAACATAACATAGTTTTTAGTTTTAACAATATTGAAGATTTATCAAATCTCCTGCACAATGTTGTCAGAGGTGAATCCTTGATGTAAAAGGAGAACTGCTACTTAAAGCTTCATTCACAATTACCACATAACAACTACTTATTTATATTGCTACAAATAAGGCATATTTCTTATAGCTGATTAGATTTATCATTATTCATGGCCACATGGGTAGCGTGGTAGGTAGGTATCCCTGTATTCAGTCAGATATTATTCCCCCTTGTTGTCTAATACTTCATATCGCGTTTAGCTTATGCTGCCACTCTAAACTTTCGTTTAGCCCTTTCGGGACATTCTGTACTTAGATTATATACTCCAATCATCCTCCGGTCCTAACAGTTATATCTAGTATAACATACATTAGCGGGATAGTATTTTCCAGAATGCTTTATATTCTCTACCAAATAACTTGCAAGATAGAACTACGAATTTGCAACTTCTGTTATTTGTATTTATTTGGTATGAATTAATTAATTAAATGAGGACCATCTGTTATAGTTCTGGTTCCTCCTTCTGATATCATACTTATAGCCTCCCTTAAACTTTGGGCTATAACTGTACAAGTGATTTGTTCACCATTTGTACTAATAACTTGCGCTGTGTATTTCATAAAATAGATTAAAAAGATAGAAGGTGCTCACTCATTGAGCTTTCCCTTCCACCAAATTATTTAATTATTCCAATGTGATATTTACAACAAAAATATAAAAAGATTTATCATTAGTAATCATTTGCAGACCAAGCATAATCAGACCATTCGTCTCCGCTTGTTCCTTGTGGTTTTAATGAAGGAGATTCGATGTTTGTTTTTCTTTTCTTAACTTGTACTTTATACTTACTTGCTTCCTTGCTATGACAAATCATAAATTTACCATTATTCTTATCAGCAAAATTTCTTGCTTTTTGTTCATTATGAAATCTGATTGTTACTGTTCCCATATTATAAATGTTTAAGAACAAGTACTAAGTATTACTACCGTTCCCTGTTCTACCAATTATTTACATCCAAAATCTTCTGCATCATATTCAGCTTCTAAATCATCCATATCATCATTAAACAAATTAGCCATATCTCCAGCTAATTCAATATTATGTGAGCATGATTTAGGAAGTCTTTTTGTTTGAAGAATAATCATTTTGAGCGTATTTCTTAAATGTTCTATAGACATTTCATCTATGTCAATAGATTTACCATTTTTCATTGTCCAATATACTGTCATAATGTTACCCATTTATGTTGTTCATTCTCATATTCTTTAATCTCACTTATCCATTCACCATATACAGTATCAGGTTCCCAAACCACTTTATCACCCAATAATTCTTTTAACCATACCATAGGTACAGCTACAGAGATTTGGTCTAATGCTATCTCATATATATCCACATTAAACACTTTATTAACAGCAGTGGAGTTTGAACTCCATTCACCACCATGACCCGGACGATGTTTTACATTATGTGTAAGAAAACCAAATGTATGAACTGGTATTCCTTCAGGATGTTCATATTTTGTTAATCTATAAATACCACCATCTTCATCTTTAGTAATAGTTTCTTTATTATCCAACCATTTAGGATTTAAAGAATTATTACCATCACCAGAATACAAATATATATTCCAATGTTGATTAAAATAACAGAATTTTATTTGCATATGAATTATTTAATTATTCTAAAATATTTTTCCAACAAGTTTCTCTCCAATCAGGCCAAGTTTCTTCACATTCAGGTTGATGGTCTTCTAATGTAGAACCAAAAAAACCATTTTTCCAAGCATTGCTGACTAATTTATCAGCTTCACTTTGTTTTTGAACGTGATAAACTTGCCATACCAGTCCACCTTCATGATTTCGTATCATTAAGGTTTTTGGATAAATGTTATCATTTGTTATGTCTGTGTACATAAAATAAGTTTTAAAGTGATTGTGATTTTTTCTTGTAACATTTCATAGCATAGTTATAAAACTCAATATCCGAATCAGCAACAACTAAACCACAAAATCTTCTACCATTACTCCATCTAAAGAATGTGCAGGGTTTATCAAAGCATATACATGAATATATACCATCTCCTAATTTATCAGATAACCAACGTTCATCTATTTCTTCAGGGGTTAATTCTGATTTCAATAAAGAAAATATGTCATATCCATTCTTTTCTTCTAATTCACCATGAAGATAACACCATGATGCTCTTACAACATCTTCGTATTTAGCACCACGATATTCACCATCAATATTTTCTGGTATTATTGTTAATGTTCTCATAATTTTTTAGCTTTTCTTTTTGCATTACGCTCATTAATAGCCCACACTTCAACACCATCAATTTTGAATTTCTTTAAACCATTAGGTATAATATCCTTTGGTTGTGGTTCAGGTGCTGGGCGATGTTTTGGTTTTTCTCCTGCAAACACTTGTTCAGCACCAAACATAGCAGACATCATATATAATCCTAAGAGTGATTTCATTGATTTCATAAAATTAGTTTAAGAGCTTAGGTTCAAGGTATTTCTACCTCTCCCCTAAACTCAAGATTTTAAATAATATTAATATCATACATTCTTTGAAAGCCTGTAGGCATTATCATACGATAAGCTCCATTTGTTTCAATTACATCTCCAACACAGGTTGACCTTATACCAAGAGCTTCATATTCAAGACTAAAGTCATTTTGTGCTTTTTTGAAAGCATCATCTAAAGAATTAGCATATACATTAGCCACTTCTTTGAACCGAATATCTAATTGACAAAATGTATTTAATTCTGAATTTGCAGGATGATATACACGATACTTTTGAAGTGATGTTATAGGTTCTTTTTCATCATACACTCTTTCATCTTCATAATTATCCATTTCTTCATCTAACATGTCCTGAAATAAATCATCTAAGCTTTCATCTACATCATCATAATATTCACTTAACATATTCCCTTCAATGCACATTTCCACTTCATCAAGAATAAAGTCAATGAAATGATATGTAAAAGAACTATCTTTAAGCTCTTTAAGAAAGTTGTAATGTTTCTGGAATTTCTCAACATCTTCTTCATGTGTACTTGAATTAAAGCACATGTTCTGAATTGTCACCTGTACTGAAACCAACAAATGACTAATAGCTCCATTTGCTTCTCTATAAGCAGAAATAATAGGAATAAGCTTATTAAGAGTGTTCTTAATAGCTTGTAATGTTTCTTTTTTCATAAGTTTTATTTGAGTTTAATAAAAGATTATATTTGGAATATTGAGTTTATTTATGTATATTTGTATAAATTAAACTCAATATGATATATTTTATAGGAAACAAAGAACAAGATATAGTTAAGATAGGAAAAACTAAAAATGTTGAAAATAGACTTTGGGAAATAAATACTCACTGTCCTTATAAATGTGAGTTATTCTTAACTATAGATGGAAAAGAAGCTATTGAAAAAACAATACATGAAATGTTTAATCAATTTAAAATGAACGGTGAATGGTTTCAATTTTCAACTGAAATTCAAGATTTTATAAATAATCCAAAAGAAATAGTATTAAATCCTTTGTTTAAAGATTTTAATATAAATACTTCATATTATAATAATGAAGACTTAAAAATCGTTGAAGATTTATACAAATTGAAAAAATCCAATATTGAAATCTCTGAAATAACAGGATTAACTATACATCAAGTTAGAAGAATTATAAGAAATAATCAACTTGCTAGAAAATATAGAGAATATAAAGGAACAACTATTGTTAGTTCAGAACAAGACTTTCAAAGAAATAAGCGTAAAAAGTATAGAACTCTTTATAAAAAAGGGATAATTACTAAAGAAGTATTATTAGAAGAACTTGCAAAATATCCAACTAAACGTAATTGTCCCAAAAATACAATTGAATATACCTAAACCTAATAAATAGAGAGTAATGTCAAGCAATGAACAAAAGTTCGGCAACGCTTTTCATAAGTATAAACTAACATTACTCTCTATTTATCAGACCTAATCCTATTACGGATTATGCACTCAATCTTTAAAATAATCTTTTACTAAATCTCTACCTGAATAATCTTGTCTTGAACAAGCATCATCTAAAATGTCATTTGGGCAATTTTCACAAAGCTTAGAAACAAGCTCCATATTCTTGTTACACAAATCTGACCACAATACATACAAGTTTGTTCCCTTTAAAGAAGGAACCTGTTCCAACTTAATAGCAATTGGAATACTGTATTTTAAGTTTTCAGGAGAGAACAATTCCATAAGAAATGTCATTGCAACTGGATTTCCTTTTGCATAATTCATAATCATACCAATCATAATAATAATTTTTGAGTTTGACATCATTAATGTTTCGTCCAAGTCTGGTCACAAACTGATTTTATACTCTTCTTGGCTGAGTTTATAGTCTTGTCTAATGGAACATTAAAGACTTAAACAAGGCTGCTAATCCATCAATAATATATGCATTACTGTCATAGTTATTAATATAGCACTTACAGCACCTTGTTGATTAACTAAAGACCTAAATAATCCAATTGTTCTTGAGTAACTCCTGTTGCTTTAGCATATTCAGCTAAAGTTATTTCTTCACAAGAAATGATAGGACATGTCTCTACAATAGGAAATTCATCTTCTGCAATTGGGTCATAATACCAATCTATATTAACATCAATAGATGTTAAATTAGGTGTAGTAGAATAATGAATAAAAGGCATTCCATGCTCTTCATGTATATATTTAAAGAATTGCATAATAAGTGTGATGCTGATTAGACAACATCGATTTATTAACAAATTAATAAAATTCTCTAACCTTATTACAGGAATTACAGAGAATACCATTACGGATGTGGAATGACAACTATTGCCAATCCCACTCTTGCAGTCCTTCTAAGGTGGTTACACCAATAGAAGTAATAATCAAAGCAGTATGTTTCATGCTTTTATTATTTAGTAATGAAGAAATCTCCCTGTTAACGTACAGAGAATAAAACGTTATTTACCTTTGAAGTCTTCATCAAAACTACTATCAAATAAACATCCTAATGCAACACATATTACTATTGTTCCCAACACACAATAAGCAGGATGTTGAGCCACTTCTCTGAAGCTGCCACCAAATAATCATGCAATAGCAGGAACAATCGAATACAAGAAACAGTAGCATATAACGTATACCACTGTAAGAACCATAAAACGGATTAACTTTTCCATAACAGATAAATATTTAAAGAATGAATAAACATAGAAAAGCATATACACAAGTCCTTGACAGGAGAGTGTATATGCCCTGTGAATAAATTACAACGGAAACTTAAACTTAAACCAACCAAAGGACTTAGCTCTAATAAAACATTGAGCTATACTAATATGTTCACAAGATTCATCTCTGAAACCTGTAATATGATTATCAACACCTTGTTCAGGTTTTATAGTAGTATAACCAACTTTTCGAACATATCCACCACCATGTTTCTGTTCTACAATAAATGTAGTACCAACAGGAGATGTGAGAATATTAAAGAGATTCTTACTCTGAAAAGAATAAGTGTGGTCTTTAACATAATCAGAATTACTTAAAGAACGCTCTTCAATAGGACAATTATAATCTACATGAATAGAATAATACTTATCAATAACCTTATTGGCTTGATTAGCACTAAGCTGAATACAGGAAATGAACTTTTCCATTTTAAATATTTTATTGTTTTCTGTTTCGATGCTCAATTACATCATCATCAGCAAAGAGAATACTCTTTGGACAGATTAGCATATACTGCGGTTTCAACATGGGAATATGATGTCAAAATGATATTGTTTTGATATCAAATGAGTGATTCTATACCCTATTTGTACTCATGTCAGTGCAAATTTGTACTTGTTTCACGTGGAACATTATATAATATCTACATGTATTAATACACTATTTATTAGATATTATCTAATTCAATTTAAAATATGCCGAGAAAATACAAAACCAATTTGATATTATTCAACAATTGTTCATATTATTGAATAATATCAAAATTAAGCTCTTTTTATGGGTGGATTTGGGCTGATTTAAAAAAGGACAGGGATAAATATCCCCGTCCGTTATTCTTCAATCATCATCCCATTAAGGAGTCGGAACTGCATTCTCCTGCAATTCAGCAGTGGCAGTCACTTTCTTTTCCTTCTTTTCAGGAGTTACACCAGCCAAAGCTTGTGTCAAAGCAGTGATACCGGCAAGGTATTGGTCAGCCCTTTGCTTTTGAAGGTTACGTCCACGGCCTTTAAATGGGACATTTGTCAGCCACACATTAGGTGAGCGTGTCATTTTGCCAGCAGAATCGAACTGTGGTTTTGCCACATCGAACTTCATAGCACCTTCATACTTGCCTGTGGCATCATCATAACCCTTCAGGAATTCTTCAAATTCATCTTCACTGATGCGTACTTCTGTACTTTTTACCGGAATCCTTACGCCTGTAGGAGAAATATAATTCTCACTTGTAGCTTCCACCTCTTCACTGAGGATAAGAATTACGGTGTCTGCATTTACACCTGATTGAGTGTCAATAGTTTCCACTTCAATTGTGGTCTTCCTCATACGGGACAAACCTGCTAATAGCTCATGTTTAATAGCCATAATGTTTACTTTTTGTTTAATTAATAAAAAATCTATGTATCATCTAATATGTAGCCTTGCTTGTTTGGTTTAAAAAAATAACACAAACCCGCAAAGAGCTTGTGTTATTTGTAAGTGAATACATTAGTGTTGTAGTATTATCTGTTTTCTAAATTGGCTTCAATTTCTTTTTTAAACTCAACTTTATCCAATTCCATCTGAATCCTGTCTTCTGGAGTTATTACACCATCAAATATATCTGGATATTTACGGCAGATTCTTTGAGCAACCTTCCCATCAATCATCATTTTTAACCATTTCTGGTAATTGGATTCAAAACCAAGAATGATGTAAACATACCCTTTGATATCCTTTCTGAATGGGTCAGGTCTGTTATAATGGTCATCAAGATTGAGATAATTCATTTTAACATCATAATTCTTGAGCCTTATTTCAACTCCTTGAACATAGCAGTCAGAAACTTCATCAAAGAAGAATACATTATCAATTACTTCTTTGTTCTGGAATATGAGCTTCATAAACTCATTTAATGCATAACTAGTCATAATATAACAAGGATAGTAAGATATCAGCTTTTATTTTATAACCAACGATAATATTGAGTGTTCCCATTCATTCCAAAGTACTGATTATCAGTAGTGTGTTCAGCTTTTACACCAAATGCAATCCAAGTTCTGTAATAGTCATCATCAGACATATTAAGAGACTTCTTTACACTGATATCAAATCCCATAAGCTTATTTATCATGGTTTGATAGTTAAACTCTGAAACATATACTTCTTTTGGAAAATTAGGATGATGTTCAGTATTAACATCAATAGTCAATTTGATACATTCCTTTTTAGGTTCAAAATACTTGCTTTCTGTTGTGTACAGCATAAAAGATAATTTGTGGGAGAGAGTTCATCACCCTCTCCCGATTAGAAAATGGGTTACTTAACAGCATAAGGATTAAAATCACCAAATACTTCCTTGTACTTTGCATCAGAAAGAATACCATGAGCTTTACGAGCTTCATTCTTGAGAGCATTCTCTGCAACACCAAGAATCTGTAAACTCCTGCGTGAAATGGCTACAACCTTCACATGTTCAGCAAGCCAAACAGTACCATCCCAATTCTTCTTAGCCTGATAAGCATCAATCATACACTTATCAAGACTCAGTTCAATTGCCTTTGTTTGTTCACCACCAGCAGTTTCACAATCCAAATCCAACTCTGTAGCACTAACCAAATCACTCTGAGCAATCTCAAGAGGAATCTTGATAGTATCCACAGTGACAGAGAACTTCTCGGATATTTTCTTCCCCTGAACATTCATCCTTATCTGGTAAGTGCTATCAATGGTGATAGGTTCGAACAGCTTGAAGATGATGTTCACCTTCTTTTCACCATCAGGCTTTGTGTTATGCAACTCTCCCACCTTAGCAAAATCACCAGCAAGCACAGCTTCTGCAAGCTCCTTAGTGTGAGCAGCCTTGTCCTTACCAAGTTCATAGACTTCTTGGTCATAGAACCAACCCTTGTAGGAACGACCAAATGTTCCGTTATCATGGTCAATGCTAGACTTAGCACTTACATTTTCCAGAGCAGTCTGGAAGCTTTTCAAATTCAAAAGACTCGTTTTCATAAAATTGATTGAAGAATGATTCCCTTATTCTTTATTCTCTACTTGGGATTGAAAGAGATAACAGCATTTCTTTAGTCCTTAGAATAGCTGTCCTAAAACTGTCACCTTTTGGCAGGTTGATGACTACCTCTAATTAAGAAGATTAATGTAATTTCAACTGTTTTGCAGAGAAATATACCCCTTCTTGTTTAACAACATCCCAATAAATGAGATGATTTAGACAATTAGTAGTCCAAATTTGGGTATTGAACTGACCGTAGTCAGATACTCCACCTCTTTCATGGAGTATTTTAGAATCATTACTAACTCTTGCAGATTTAACTGCATTACCTGTCAATGTTCCAAAGAACGTTGTTCTAATTGTCATAATATGTCGTTGCCTGAATAGACAGGTTCAACTGACCCTTATTGTGATGGATATAAACATATTATTTTGACTTTTCTTTGTAATACAATTTTTACATTATTAATAGAATGAACATAGGGGTAGACCCGGTTTCACTTTCTTAACAAGGCATCATTTATCTTACTGTTCTCCAGCTTCACACATAAAACTGATAGGGGGTGTACACACACTTCTTATGTATTCCTATATGTTAACACCTTCTTAAAAAAATTATAAAAAATAGAAAAATTTGGAGTTATTAACTTTTTAAGTTATTTTTGTCCCATGTCTCAATTAAATGCCAACACTCCTTATATATATTGTTATATAAGGAAAGAAATTACGGGATTAGAGAATGATATGGAGGGGTATATCTTTGGAGTGAAGTCTCAATTGAATTATCCTCTCCTTTTTCATTTTCAGTCTTCTATAGGAGCTATATTTTGGAATATTCCTATAAGTGGTTTTGTGCATAATTTGGAATATGAAGATTTGGATTTATCTATTCTCGAAACTTGGGATTGCCAAAGTAATGCTATATCTGTTTTATGTTTTAAGTTTCTTCAGCATAAGAGAGTGGATGTATTTTGTAGAGATGGTATATGGAGGAGTGGAATTTATCACTTCACTATAGATGATTACGAAACGGATGTTAATGAAATAAATGTGGGTTATTCTCAAGATATGGATAGTAAGTGTTTTCACTTTATAGAACTTGATAATGGAAGATTTTGTGTGCATCCTAATAATATATTACGTTGGCATAATGCTGATTTTATTCATCCCTACGATAAAGAAAACCCTCCAAAAATAAAGTTGAATAATCCCAGAGTTAGTTCTGAAGATGTAGATTTATCATTTGCTAAAAGTGCTTATTATTTAAAATATGAAAGAACCAAATAGAGTACGTAAGAATCCTATACAATATAATATACAGTTAGATGAAGAGCAAAAGGCTGGTAAAGCTATAATTCTTCAATATCCTATTACATTAATTACTGGTCAGGCTGGATGTTTAGGATTAGACACAGAAGTATTAATGTATAATGGAACTTTTAAAAAAGTTCAAGATATTGTTGTAGGTGACCAATTAATGGGACCAGATTCTAAGCCTAGAAATGTATTATCTTTATGTAGAGGCATAGACCAAATGTATTGGATTAGACAAAATAGAGGAATTGATTATAGAGTTAATAGTAATCATATACTATCATTAATAAGAGTTCAAACTGCAAAATATCCAAGAATTGCAGTTGATGGTGTAAGAAAACAAGATTTTTCAAGACCTCCTATTCATCCTAAAAAGGAAACAGTTACAAATATAGAAGTTAATAGATATTTTGATTTGGGTTCTAAAAAACAATATATGGGATATATTTCAAATTGTCTTTTCTTTGAAGAAAAGAATTTATCAATTGACCCATATTATTTAGGACTTTGGTTAGGAGATGGAAGTAAAAATTGTATAAGAGAAATTACAGCAGCAGATTCTGAAATAATAAATTATTTAATTGACAAAGGAGCAAGAGCTAAATTAAATAGTAAATATGCATGGTTATTACCAATAAATTTAGAAACAGTTGAGTCTTTTAAAGATTTATTTTCAATTACAAATTCTTCAAAATTACCTGAAAAATTTATACCTAATGATTATTTGTTTAACTCAAAAGAAAATAGATTAAAATTGTTAGCTGGTTTATTAGATAGTGATGGACATTATATAAAAGATGGAAAATATTATGAAATAATAGTAAAAAATAAAAGATTAGCAGATAATATAACATTTCTATGTAGAAGTCTTGGTTATAAAACTAATCAAAGAGACAAGAAAGCTAGTATGAAAAGAGATGATGGTACTATATATAAATGTATTGTTCAAAGAATATCTATAATGACAGAAGATATTATACCTGTTATTATAGATAGAAAAAAGAATGAAATTGGTTCTGATTTTAAAAATAGAAAATACACAGGATTCAAAATAGAAAAAGATATTATTGATAATTACTATGGGTTTACACTTGATGAAGATAATCTTTTTTTATTAAAGGACTTAACCGTTACTCATAATTCAGGTAAAAGTTTAGTTGCTCTACAGACTGGATTGGATTTTGTTAATAGTAAGATGGGTAAGATGGTATTAACACGTTCTTTAGTAGAGGTTGGAGATGAATCAATGGGTTATTTACCCGGAGATGCTAAAGAAAAGTTAAGTCCTTATTTAGAAGCAGCAATGGAGAATCTTGAGAAATGTATGTCAAGACAAGAGATTTTAAAGCTTGTTAATGATAATAGGATTGTTGCTGGTCCTGTAAACTTCATGAGAGGTAAGACTGTAGAGGATGTGCTTATTGTAGAAGAGGGACAAAATCTTACTATAGGACAGATGTTAGCAGTTTTAACAAGAACTGGTAAGGAGGGTAAGATTATTATTACTGGTGACTTGGCTCAAAAGGATAGAAGAAAGGAAAGAAGTTATGGAGCATTGGACTTAGCAATTGATTTAGCTAAGGACTTACCTGAATATATAGGATGGGTAAAACTTAATGGTCAGCATAGACATGATGTGGTTAGTAAGATAAATGACTTAATTTATTCTGATAAATATAAAAATAGGGTATTCCCTGAAAACTAATGGAAAATAAAAGCTTAGTAGATAAAATGAAACCCTTACAGATATTATATAATCTGGATAAGGCTGGTGTAAATGTGGAGAACTTACATATCAGTACATTTACTAAACCTTTAGAAGAATCTGTAGAACAATGGTTGGGTAGAATATTTGATAATAATAAAGAAGTATTTGGAGAATACACAAAAGAAGATTTTATAAATAATGCATTATATGGACGGTAGAACATTTATTGACAATTTAGAAGATATCCCTTTAAGGGATGATATTAAAAGTATGTCTTTAAAAAGTCAGAAAAATCTTGAAAATTGGATTGATACTTTAACAAATTCTATATTTCCAAAAGAATGTATAGATACCCCAATGTTAAAATTTAAAGATGTAAATGATGGAGATGGTTTCAAGATAGAATATATTAATCCAAGAACTCAAGAAAAACAAGAAATTTTAGATAGAGAGAGAGGTATATTTTCTTATACAGAATATTTAACTGAAAATCAGAATAATAAACCTATATTTGCACAATAAAGTTAATCGCTTTATCAAGCATAATCAGGTTTATTATGGAAAATAAAAGAAAAATATGGAAAAACTTATAGCAACGATATATTGTCTTGATAAAGAAGATACTATAACTTATGGAGAACTTATGAAAGATAAACTTGGAAAAGATATTGTTATTCCAAAAAGATTAGCAAGTTTAAAACTTCGTAAAAATAAATTAATTCAAGAAGATTATATGCATAAAGATTATATAGCTGGAATTGACCCATACTTAGATGATAATAGTGTTCATTTTTATCAAAGGGAAGGAGATATGGATAATCTTCCTGAATCTACTATTACATATTCCAATACATCTCCAGAAGAATTAACAGAAATATTTATGAAACAACCTATTCAGTTACAACAATATGTAACTATAGAAGAGGCTATAAAGAAGTTAACAGAAGAATTATCACAGGATGAAGAACATTATATAGCTTGGAAAGCTGCTATTGCTATGTCTTTTAAAGATGAAGTGTATAGATTAAGACCTGTTACTAATAGATGGAATAGTGACATTGTTCATAAAATTGCTAATAAAGCAGCAGATAACTTTTTAAAACAATTAATAGGATGAATACCAAAGATTTAATATTATATAATGATAATCTTCTACCTAGTCAAAAAATAGAATTTCTTATATCTGGTAAAATACCAAAAATGGCAGATTATATGGAAGTAGCAGAAAGGGTTTATTATCATGTAAATCCTGAAACTAAAATGGATGTTCCTAATTCTGCTTATATTACTACAGAAAAATGGTATCATGAATGGTGTAGAGATACTGAAACTGATTTGGATTTATTTAAATGGATACTTAAAAATAAAAAATAAACAATGAAAACAAAAATTTTTGAAGCTTTAGGACAAGCTTCTATGTGTTGGTCTGAAATTCCAAACGGAGTATTTGATTCTTCTAAAGTATTAGAAGTAGGTAATGAACTACTAAAAAGTGTTTATACTACAGAAGGAGTACAAGAAATAATAAATGATTTAGATGGTTCTGAAATAGAACTTATTAATGATAAGTGGCATAGTTTCAAAGAACTTTATGAATTCAGGAAGATGTATAATGCTGCTTTGTTCAATGAATGGGCTAATCATACTTGGGTTAGAAAAATACAAGGGGATACTGTAACAGGTATAAAATTTAGTGTCCATAAGTCATGGAAGCATTATGATGGAGAACTTTGTTTTGGTGGAGGATGGTTTATAGTTAGTGCTATGTTACCTACAGGATTGATTTCCAATCATTATGAAGCTAAAGATTGGGATATGTTTAAGATTCCTGAAGTTGAGAAAGCTCTTTTCGAGTATGATGGACATACAGGACAAGATGTATTGAATCGTTTAAAACAATTATAATGATAATAACAATAGATAGAAATAATGAAGAAAGGCAATGTCCTATCATAACAATTGATACTAGAAAGTGTTATTCCGAATATGCTGTTAGAAATTGTCTTGAATTAGCATTAGAATTAGAGGGTTACTCTGAACAGGATATTGATAGAGTATTTAATTTACAAAGAGATTTAGTTTGTAAACAAGAAGACTTAACTTAAAATTATAAATATGAAAAATAAAGAATTGTACGGATATATTTTTTCCTATAATTGTTTTACAGATAGATGGATGGCAACAAATAGAGATAATTATTTTAAGCTCTGGAATGAAGGTTTAAAAGAAGAGGTTCTTGAAAGTAGAAGTATAAATTCTCTTCAGGAGTTGATTATTAAGGGTAAAGGAGATTTAAGAACAATTTTAAAATTAAAGGAGGCTATATGACATATTTTGAAAACTTCTTTAGATTTCCAAGTGTGGAAGCTGATATGGAAAACGAATGGGTAAAGAAAGCAAGTGCTGAAAGCATGAGTAAAGAACAAGAATTTAATGTAGATTATGTTATTTCCATGACTGAAATTAGTTCAGATAATGAAGTGATGTCTATATCAGAAGGATGGTATCCTAATGAATATAGCTTTAATGATGTAAAACAAACACATAAATTTCCATGTACAAGGGTGAACTTTTCAATTGAAGGAGACTTTCTTGTTAACTGGCCTTTAAAAGAATTTAAAGTTAAGTGGCAAAAATTTCAAGATAGTCTTCCACAATTAGAAGTGATAGAGTTAAATGAAGAAGAAGCAAAAGATTTAATTAACAAATACAAAAAATAATGAAAAATCAACTTAATGGAGCTACCATTCAAAAGCAACAACAAGAATATGCTACAAAGAAAGAGATGTTAGCAGAAGTGGAAAGATATGAACTTGCTGCTAGAAAGTTTAAAGCAGAGTATGAAATGATGGAATATGCTATGAAAGCACATGAACTAAAGCCTACCTATAGAGAATTTGCACAAAAAATTATGCAAGAAGCTCAGGAAGCAATGGCTAAAATGCAGGAGAATCCAGATATTACTGTTGAGGAGGAACAACAAGATGCTTAAAGGAAATGGAAAGATGTATAATGATAAGTATAATGCTCCAGATACATATACAGATATGGATGGGCAAAGTAAAAACTTCACTCACATCAATTACAGTAAAAAATCAAAAATGTCTTTCCAAATGAAAGAAGAGCAAGATTTACAAGAGCTTTTAAAAGCAGACAAATTACGTATACAAGAAGAAATATTAAATCTTCCAGCAAGCATGTTTCCTATGGAATTTCAGGACTTTATTATAAGAGATATTCCAAATGAAAAGATTATATGGAATGAATCTATGATAAGAGATGAAGGTACACCTTTTACAACACTCCTTTCTTTAAAAACACTAACTTCTAATAGGTTAGAACACTATGGTCCAAAAGCATACTAAAAATAATTTTGGAAATTTAAACTTTTTTCGTTATTTTATATAAAACCATGTACTTAATAATTCAAGAGCAAAAACCACATGTACTCAAAGACAAATATTCTGTCTTAAAGGTTTATCTATATTTACAAATGCTGAAAAAAGGACATGCTCCTTTGGATAATGATATTGACATACTATGTGAATTATTCTTTGCTGGAGGTTATTGTGGTATAAAGGAAAAGAAATGGTTTTATAAAACAGTGATAGACAAGAAGTTACGTAATTCTGAACAGAGTATAAGTAATAAACTAACCGAATTCTTTGAAAAGAAGGGATATATATTTAGGACTGATAGAAATTGTGTAGAGCTTAATTACGATTTCTTCCCAAAAGAAGGGATAGTAGGAGATGTAGAAGGAATTGGTTTATCTTTAAAGGTGGCACATGCAAGCTGATATAAAAACAATCTGTAAGAAATTATCAAAAGAAAAGAATATAGATTACAATCTATTAAAGGCTGTGGGTGATACAGTATTTAAAGAAACTAAAAAAGTTCTTAATAATCCTCCCAATCTTATTATTAACTTAAAAGGTTTAGGAAGGTGGTATTTAAGAAAGCAACAGATGGAAAGGAAAATAGAATACCTTGAAGATTACTATAAGTATGAATCTGGTGTTCTACCTGAACCATTGGGTAAGTATTGGGAAAATAAAGAAGTAAAGGAAAAGCTTGAAGCCTTACTACCTGTTTATGAGAAATATTTAAATAGAAAACAAGAAGTAAGAGATTTAAGAGTGGAACTTGGATTTACAAAAATCATAGAATTAACAGATGATGAAGAGGATTAAACACTATATAAAACTGCTTTGTTCAAGAAAGTATTGGACTTGGAGTAATTTTAAAGGAGTTGTACAAGCCTATTTTCGTAAGACTAAATATGAATATATGGGATATAAAGTTCCGAAGCATATTCATGAACAATATATGTGGAGAGAGATTAAAGCTAAGAAGTGTATAGATAATATAACATGCTTAAACTGTGATTGTTACATTAAAGAAAGAATCCTTGAAGATAGAGGATGCTCTATAATGGAAGGTAAGGGAAACCTTGTAGGTAAACAAGAACCTTGTTATCCAGATTTAATGAAAAGAGAAGTATGGAACAATTATAAAACTAATAATAAAATAAAAATATGATATTAAACTTACCAACCAAAATAGATTTTGGTCAAATGAAATTTGGTAGCTCTTATAGTAGAGATTACATAATTAAAAACACTACAAATCAAGGGATTAATATTACTGATTTTTCTAAAAGCTGTAGTTGTGTACAAGCTTCTTTAAAAGTGAGTCACCTATCTCCAAATGAATCCACTACTATAAATGTCACTGTAACTCCGGGTTCTACAGGATTATTCAGTAGAAGTATGGCATTTAAAATAAATGGGCAATCATATACAGTAACATTAACAGGACATGCAAGTTAAATTTATAGAGAGTACCCATCAATATTTAAGTGATAAAGGAGAGCTTACATCTGTTTCAAAATTCGTAAAAGGTTTTGAAGTTGAGAAAGATTGGAAAAAGATTGCTGAAAAGAATGTAAGGAACCTAAAGAAATATAAAGGTATAATAAAAACTGTAGACCAAGTTCTTAAAGAATGGGAAAATAAAAGAAATCTTGGAAGTGCTGCTGGTACAATATTACATGAAATAAAAGAGAAGCAAAGAATAGAATCATGCTCTAATATTAAACATTCTGGATTTAAAGGAGAAGATGGTGGAAAGGTGAGCTTTGATTTATCTTTATTAGAAGATGGTTATATTTATCCTGAACTTATGTTATATGATTTTGATTATATGGTTTGTGGTCAAAGTGATGAAGTAGAAATTCTTGATAGAAAGATTAATATCATAGACTATAAATCAGATAAGAGTATAGATTTTAAAGCCTATCAAACAGAATGGACAGAACCTGAATATCTATTACCACCTTTAAATCACTTACAAAATTGTAATGGTAACCTATATGCTCTAAAGATGTCCTTATATATGTATATGGCATGGAAACAATGCAGAGGAAAGTTTAAACCCGGCAAGATAATACTCAAATGGTGTCCTATAGAACGTGATGAAGATGGTATACCTATATTATATGATGGAATACCAAAAATAATAAAAGAACAGGATATAGAACTTCCATATATGAAACAGGAAGTGTTAAAAATGCTAGAATGCTACCAAAAATAATTGATTATGATACGGATACTAAGCAAATACAATTAACCGAAAATGCTTATGTCATTCCTGAATTAAGAAATCTTATAGATAAATATCCAGATAATTATGTACCATATGTTACATACGTATATTTAATGTGTGGATATAATAGCCCTTATATTAATTTACCAGATTCTGAAAGACAGGAGCAGGTAATATTTGATGTTCAAGAATTATTCACAGACTTTGACCCCTTCGAACCATTATTAGAAAAGGCGGTGGAAAAACTGAGTGACTTATATAAAAGTCCAATTATGAAATTAGCTGAAGAGCTTGGTAATGAAGTGGATAGATTCAGAAAGATTCTAAAAACTGAAGCTATTGTAACTGGACCAGAAGGTAATTTCAGAGAAAGAATGGCTCTCTTAGAGAAAATTGATAAGATATCAAGTTCTTATGCAAAGGTAAAAGAACAAGCAAAAAAAGAAATGGATGATGATGGTATACGTGGTGACCATGAAATAGGTATGTACTAATGTTTTTTAAATTCCCCTTAAAAATACCAAGATGGAAATCTTCTACTAATGAGTGGGATTACCAAATTTTTGATAATAAACAATCCTTTATAGATTATATGTGGAAGCAATTTAAACTTCCCGGAGAATATAATTTAAGAGAAGATATTAACTTAAAGATACAAGAAGAGGGTATTAAATATACCAAAACTGCTAATCCAGAAACATTTCAAGGTGGTCGTTACCACAATTATGTCAAGGGTAGCATACATTATAAGAATTGGCACACTGCTCAAAAAGAGAAGGTTTTATGTGGAGTGATATATGATGACTTTTATATCCCCCCTTATTATCATTGGTATCTAAACTTTTGCCCATTCTTTGATGACATAAAAATGTTATATAGATTTGGAGATGTGTGGGATACAGATTTATGGTATTTCCACTATCTCACTTTATGTCTATTACTAGGTAAGAATGTTTATGGTGTTAAGGGTAGACAGAAAGGATTTTCCTTGAAACATATGGCATTTCTATATTGGGGATATTGTTGGTTTGGAGGTGGTGTATATACTGTAGGAGCATATGATGAGAGTCTTGTTGATAAATCTTGGATATTCTTAGAGAGATATAGAAATCACATAAATAAATACACTCCTTGGAAAAGAGGACCAATTAAACCTAAATCCTTAGAATGGGAAGAACTTATTGAAACCAAGAAGGGTGGAACAGTTGGAGGTGGAGCAAAACTCTCTGGAGTTACATTCAAACAAAGTCCTACAAAAGATGTAGGGGGTGTTCAAACAATATTCAATTATGAAGAACCCGGAGTTAGCCCTACAATAACCCAAACATACTCTTTTATAAAACCTGCTATGAAAAAGGGGTCTGTAAAGACTGGTATATTTGTAGCATGTGGTTCTGTAGGTAATCTTGAACAAGCAGAAGGATTAAGACAGATGGTATATAATCCTGCTTCTTATGATGGTCTTCCTGTTAAAAATATATGGGATGAAGATGCTGGACCAGATGACACTTGTGCCATATTTATATCAGAAGCATATTCTATGCTTGGTGAAGATTATCACTTTGATGATTATGGTAAAGTGGTTGGTGGTTCTGGTAGACCATTCATTGATAATGCTGGTAATTCAGATATTAAATTATCATTAGAATGGATTGCTGAAAATGATAAACTTCTTCAAGTCTCTAAAAAGAGTGAAGAAGAAAAGCAAATTGATAGGTCTCAGAAATGTACAAGCTTAAAGCAAGCATTTGCTGAAAGAAAAATATCCTACTTTCCTGTTGCCAAATTAAAAAGGAGACAAGAACAATTAAAAATATTAGAGAGTGAAGGAAAGTTAAAGCATCGTAAAGGGTTATTATATATTGATAATGACGGTGTTATAAAACTTGATGAAAAGGATAAAGGAGAAGAACATGGTTATCCTATTAATCCAGCTTGGGAAGATAAAAGAGGATGTGTTACAATAATTCATGATTGTGAACCAAATCCTGCTAAATATAGATATTTTGTTGGAGTGGATACAGTGGAAGCAGATGAAACAACTACATCTGATTCTATACAAACAGTTGATGTATTTGAAGGACAAACCACTGTTAAGGATGAACATGGTAGAATATTAAGAATAGAAGGTGATAGACTTGTTGCTACTTATAGAGGTAGATTTAATCCTGTAGATGGTGGAAATGAACAAGCATGGCTCTTAATAAAAAAGTATAATGGTTACTGCTATCAAGAAAGGAGTAAGCCAAACTTTCAATCTTACATGAAGAGAAATGGTTGGGCTGAACAATATTTAGCTAAGGAATCAGAAGTGCAAATATTCAAAGATGTAAACTTCTATAAAGAAAAGCCTGATAGTGGATTATATGGATTTACTATCACTTTAAATAATCAAATATGGGAAACCTTTAAGAAGATAGGAAGTGAATATCTTCATTCTGAATATGATAGGCAAACTATAACAACTGAAGAAGGGGATGAGAAATCAATAAAAATATATACAGGTATAGATAGAATTGAAGACTATTGGTTATTGGAAGAATTTATTCAATATGCAGAAGATAAATCTGGAAGACCTAAAAAGAATACAGATAGGTTAATTTCATTCTTTGCAGCTTTGATACTTTCGAAGGTGTTCCAAAATAGTCACAACTCTATAAGAATAGAACATAGTCAAAAAGATGTACCTAAAAAGGTATATTCTCCGAAACCTGTAAATATGCTTGGTGGTGTGAGTAAAAAAACGTATAATAATACTAAAGGGGTCAGAAAAAGACCTATATCAATGATATAATGGCGCAAACTAAAATGATATGGAGCAGTGATTTGTATAAAGGATTTAAAACAAATTCTGCCCAACAACTAAAAATAGACGACCTTCTTCCTTTTAATTTCTTAGTGGAAAAAGAAAAAGGACCGGATTGGATAAGAGCTGTAGCAGATTTCTATGAAACTGCTGGATGGGTTAATGTAGAAAAGAAAGCTTACGGTATTCAAAGAAATTTTGATTTACGTTATTCAAAGCTGAATCCATCCGATTATATTGTTGGGCCATCTCACTATGATTATTACTTAGCTGCTGGACTTGATGTTGCTATTGGAGAAACTTCTCCTATACAACAATTCTATCCATTAGTAGATAATATTGTAGACTTACTAAGAGGAGAATATGTTAAGAGAGATAATAGTATGTTAATTGAAGTGATAGACCCATATTCTCAAAATGAACTATTTGAAAAGAAAGAGAAAGAATTTGAAGGAGTGATGATGAGTTATTTAGAAAAACAGATACAACTCAATCTTCAAAAATCAGGACTTGCTCCATCTCAAGACCAAAACTTAAATCAACAATACGAACAGAGTTATCAAGATGCTATGAGACAACTTACAGAAGTTGAAATGGCATCTAAAAAATATAGAACCACAGGACAAAAGTGGGCTGAAAAGGTTTTAAAGGTACATGACCAAAGATATAATTTACACGAATTAGAACCAGATGGTTTTGAAAGCTCTCTAATATCAGATAGATGTTTTTATCATATTGACTTATTAGAAGATGATTTTAAATTAGAACTTATAAATGTTAAGTGGTGTGATTATCACAAGGGACCAAATGTTAAATATGTTTCAGAAGGAGACTACTTTCTTTGGTTTGAATTTATGAGCAGTGGCCAAATTATAGATAAGTTTGGTACAAGAATGGAAGAAAAGGATATAGATAAGCTAAAAGAAGTTTATTTAAAAACCTCAAATCTTGTTGTACCCGATGGTCAAAGAGCTATACAAGGTGCTTATTATGACCATAGTAAACCTTGGAGTGAAGCTACAGATTTGAATCCTAATATGAACAATGCTTTATTAGGTAAAGAACTTGCTTACTCCTACATGCGTTCTCCAAACTTTGACCACAATGAAGATGTGGATATACTAAATCCTGTTTGGGGAAGAAGAGTGACAGGTAAGCCACAAATGTTTAGAGTGATGAGACTCTATTGGAAGAGTATGAGAAAGATTGGTTGGCTTACTAAAATAGATAGGTCAGGAGTTATGTCATATAATGATTGGGTAGATGAACATTTTGTAGTGACAGAAGAACCTAAATATGACCACACTTTAATAAAAGAAAAGAAGAAGGATAATTTATTATATGGAGAACATATTGATTGGACATGGGTTCCTCAATGGAGACATGTGATTAAAATTTCTCCAAATCAAAAGCATACATTCTGGATGAATTGGAATGAAACATTTGAAACCATATATATTGATGGAGCACCTGTTAAGTTTCAATTTAAAGGAGATAAAAGTCCATATGGATGTTTACCACCTGTTGAAGGTGCTGAATTTAGCTGGATGAATACTGGACCAGTTTCTTTAGTAGATAGACTTAAACCAAAGCAAATACTTTATAATATTTGCATGAATAAAGTACCTAAAAAGATATTGGAAGATTTTGGATTAAAACTCGGTGTACATAATTCTCTTGTTACAAATGGTTCTACATCTGTTCAATCTGAAGTTGACCCACTTATGGAATTTGAAGAAAGACTTAGAGAATCTCCAATATTTAATTATAGTACAGATATGGATACATTGAGAGCTATAGGACAACCTCCTAGACCTGAATTGTATAACATGTCCACTGTACAAGATGCTCAAGCATATTTACAATTGGCAACATTTGTTAAAGAGAGTGCTGGTGAAGATGTTGGTATAACAAGACAACGTACAGCTAAGATGCAAGCTTCTGAAACTGCTACAGGAATACAACAAGCAATAAATTATTCTGAAACTCAAACAGAGAAATATTTTGAGAATTACAGTAATTTAATGACAAGAGTGAGACAGCGTATGTTAGATGCTGCTCAATTTTATAGCACATTTGTTCCTTCTTCAAGAGATATATATCTTAATGAATATGAAGAGAATGTATTTCTTGAAATGGATGGGATGCAAAATCTGCTTCCACAATATTTAATAAAGGTGACTTCCAGACCAAATGTTAAGGAAGCCTTGAAACAAATTAAACAATTCCTATTCGAAGAAAATACTCTTCCTATAAAACCTTCTGATAAGATACAAGCTTTCTTTAATAATAGTCAGGCAAGAATAATAGAACTTTTCAAAGAAGGTGAAGCAGAACAAGTTCTTAGAGAAGATAAACAAAGAGAATTTGAACAATCTATGCAACAAGAAAAACTTGCTCAACAAGAAAGATTAGAACAAGATAAGAGAGAAAGAGAAGATAATAATAAAGAACTTGATAGAGAGAGCAATGAATATATTGCTTCTATAAGAGCATTGGGTGGAGTTCAAACTGATGCTAATGTAGACGGTACATTAGATGCTGCTCAAAATATGCAAATATTAATGAAGCAAAAAGAGATGCAAAATAAAGCAATGCAACTTATAGATGAAAGACAATCCAAACGTCAAGAAGCTATAGAGACTAATCTACTTGAAAGAGAGAAGATTGCTGGTAAACTTGAAGAGACAAGAATGAAAACTGAAGCTCAGAAGTTTGTTGCAAAAGAAAACAAACAAAAGCATGAAGTAAAGAAAAGGAAATAGTTATATTATCAAATTGAAATTTAACAATTTGGAAAAATAATTTAAAAAGTGTATTATATATTATAAAACAAAACCAATATTATGCAAACAGAAAAAGCTGCATATGATGATTTCTTCGGATTGAATGATATTCCTACCGAAGATGTGATTATTCAGAAAGACAATAATTTTAGCACTACAGGAAATGGAGATTTTGATATTCTAAATCCATTAGAAAAAAAAGAAGAAGTTATTGTAGAAAAGAAAGAACAGAATCAAGAAGAAGTTGATATTCTTGAAAGTGATAAAAAAGAAGAAAAAGAACAAGAAGATATTACAAATATTGTAAACTTCTTTCAAGAAAGGGTTAAGAAGGGAATATTTTCGAATCTTGTTGATGAAGAAGGAAATGATGTAACGCTATCTAAAGTTGAAGATATTGATAGTTTCTTAGAAGCAAACTTTAATTACAGAGTAGAAAAGGAAAAAGAAACTCTTGAAACAACTTGGTACGAAACAAAAAGTCCAGCATGGAAAGCAGTTGCTCAATATGCTGATTACGTTCAAGACCCAACACAACTTATTCCATTCCTTCAAGGTGTTAATAACATAATGAACATTTCTGAAGTGGATGAAACCACAATAGAAGGAGCAGAAAGCATTGTAAGATTTAAAATGCAAGCTTCTGGAGATGATGAAGAAACTATAGAAGAACAGATTAAGATTCTTAAAGATTCAGATAAAATTGTTGATATAGCAAAAAGATATAAACCTGCATTAGTTCAGAGTGAAACTCAAAGACTCTCACAAATGCAAGAAAAAGCTAAAAAGGACCAAGACCAATATATTGAATCCGTTAGAGCCTATGAAAAGTTAGCTATAGAAAATATTGAAAAGCCTTTATTTGGAGAGAAATTAAATCAAGAAGAGAAAGCAATTATATATGATATGATTGCTATCCCAAATCAAGAACTAGGTGGATACGCTATATTTTCAGCAATAGATGATTTGTATGAAAAGCAAGACATGGAAACCCTTAGAGAAATAGCTCTTCTAATAGCAAATAAACAAAAATTCTACACTTATGCTTCAAAAGCTGCAACAGTTAAAACAGCAGCAGATTTGCAAAGAAAGCTTAGAGTACAATTAGAAAGTGATAAAAAAAGTTCATCGAAAGATGACCCTGAAATAACAAATGTAAAAGCCCCTACATATAAACAACAAGGCAAGCCGAGATTCGGATTTTAAAAATTGAAATAAAATGATAAACAACAAAGTAGGACTTGGGAGTTTAGGTCATCCCGGTATTTTTATCGGTCAGACACGAGTGAAGGGTTTGACAAATCACCTAGATATCCCTTATGTAACAGCACTCGAAGGTGCTCAAACCGACAAATTAGACTTTGGTGTGCTTGATTTGTGGGCACTTAAACAAAGAACTGATTCCCCACTTCTATCTTTAGCAGTGGAAAACGCTCAGATTATCTATACTGATGCGGATTATTACACATTCGAACTTCCAAGTGCAGCAGAAGGAGTTACAAGACTTATTTCTGGTGGATTGGATAGAGACAAATTTGGTATGGATGGAGAAGAAATTCCATTCATTGTATCAAGGAGAGATTTATCTCCGGGTGCTATGTTCAAATTTGACTTAACTTCTCCTGTAATGTTCAAAGTGGTAAATAGAATTCCTGAACAAGTAGGTGAACATTATAGAGTGTGGGCAAGTCTTGTTACAAATGCTCAAGTTCCATATGTAACTAAAGCGGAATTTATTCCTCAAAGGCAAATTATAAAACTTGCTGATACAAGAGGATTGGATTTCTCTGCTCATGAATCAACTTGGGGTGTATCAGGTGTTCCTTCATTAATGAAGTTTAAGAACTACTTGACAAATGTAAAACTTCAACAAGCTTATAGAGTTACTGAAGGTGCTGTAGAAATGTTAAATCACGAAACAAGATTTGACTCTGCACAACTTAAAGGAATGGAGAACATGCTTTTGAAATTCTACTCTGTAAGAGGTATTGCTGATAACAAAGTGATTAATATGAATACTGCTGCTCCTCAAGATAGAGAGCGTTATATGCAGCAAATTCAAGATTCAAGAGTTAAAGGATTGGGTCATAGTGCTATGGTTTCTTTCTTAGATAACGTAGCTATTAATCTTATGCTTCAACAAAATAACAATCTTGGTATATGGGGTCCAGCAGCTAATAGTTTAGTAGATGGATATGACAGTACAAGATTGGCTCCGGGTGTATGGTTCCAATTAGACCAAGCTGGTTACAAAACTACTTATGACATTGGTACTTTTGACTTAAATGTTCTTGGAGATGCTATTAAGGACTACGAATTTGGAAAGGTTGAAATGAGAGAATCTGTTTCTACTAATGTATATGTAATTAGAACTGGTAGAGGTGGACAAGAGATTATATTTGATGCTTTCTTAAAAGCTGGATTCGATATTCCTGCTCAAGTTCAAAATACTGACCACGGATTCCTAAGAGGTGATGCAAATAATCTTGTACATAGAGCAGCAAGAATAGTAGAGTTCCAATTGAAAACTATTGGTATACTAAGAGTAGAATGGGAACCCGGTTTTGACCCTGTAACAGCAGATGAAATTGTAAACCCAATCTTAGCAAGTGGTTACAGACTTTCTTCTTACACTATGTTGATTGAAGATTATAACACTTCAGGTGATAATATTGCAATCATTAGAAAGAAAAGCAATAGTAAAATCTCTATGAGAGTTACTAATGGTACTGCTTGTCACCCTATATTCAGTGGTTCTACAAGTATAGCTGGACAAAATGTTATGTATCATAATGCTGATGATGATTTGAATGGTTACAAAGTTAAGTTTAGTGGTACTGCTGACACTATGATAGTGAAAGACCCTACAAAACTTTTGAAGTTAGTTCCGAACAACCCTAAATTAGGTCGCGCAAATTTATGATTTCTTTAATTCGGATTCTTTGGTACTTTAAAAGAATTCAATAAAATACAAAGGAGAGCCGTAACTCTCCAATGGTCTCAAAGAAGAACCTCCTCGTGGTGAGACTGGATAATCAACTAATTCTTCAATAATATAAAACCAAATATATGAACGTAAGATTTCAAATCAAATCAACTTCTCCAAAAGCGGAGAAAGAAGGAAAGGAGATATTAAATTTCTCTGGTGAAGCTCAAAATTACAGAAGAAAAGCAACGAGAGTTTCGGAAGCTGTAGGTTATAAACCTGATGGTTCACCAAAAATTAAATTCAAAACAGGACTTGACCCTGAAAGAGTTAAATTCTATTGGTGGTTTAAAGAAGAAGAAAGAGAAGAAGTTAAGAAGCAATTGGAAGAATCTCTACCTGACATAGAAATGAGATTTCATGGAAAGGAAGTTATTCATGATGAAAATAAGTCGTTTTGGAAAGACCAAAAAGAATTTTATCAAATTGCTCTAACATTAGATACTGCAAATTTGTTCTTTGATACTAAAAATCCAGACCATGCAGTTTTATATTTTAGCATAATTGGTGGTGCATTTATTGACACTATTGCTCCTACAAAGGATTTAGCAATTGAAAAAAGGATTCCTCACTATATAGTTCTTGAAAAAGATGCAACTGATGAAGAATTCGTAGATGTTAATGAAAAACTAAAAGCTTCCGCTAACTTGTATAAGCTTATGGAAGAAGGAAGTGAAGATGCTTTATTTATATTGTGTTGGACTGCTCTTTATAATACGAAAGGATTTGGTAGCATTTTAAAAAGTATGCCAAAGAGTGATAAAGCCACTTATCTGAACATGTTTATCGAAGGTGAACTTGTAGATAAGAAAAAGAAAACATGTGCTAAGATATTTAATCAATATGTTGATAGATGGTCAAGTCCTCAATTAAGAGAAAAGTTGTATGCAGAAGCTTATATTAAAGCTGGAGAACAATATGCTCTTGTTGTTACAAATGATAAAAAGTATGAAACTACATGGGGTACATCTTTAGGAAATACTATTGATGAAGCCGTAGAAAAAATAACACAGAAAAAGTTCGCAAAAGACTTAGACCAACTTATGACAGAAGTTGAGAAAAAATGGGTAGCATGACAATAGCAGATTTCTCTTTAAAGATAGACCTAAGATTAAATAAAGGAGCTTCAAATGATTATGATGCTATATGGTCTGATGTAAAAGAAGAAGCTGCAAATAAAGGAGTGACGGATTTTGTAAGAAGACAAGTAAAAGGTAAGAATCAAACACAGGAAGGTGACGAAGAAACAACAGCTAAAGTGGATGATTTACAAGTGTTACTTAAACCCGAAGTTCTTAAAGTTACTAAAAAGAATGGATTCTTTGAAACAGAAAAACTCCCACAGGATTATTTATATTATAAACGTCTCACTCCAAATGTTAAAAAAGGGGAATGTGATTCCTTAGATATAAAATCATATTTTTCAGAAGAAGCAAATGTAGATGATTTAAGACATGTTCCATCTTTTGATTTTGAAGAAACATTTCACACTTTAGCAGGTAACAAATTTAAGATATATTTTGATGACTTTGACGTTTTAAAAGCGTCTTTAATTTATTATAGAAAGCCTAAAAAGCTAAACTTCAAAAAACTTAATGACATATTAGAATTTAAAGATGATATATGTGAAATGATAGTGGATGAAACAGTAAAGATAATAGCTTCCGATATTGAAAGCATAAATCAAAAGAATTTAGCTCAAGAACGAGTACAAATACAAGAATAAATTAGTTAACAAGTAAACAAACAAACAAATGGAAAATTTTTCATTCCACGTTCCCTTCTACGTTGTAAACGGAGGAATTGCTACAAGCGGTCATTCTGCTGATTTAACTCCCGGTAAAGTGGGACTATTTGATAGGCAAACATTTAGTGTTGCTACATCAAGTGGTAATGGTAAGGAGTTTTTTCTTGCTCAAGGTAGAATTGGTGGACTTGATTGGTATGGTAACAAAGTAAAAGAGAGTCACAAATCTCCATTCTTCATGGGTAAGGATGTAGTAGATATGTATAAAGTGACCCCTAAGAGAATCCAAAATGAAGAGTGGGTTCTTGGATATAATGGTGCTGCTTCTTCTAAAGGATTGGTTTATGAAAAAGATAAACCTGTAAGATTCAAGTTTGAATTTAATGGAGAACCTGCTTATAGATTCTTTGGAGGTCCTAAAACTTATGTAGTTTCACACACACCTGATAAAGATTGTTCGACTCTTTGTGATGGAGGTTGTGATGATTTAACATCTGACCCTAAAGCAGAAACTATGAAATTGATTGATAAAATCAATAATCATACAGAACTTAGTAAATTTGGAGTTACAGCAAAACTTAAAGCAAGTGATTATATTGCTGCTACTGCTAACATGGAAAAGTTCAGATTGAACGTATGTGATGCTGGTGATAGTGTAGCTCTTCAACAAGTACAATCTCAATATCCTGCACTTAATGTAGTAAGAGTTGCAAGAACAGGAAATACATCAACTTATGAAGTGTGTGTAGTTTCTACTGAAGGAGATGATACTCCTGCTGCATTCACTCAAAGTGCTTCTGTAAGCATGGCAGTATGTGGAAGTTGTAGTTCATTAACAGGTTCAGTTGATGCTCCTGCTCAAGATTGGTATCTTATTGAAAGACCATTAGCTGGTACTGAAAGTTTGATAGATGATAATGCTAAACTTGCATATGCTCAAACTGTAGCTGCTACTTATTTTGGTAAGAGTTTTAATTCAACTAATGATATTAATGCTACTACTGAAACTATTACTAAAACCGCACATGGGTTTTCTATAGGTCAAGCTGTTGTATTTTCAGGAACTGCTCCTACAGGATTAACTAATGGTATTACATACTATATAATTACTGCTGGATTTACTGTTAATGCATTTAGAGTAGCTTTAACAAGAGAGGGGTCTGCTGTAAATTTAACTGCTGCTGTTGGTACAGGTGTTGTAACTCCTGCTCCTGTACAATTCTTAGCTAATACTGGTGCAACTGCTCTTATTAAAGTACCTGTTCCTTATGGTACAACTGTTACTGCATTGCTTTCTGACGTAGTTACATTCTCTCATACTCAAGAAGCTATGTGTGAATTTACTGCTCCAAGTTCAATTGCTTGGGTTGCTGCTGGTACTGGTATAAGGTCTACAAGAACTATGAAAATTAGTGGTATAGTAAGACCCGATTGTAATGCAAATGGAGATAGAATTGCTGATATTACAGATATAGTTTCTGGTGTTAAAGGTGTATATGGCACTCCTATAAAAATTGCTGGTACAGCTTGTGCTGATGATTATACTGTTACTCAATATAGTGATGACTGCTTGGAAGAAGGATGCCTTACATCTAATGTAACATTCACTTATGCTGAACTTCCTGCTTTTGAAGGTAGAAGTTGGGAACTTGTTCCTGCAAGTAATGTTGCTGGAGAAGGAGCTAAATACGGTATAGTTGTTACTGCTGGATATTTGGATATTCAATTTGGTAACTGTAGCTTTGACCCAACTGATTACTATGAAGTAATGCCTGTTAAAATGGAAATTAGTTTGCTTACAGAAGATGGTACTGCTTGTGATTTTAGCACATTACCAACTATCACTCAAACTAGGTATGGTCAAATTTCAAGAGCTTCCGGTGAATATGTTATTAGAGAAGCAACTTCTAAACTTGATGCTTATCAAAAAGATACTGACCAATTCAGCCTTAATCCAAGGATGAGAGAAGCTTTCGACATGAACATTTTACAACAAGTTGAAAGAAGTGCATTCTACAATCTGTATTATGTTACTTACTACGCTTCATATGGTAAAACAAATAGAAAGGGTGAACAAGAGAAATTTACAACAATCTTTGCTGTAAAAGAAACTGACCCAATTGCTGCTACTTTAGAATCTCAAATTTTGAGCGTTCTTACAGCTAAATCTGCTGATAAAGTAACATTAAGAGTAATTGATTAATAACCCTTAATAATAATAAAAGGTGGTAGGCAGTAAAAGTCTGCCACCTTTTTTCATAATAACTTTTTTAGTATAAATAAATAGAATATATTATACTGTGAATCCAGAATATGTTATAGAAATTACAAAAGACTTTAATCCTAAGATTATAGAGATTAAGGATTTTTCTATTTATCCAAGTGAACCTGAAAATCTTTTATTGGAAATTTTATCACCAACTAAGAACAAATGGGTAACTTATAATATAGTAAAGAATAAAGGTTTTATAGCAAATTCTGTAAATCTTAAACTTAGTTCTACATTACAAAATCTTCCTGATGGTGTATATGAGATAAAGATTTCTCAAAAGCCAAATTTTGCTACTCATAATCTATTTTATTACTTTCATACTAAAACTCTTGAAAGTACTTATTATAAGAATCTTAATGAATTATATTCAGAAAGGTGTGAAATAACAAAAAGAGAATTTGAAGAGAATAGATATAAACTCCTTATGATAGATATGGATATTGCAGCTATAAAATATATGACTGAAATAAATCATGATAAGGATAAGGCTAAAGAAATTTATGAAAAAGTAAAAGAAGATTTGAAAAGTTATGAAAAATCCTGTGGATGTTAAATCAAAATATGCTGAATGGTTCTATCTAAATGCCTTAGAAAATTTATATTTTGTTAAGACAGGAATAGATAAGAAGGATTTAACAAAAAGAATTGATGATTTTTTAAAATTTAAGCTTAATAAATATAATGATTCCTGTACAACTTGAAGATAATCCAAACTGCATACACACTCCTGCATCATGTGTAGAGTGGACATATGGTTCTATTCCTTACTTAGGAATATGCAATGGAGATATGTTACCTAAAATAATTTGGGAGATTGTAAATAAATTACAAGAAATTGCTGGAGCAGATTTATCTTCATTCGATATAGATACACTTTTAGATATTTGTAACCAAAAAGCTCCATTAGAAAAGAATCTAACGTCTATATTAGAATTACTAAAAAATAATCAAGTTTGTTTAAAGAATTATATAGATACTTTAAATGAAACTCTTCAAGAATTATCGCAAGCTCAATCTATTAATGTAAATTTAAAATGTTTAGCTGATTTTGATAACTTTGGTAACCAATTAAGTGTAACAAGAGAAACTTTAGACCAATTAGTAATTGATAAACTTTGTAATCATGAAACAAGGATTACAACAGTGGAAGGAAAGGTTACTTCTTTACAGAGTCAGATTAATGATATATCAGTTAATCCTATTGTTTCAGAACCTGAATTTGCTACATGTGTAGATGCTACTGTAAAACCTACATCTGGACAAGTTGTATCTATTGCTACAGAAGTTTGTGACATAAGAACAAAACTTGGTCCAAATACAACAACTTCTAATCTAACTACTGGAAGTTTTGGAAATAAAGGAAGTTATTGGAATACTTCATTGTTAAATGCTGCATTTGGAGCAACTTCTGGATGGATACCATCTCCTTTGAATGAAGTGGAGTATCAAAGAAACATGTATATAATTCTTGCTAACTTTCAAACAAGGATTAATGAAATAGAAACAAATTGTTGTGCTCCTACATGTGATAAGATTATGATTGGATTTAGTGTAGTGGTAGAAGATGCTGAAACTGGAGATTATGTAGTTAGGTTTAGACCTTCTGATGGAACAAGTCTATTTGGTTTTGTAAGCACAGGTTCTCAAATAACATTTACAGGTACTCTTTTAATTGGTGGTATTACGGCTACGGCAGGACCATTCCCTATAGATATAAATGAAACAGATTGGGATGATAATGTTTATAATCTTTCTTCTTTCGATTTAAGTAAACCTATAACTGTTAATCTTACACCTATTATGATTAAGAATGGTTTAACATGTCAAAAATGTATTTCTCAAGTAATTAGTTTAAATATGGGTTGTGCAGTATGTGAATTAACAGCAAGTGGTGATAAAGGTGATGCTGGAACAATAACAATAACTTATCAATACGAATAATATGCCAATAGCAACAATAACACTTAATGCAGGTGAAACATTTTGGGTTCCAAAAACAGCAACATTACTTTCTGTAGATGCTACAGATGGACTTGTTTTACAAGGAAGTGATTGCATTAGCACTACTGTTCCTGCAAGGATATGTATGACTTTCACATGGATAACTGATGAAGATGATAATACTGAACATCCTTGGGATAATGGTACTTTACTGAAAAGTATTAATAATGGAACTACTACATATCTATTTACTGCTGCAACATCTGCTAAGTCTGGAACATTAGGAAGTCTACAAACAGCATTCCCATATCAATCTTTAATAGAGTTTGTAGATTATGATGAACAAGCTCACGAAACTAAAAGAATTGGACATGTATTAAAAGTGAGTGTTCCAGCATCTTTCATAGAATTGTATTTAGAATTTACAGTTCCTCATACAAGTAGTACAACAACATCATTATTTGCAAAAGGAGTTATAGTAGATTGTGAACCAATCGTTTAAAAATTAAAATAAAAAATTATGGCTTGTAGTCCTTATAATCCTTGTCACACACCAACTTGTGACACATGTAATACAGTAAATCCTTGTTATGACAATTGTGGTTGTTTAAATCCAACTACATTTGATTGTATAACAAATTTCAAAAAAGCATATAACAATATCCCTTTAGAAATAAATGCTACAGGGCAAGATATGCTTGATAATCTTGATGAAACAGTAGCTGAAATAGAAAGTAATCTATATAAAGTAAAGGTGGATGATAGTGATACTTGTCCTGATACACTCTTAGATAAGATTACAGCAGGTAGCAATATTACAGTATCTGTAGCAGGAAGTGGATGTAATAGAAAACTTACTATAACAGCAGGGAATGGTATAACAACTGCTCCTGATATATATGCTAAAGTTTCATCTAATGACACTACATCTGATTATCTTGGTAATAAATTTGTAGATGGTACATATGTTAAGAAATCTGTAAATAGTCCCGGTGGAAATGAAACAATTGATTTTGACATTACAATAGCTGATTTAATCTCTACTGATAGTGGAAACCAATTAGGACAAGGAGTAGATGGTAAATTAAAAACTTTGTTCTCTGCACCTGATGGTTCTGAAACTAAAATTAACCCTGTTGCAAATTCTGGAATTACCCTAACTGGTACAGGTACTAATGGTGACCCTTATCTTATAGGAACTAATGGAGCATTATTTGCTGTTCAACCATATACAGATGGTGTATGGAGAACATTAACCTTTAACAATGGTAGCAATGCTAATGTGACACTTAATTCTCAATCTGTTAAATATCGTATGAGATACGATGGTTCTGTAGAGTTTAAAGGAAGCTTAAATTATAGTGTAACATTCAATGTAGCAAGTACTAATAAGATAGCTATAACAGCAGCTAACATCACTACAGGAGGCTCAACAAACCTTCCTTCAACAGCCTTTGATAGGGTTGCTAATCTAAGACATTATATGACGTTCAGTAGCCCTAATACAATAAGTGCTACACCAAAATTAACAGGTTATAATGTAAACATATTAGCTGCTGCTTTAAATAGTCCAGCACCAATTCAAATAGAATTTATGAATGACACTGCTGAAACTAAAAATATAGTAGTAACAATGGATGGAGCAATATATCATCCTAATATTTAAGAATTTAGAAAGAACGTAGCTTTTTTTGGTTTTTGCTGCATATGTTTTTCGGAGCCGTTCTCGGCTCTTTTTTCTTTTTATTAACATTTTAAATTGTAATTTTGTATTATGATAATAACAGATAACATATTCTATTTAGATAATGGAGTAGAAAGACAAATAAATGTATTTAACGAAAGTGACCCACACTATAGATGTTTTGAATCAGATGGACAGAAACAAATAATCTTTGGAAGAAGTTCATTTGTAAAAACTGAAAATGGAGAAGTAGATTTCTTCTCTTTAAGCAAAGAAGAAAAAGATAAATTCTGTAATAACACTAATTTTATAAAAACTTATAAAAAATATGATATACATAGGTAAAGAATTAAGATGTTGGAAACACGTTAACAATGAATTAACACAACATATTTGATTATATAAAATTATTACACTATATTACAATATAATTATGAAATACGTAGTAACACATACAACATGTCCACAGTGGTTTACACCGACAATATCGGGAGGGGCTTTGTATGTATACTAAGAAATAGCTGTGTAGTAACATCAACCCTCTGAGAAATCGGAGGGTTTTTTATTTCTAGTTGTGGACGAGAGGTTTATGTCATTAGTCTTGGAAACTAATATCTGCACACAGATGGTGTGGGTCAAGGGTTCGACTCCCTTCAACTAGACTTTTAATTTGCCTTACGAAGCTTTTATGGATGAAGTGTACTCTTGTAAAGTACGGAACTGGACTCGATTTCCAGCTAAGGCTCAAATTGGAGAAGAAGCTAACTTGGTAGAAGCGTTAGACTGAAAATCTAAAGGAGTTGGTCCGAAACCAACCTTCTCCGCTAAATACTTAATGAAACAATAAAGGAACAAAGGGGTCCGGGTAGAAATACGTTAGCGCCCATTGATTTAAGTATTTTTTATTCCTATGTGGTGTAATGTAACATCCACGCCTTTGAAGCGTTGAGATTGGTGGTTCAAGTCCATCTATAGGAACTGTCTAAGTGTTCTGACTGGATTCAGATGAATGACTGTGAATTATTCAAAAAGGGTTCGAATCCCACTTAGACCCAATATATAGGTACTCATGGCTGGCGTGATAAACAATCTCCAAAATTGTGATTTGTTGAATCGTTCTCAACTACCTATGCTTTATAGGTCTATATACCTATATTTATAGATTATAGGTTTTAAAGGCTATAATTTGTCCAGATACCTAATATTGATTTTGGGATAGGTCTGCAACACCTATTAAATATCGGTTTGATTCCGATTCTGGACTCTATTAAAAATAAATTTTTTTATTTGAAAAAGATTTCGTATATTTGCTGTATAAATAATAAACATTCAACAATGCAACTTATAAATATGATAGTGGATAACGGTATTGGAGCAAACGAGAAGTTTGGCTTCAGGTATTCTATTGTCGTATAATTACTTACTAACCCGATAAAGAATCCTGAGGCCCATCGCTTCGGGATTTTTTGTTTAATCTCGTAGCAAAATGTGGCTTTGCTTCAGCCTTTTAAGCTGACTAAAAATGGGTTCGACTCCCATCGGGATTACTAAATGGCTCTTTAGCTCAGTGGTAGAGCTTCGTTTTTACATGACGAGAAAGCACTTGTCCGATTCAAGTAAGAGCTACATGAAATATATATTAGGAATACTGTTCTTATTAATTATAGGAACAGCAACAAAAACAGGAATTGCAAGTTATTATCATAACAAGTTTCAAGGAAGGAAAACTGCTAGTGGTGAATTATATGATAAACATAAATTAACAGCAGCTTCTAATCAATATAAACTTGGTGATAGTGTAAGAGTAACAAATACTAAGAATGGTAAAAGTGTAAATGTTACAGTAAATGACCGTATGGCTAATAATGGAAGACTAATTGATTTAAGTAGAAGTGCTGCTGATAGTCTTGGTTTTATTAAGGATGGTTTAGTTGTAGTTAAAGTTAGTATATTATAAATATCTGTTTTGTAGCTCAGTGGCCTAGAGCGTGAAGCTGTTAACTTCAGGGTCGTGGGTTCGAATCCCATCAGGACAGCATATTGTGGGATGGTGTAATTGGTAACACGCAAGGCTCATAACCTTGAGACAGAAAATGCTAGCAAGGGTTCGAATCCCTTTCCCGCAACACAAGCAGTATAGGCAGATTGGCTTATGCACCTCACTTCCAATGAGGACATGGTGGGTTCGATTCCTACATGCTGCACAAAAATTATATTATGAAAAATTCTTTAAAAGAAGGTGAAGAGATATACTCTCATCTTCTAGTTGGTCAGGATAACACACTTTCAATGTGTTGACACGGGTTCAAGCCCCGTTGGGAGTGCTTTAAAAATGGTAGATGGGTCTGCTGGATGAAGATGTCGGTCTGTCGAACCGAAGATGATGGGTTTGAATCCCATATCTACCGCATTAGGACTTGTAGCCAAGTTGGTAAAGGCCCTTGACTCATAATCAAGAGATGCAATGGTTCGAGACCATTCAAGTCCACATATAGGAATATAGTAGAAGGGTTATCACAATTGACTGATACTCAATTAATATAGGTTCGAATCCTATTGTTCCTACATTTGGGGATAAAGCTCTAGCGGATGAGCATCTGCCTTGCACGTAGAAGGTTACGATTTCGAGTGTCGTTATCTCCACATAGGGGTTCGGAAAATAATTAGCTACATCTCTTTATTAATAAGGGTTGTAGCTTTTTTATTGTCTCAAATATTGTAATAATTTGCGACATAATTTATTTTTTGTCAGGTTATAACCTTTCTTTATCTTTGTTTTATGAATTGGCATATACTACCTGTAAATGATATAGAATATCATGAAGAATCTACCACTTGTAAGTGTGAACCACAAGTAGAATTTATAGAAGGAGATATGCTAATTATACAAAACTCTTTTGATGGTAGAGAAGGAGTTGAATGGGTAAATGAAATTTTAAATAAATAATTTGGAAAATTCAAAATAATTTCGTATATTTGCTTTATGAAAACATTATCACTATATAGTTCCTCAAGTTATCTCTTATTAAGAGACAGGGATTGTATTGTGTAAATAGCTATAAGCTTTTAGCTCCCCTAACAATCCCTTGTCTTTCCAGATGAGGGATTTTTTATTGGCTCTATGACGTAATCGGCAACCGTCTTGGCTTTAGACCCCAAGTTTTCCAGTTCGAATCTGGATAGAGCTACAAATTAGCAGCCCTCTATGGATAATTCTATTGACGAATAGAATATGGGCAAAATATTCCTGTGGTGAAATGGTGAGACACGGCAGACTTAAAATCTGCTACGGAGAAACGTTGCTGGTTCGAATCCAGTCAGGAATACTTAGCAGAATGTCAGAGTGGTTTATTGTGATAGTCTTGAAAACTATTGGGTGTAAAAGCTCCTTGGGTTCGAATCCCAATTTTGCTGCAATAGAAGATTGTGTGAGTGGCTTAAACAACCAGTTTGCTAAACTGGCGAGGGATTAAAACACCTCCATTGGTTCAAATCCAATATCTTCTGCATATTGTGTTGTAACGGCAGTAGACTGTAAATCTACTCTGCATAACAAATTGTCGTACTGGTCTCGCAGTAAGAAGGTTCGAATCCTTTCAACACAACATTAACTTATTATTAACTATAGACATTTGACTATATAAAGTAAATAGTCTATTTTTGTATTGTACAAATTCCCAACCGTCATAGGAGATTTGTATTTAATTAACAATAACTATATATTCGATTGATGTAACTTTGTTCTTAGGAACGCAACTTGACGGTTGGGACCCCTTGTACTTAATTGTATGAGGGGATTTTTTTTGCAGACATCCGAGGTTTTTCTTTCCTTCTTTTACGTCCTCCACAAAAATAAAAGAGTGTCATTAAGATAGTATAGTATATTACACTTGGTATATTATATGATAGGATGTAGAAAAATCAGCAATGTCTAAGGTGACAACTGGACCTGAACGAAATTATCAGCAAAAACTACATTCCTCCGTGAAAAATAAAATCATCTTATAGCTGATAATTATTTGTAGATGATTGGCAGGACATGGGAATCTTAGGTTGACAATATGTTTATAGGAGTATGTGTTAACTATAAATACATTATCCCAACAGGGGAAGACCTTGTTCAGGATAGACCCCCTTATGTAAATTAACAATAAAATGTAAAACTATGAAAAACCACAAAATGACATCATATCAATTCATGATGTTAATGCAAGAATTACCAAATCCAATGTATTATGCTAGAAATGGAGCTAATGTAGGATTTAGAGTAAAAGTAGGATATTTAAAGAAGTCCATTGATAATACTCCTACAATATTAATAAATCCTAATTCTCAACCTATGAAGATGGCAGAAGTTGAACAGGTAGAATTTGAATTAGTTCCGAACAATACTATTTGGTATTGGCAACCTGTAGAACCAATTACTATAATAACATTAGATAAGAAAGAGTACATTAAAAATTGGGAATAATGAATATAATAAAATGGTATAAAAGAGTATTTAGAATTCTTACTATAGAAGAATGTAAAGAATTAGGATTAGTACATTCTCATAATATATATGGTGATAGTATTAATCATTTAAATTGTAGAAGTATTTGGAAAGATGAAAAGGATAGAACATATAGGTGTGAAAGTTTAATACCTACTATAGGAGTACTAGATTTATGGATTTTAAAAATGAAAAATCAAGATAAAGTACAACCAATAACTCAAGAAGAATATAATAAAATAAGAGATGAAGAATTTGAAAGGCTCAAGACTTTATATTCGCCTTAACAAATAATAGTGTAATTTTGGCTTCTAAATAAAAATCATGAAAGTATTAACAGAAGGACATTATTATGAACTAGAACATTTTGAAAAAGATGAATCGGGTAGTTCAGAAAGTTTACAATTTATCGAAAAGGTTCCAAAAGGTGAAGGGAAAGTACAAGATTTAGTAACAGTAAATAATGGAACTACAAATGAAGAAGTTCTTAAAGTTCTAATAAATAGAATGAACTATTTACAAGCAAAATTTCCATGTAGAGAAAATGCTATTGTAATTACAAAACTTGAAGAAAGTCTAATGTGGTTAGAAAAAAGAACTGTTGATAGAATAGCTAGAAATGTAGAAGGTAAACAATTAAAATAAAATAAACTATGAAAAAACAATTATTTACGTATGCTGTATTATTCCATCAGCATGAAGAGAAAGAGGGAAAATTGGAATACAAAGAAACACTTATTCTTGTAGAACCAAAAGTGATTTTAGCAAAGAATAGTAATGAAGTAGCATTCAAAGCTACAAGAGACGTACCAGAACAATATGCAGGATTTTCAGAAAATGTAGAAATTATAGTACGCCCTTTTAAATAGCTCCCCCTTAATGTGGGATAGTGGGAGCAAAGGAGTATGGGAACAATTAGTAGACCCACCTAAATATAAAAGTACTTTCCAAAATTATATGGGTACAACTACAAATTTAGTAGGACAAGCAATAAACACTTTGACAACAGGAACATCAATATCATATAACATGGCAGATGCAATGTCATTCACAAATTAAAATCAAATTATGAAAACACTAACAAATCTATTTACAAGCAACCCATCTTACATGAAATGGGGTAATGAAAGAATTGCAAAAAGAACAGGGCTGAAACCAAAAACAGTAGAGAAATTCAAAAAGAATCCCTTGTATAAGATAATGAAAACCCAATATCTTAACGAGATTAATTAGGAAATGTCGCAAAAAAGGCGTATATTGTTATGATATGCGCTTTTTTATTTGGCTCCTTAGTTAAATGGATATAACCGCAGAATTCTAATCTGCATTTGGGAGTTCGATTCTCTCAGGGGCTACGAAATCTTAAAAATAAATTATGATTATAACACAAACAATGCAAAAGTTTATTGACAATCCGAAGATGTTAGAGAGTGGATATTGCTCAAAAGCAAAATTAGCTCAAAGACTTGGAACAACAATAGACGATATTACAGAATCAAGGTTTAAAGTGAAACAAATGATGTCTTCATTAGACCATGCTCAAGAGTTCTTTAAAGAATTAAAATCAGAAATTGTTAATGAACATACTACAAGAGTAGATAATGAAAAGGGTACTATAACATCGGATGTAGAAACTACATTTGAACCCAAGAATGATATTGAATTAGCTGAATTACATAAGATTGATTTAACAAAATACAAAATAAGTACATATTGGTCTAAACTAAAGAGCAATGGTAAATTCACTTCATCTGTATTAGCTACATTAAGAAATATTGATAAGGATATTCCTAAACAAAAAGAATCATTAATAGAAGAAATAGATGAATATTTTGGTAGTAAAAAAGCTATTGAAAATTATAGATTCTTCACAAGAGAAATTGATAAGGATAGAAAAACTGCTAAAAATACAGATGGTCAACTATTAGAAATATCCATTCCTGATTTACACATTGGTAAAATGTCTCATAGAGAAGAAACAGGGGAAGATTATGATTTAAAAATTGCATCTGCAAGATATAAGAATGCTATAACTCAACTATTAAAAACAGCCAATTTAGATAATGTATCTGATATATTACTACCCATTGGTAATGACTTGTTCAATGTAGATAATCAGTTCTCAACTACTACAGGTGGTACACCACAGGATTGTGATAGTAGGTTCCACAAGATGGTAGGAGCAGCAAAAGAACTCCTTATAAATACAATAACAGGGTTAAGTGCATTTGCAAGAGTACATGTTCTTATAGTACCAGGCAATCATGATGAAGTTACAACATTTATGTTAGGTGAAATATTAGAAGCATGGTTTCATAATGATAGTAACATAACTGTAAATAATACAGCAAAACTTAGAAAATACTTCCAATTTGGAAAGAATTCTTTCCTTTATACTCATGGAGACAAAGAAAAACATGGGGATTTAGGATTGATATTTGCTACAGAAGAACCTAGACTTTGGGCTGATACTAAATACAGATTTGTAAAACTTGGTCATCTTCACAAGCAAAAGAAAATAGAATATATAACAACAGACACACTTCAAGGGTTCCAAATAGAAATACTTCCATCACTAAGTTCTGCTGATAAGTGGCATTATGGAAAAGGTTTCTTAGGAGCAAAGCAAGCAAAAGCCTATCTCTATGATAAAGAACTTGGGGAAATTGCACAGTATACACACACTGTTTAATAAAGAGTCCCGTAAAGGGACTTTTTAATTTAAAAGATTATTTGTAACTTATAAAATTTTTTAGTATATTATGGTGAGAACTGGTATAATATCAAGTCCAAAAGGACCACGTTTTGTTAAGACAGAATACATGTATCAAATATTCTCTGATGACCTTTATAACACATTTATAAAAGATTATCCAGAATATAAGAACATTAGTAAAGATGAATTTAAGAGAATATGGATAAATATATTAGCTCCAGAAATAAGAAAGGAATCTATAAAAAATCCATTGGGTTTAAAGCTTCCATTTTATAATGGAGAATTAAAACTTCAATGGCTTCCATATAGAATGAAAGCTCCTGAGAGAAAGCATAAAAAGGAAACAGGTGAAGATATTCCTATAATATACTTAAATACTCAAAACAAGATAGGAAAGGTAAAATGGGAAAGAAGAAATGCTGTAAGATATAATAGGTGGTTACAATTCTACGCATTTGAACCACATAGAGAAATGGAAAAAATGGCTAAAAAAAGAATAGATGAATCAAATGACATAAGAGTTTCCAGAGTGACATTAGGAGGAGCAAAATATGGTCTTGCACCTTTAAATAAGAAAATATGATTACTAAAAGACAAGCTATATTACAACTTCGAAAGAAGATACAAGAACAACATGCAGATACAGGGTACACTAATCAGTTCCTGTATCTTTCTATTTTAGAACAAGCCAAATGGATTGTAAAGAGAGAGATACGTTCTGGAAGAGTATATAAAAATATGGACTTATTTAAACCTTTAAAATGTAAGAGAGTTGTAGAAAGTTCTATTATAGAGAATAGTTGCCCAATAAAAATACCATGTAACATTTGGAGAACAGATAAAAAACTTCCCGATACTTGGCAAGATGATTATGGACCAGTTATTAAATATGCAATGTCTGTAGATGACAGCACAAGATGGCATCTTATATCTAAGGAAGAATGGATTAATAAACAGTCTTCTCCATATTTCAAACTTGACAAGACTAAGTACATGATATATTCTGATGGATACCTTTGGTTTCCAAGAGAAAATCCAAAAAGGATAAATATATATGGATATTGGATAGATGACCCCTTATTATATTCAGAATGTGGAGATAAACCACAATGTATTAAATATCTGGACACTCCCTTATATATACCAGATTGGACGGAGGCAGAGATAATAAATAAAGCATTTGAGATACTTATAAAGGGTACAAAACAAATTCCTTTAGATGAAGACATAAATAAATCAGAAAATCGTAAATAATGAACAATAAAATTATAGATTATATACCATATTCTGAATTGATGTCTCTTGTAAAACAAGAGATTAAATCATATGATAGTCAAGGATATATAAATGATGGAGACCTTATTCCAACGGTGATGTATTGCAATGAAAAGCTTGGAATACATATACATGAAGTTAAACAGGCTATAATTGAAATAAAGAACAATAAAGGAGATTTACCTAAAGATTTCCATAAAGTGTTTTACATGGCTGCTTTATCTATGACTAATACTACAGTAACAAATTGGACAAATCCTTGGGACAATAGTAAAGACAGAACAGTAACCTATGATGCAGATTTTAAAAGAGGATGTATAGGATGTGAAGATAATGTTACAGTGATATATAAGAAATCAGGAGTTGACATAACACAATCTTATTATAATTGGCAAGATTTAAAATTAAGCAATGGTCAATATGCTTATATAGGATGTCCAAATATTAATAGTAAGTCGAAGAATCAAGTGGATATTGATATAGAGAATGGAGAGATTACAACAGGATTTAGAACTGGAGAAATATATATGATGTATGTAGCAAATATGCTAAGTGAAGAAGGTGAGATACTTATCCCTTTCCATCCACTTATAACTCCTTGGTATGTATGGAGTTGTGTAGACCAAGTTATTAAATCCATGATATTTGATACAGATGAAGATTTGAATAAGTTAAAAATGCAAAGAGAATTAGCACAGGATGAAAAGGATAAATCATGGATAACATCTTATAATTTTGCAAATACAAAAGAGTTTATGGCTTGGCAACAAGACCAAAAGAAGCAACAACTTTCTTGGTGGAAGAGATGGTTTAGAATTATTCAATAATGGAGTTACAAAATTTACGAAATCAAGATGTAAAGGTTACATCAAGTGCTAAGATGATAAAAGACTTGAACGAAAGTTATTTCGGACAAGATGTTTATTATCAAGCAAGAAATATGTGTACCATATCTCATGATGGTAATAGAGGAACTATTCAAACTGAACCTGCAAACAAGTTCTTATTTGAAGCTCCATATAAAATTATAAATATAACACCCTTACCAGAAGAGAATCAATATCTTGTATTTAGTACTGATAATACAAATTCAGAGATAGGGATATATAATGGTGTTTATTCAAAGATTACAGATAATAAATGTCTTAATTTTAACTATAATTTTCCTATAAAAGCTGTTGTAAAAAAGGATTTTAATAAGGATGTTGTTATTACCTTTACAGATAAATATAATCCTGTAAGAAGAGCTACATTAAAAGAGTTAAAAACATTAACAAGTTGTGATGATATTCTTCTTTGGAAGAAAATTACAATTCCAAGTATAAATATAGATAAGGGTAATTTCGGAAACCTTCCAAATGGAGCTTATTCTGTACTATTAAATTATACTATAGATAAAAAAAAATATAGTGATTATTATCTTTGTAAGGATAAAATTCATTTATTTAATAAAGTTGATAATAGTAGTTCTTTAGAAATTGAAATAGGTAACCTTGATAAAGAATTTATAGAATATGAACTTATATTAATATCAAATCCAAATGGTGTAAAAACTGCTTATAGACAAGGATATTACAGTACAAATCAAAATAAAATTATAATATCTGATTTAGGTGTAGAACAAATACAACTTTCTGATTTAGTTATAAAGAATAGAACTTGGCAAAAAGCAGGTATAATAAGTTCGAATAGTAACTATCTTATATTAGCAGATTTAGTGCAAAGGAAGGAATTGAATTATCAATTAAAAGCTATGAATATCAAAGCTGAATATGTTGTAACTCAAGTTCCATACGATTATTATAAAAATGAAGGAAAGGATTTTGGATATTATAGAGATGAAAGGTATTCATTTGATATAGAAGGATTATATAATACTGGAGAAACAACAGCTTCATATCATATAGCTGGCCCAAAACCCAAACCTTGGGACATATCTCAAGCATCTGGTTCTGATGTATTTGAATATGAAGATTCATTTAAAGAATGTGATAAACCTGATGTAGTATATAACTATCAAGTGTATAATACAGCAGGTGATATGATACCTGTTCAAGAAGAGTTTAAGTGTAATAGAAGAGTTATAGGATATGGAGATATGGGTTTTTGGCAATCTACAGAACGTCTTAATGAAAATAAAGAACTTTTCGGAGAAGATGCTGGTAAAAATCAAAGACATTTTATGTTTCCAAATGAAGAGAAGGTTCCAAGATTCTCAATTATAAATGGTAGAACATATATTAATATATTGGGTATTAGATTTAAAAATATCCCTTCTTTTGAAGACTCTGATATAATAGGATATAGAATATTAAGAAGAGATAGAGAAGGAAACAGAAGCGTTATAGCAAGAGGAATGCTTCATAACACAAGAAGTTATTTTGATAATCAAAATCAACAAGAAGTTTATTATTCTAACTACCCTTTCAATGACCTATCTCCTGACACATATCATTCAGAGACTCAAACAGTATTCAAGAATAAAAGAGAGTCTAAATTTAAAGCACCTACTAAATATTATAAAGACAAGTTCAACTTCTACACTCCACACGCTTATTTCTTTGAGAAATATCGTATGGGACCAGAATTTAGAATTGAGAGTGAAGAATATGGACAAGTTAATGGTAAGTTTGAAAAAGTATATAATCATCCGAGAGCAATATTATTAAATCAAACAGCATTCTGGATAGCTTCCGCTGTAGGATTTATAGAGAGTACATTAGTATTATTAGGAAGTAGTAATTTAGAGACAAGTAATAATGCAAACTTAGGAATAGGTGGTGGAATACAAGCAGATGCTAAGACAATATATAATATAAAAACATTTGATGACTTATTAAGAGTAGACCCTATAGCATTAGGTATTGAAATTGCTTCACAAATAACAAACCCTATAGGGCAAGCTAAGTTAATTCCTATAATTAGAAATATACTAACCTTATTAGCAAGTGCTGCTATAAAGCTTCCATATTCATTATTAAAAGGGATTGAAACTGCTGATATATTAATAGAGAGTATAGAAAAGTTTAGTAGACCAATAGATTATGCATATCAATATAATAGTTCTGTTTTATATAATCAACAAGCAAAGATACAAGATGGTAATAAAAGAAGATATGCTATAGATACACCGTTCTATTTATCTTCTGCTCTTCATACTGTAAATGACAAGATATATAATAATGCATTCAGAGAGAATAGTGTATTCATAGAATTTAATAAAGAACTTAAAGACCCATCTAAAAAAGATGATAGTAGAAATACAATAAGTGGTTTTAATCTTTGTGATAAGGATATTAAATCATTTCAAGCTCAAAGTTCTTCATATTATACAACTTCTAGGATATTTAATCCAAATCAATATGGACAAATTGGTTCAGCATTACCCATCTTAATTTCTGAAGTTATTTCTAATTATGAAGAAACTCCTGTATTATTTGGTGGAGATTGTGTTATAGCTCGTTTTCAAATCCAGAAGAGACATAAGTTCTTTTCTCAAGATTTAGCAGCTAATACCTTTCCAGATAAAACAGAGTATGATTATAGACTTTATAGGAATATAGCATATCCAAGATTTTGGATAGACACTACTAAATTTAGCTTTGCTGGTATATTAACAAGAAATATTGTAAATGAATCTACATTTACAAGAACTACTACATCAAAGTATAATCTTGATTGTAGAGACACAGGAGGAAATCCATATGTTGTAGATAATGCTTATTTCTACACTTCTGCAAATGGAGTAATGGATTTCTTTTGTGAAGTGGATTATAACATATCATTCAGAGAAGATACTCAATATCCTCATTATTCAGAAGATAATACAAATATATCATTAATATTCAGAGCAGATAACTTAAAATATCCAGAAGAATTTAAACTCAATAGAGCCTTTAAAGATTTATATAGTAAAGAATATTTCAATCAACAATTAAGACTTGATTTTTCAGAAGATGCCTCTTTCCCTGTAAATCAAGAAAATAGTGTAATATATTCACTCCCTTCTTTTAACTTGCAAAGTATAGATAATTGGAGATACTTTCTTCCAAATAACTTCTTTTCATTCAGAGAAAGTGATTTTGGTATATTAACAGGAATACATAAACTTGACCAAGATAGGCTCATATTCTTAATGTCCAGAAGTTCTCCATATATTTCTATGGGAAGAGACTTCTTAGAATTAGAACAGAGTGGTAGAAAGATTACAATAGGAGATGGTGGACTTTTTGCTCAAGACCCAAGAGAAATTATGCCCACTGATAATAACTATGGTTCTACAAAATCTCCATATGCATTCTCAAATACCCATATGGGTAGATATTATGTATCAGCAGACCAAGGAAGAATATTCTCATTCACAGAAGGTATAGATGATATAACAAGACAAGGACTTGACCAATGGACTAATTTTTACATGCCATTCCAATTAAAGGTGTGGTTTCCAAATTATACACTTGGAGAAAATCCTTTAATATCATATGGATATTACACAATATTTGATAGTTCTTTAGGAATTGTATATGTTACAAAAAGAGATTTTGTTCCAAAACATGAATATAAAGATAAAATAACATGCGTAGATAACAAGTTTTATTTTGATGGATTGGAAATAGATTTACACTCAATATATTTTAAAGACATATCATGGACTCTATCATACTCACCCGAAGAAAAAGGATTTGTTTCCTATCATGATTGGCATCCTGATTATGTAGTGCAAACTGATAATCACTTCTTAACAGTGAAAGATAATACAGTGTGGGAACATAATAATAGAACTGATTTATTTTGTAACTATTACGATAAAGATTATCCATATGAAATAGAACCTATATTCAAATCTAATGAAACAGAGATTATTAATTCAATAGAATATAAAGGAGAACATTATAAATATAAACCTAATCAGATTGATAAATTTCATGTTCTAAATGAAAACTTTGATACACTTATTGTAAGCAATTCTGAACAGATATCCCCGATGTTATATTTGAAACTACAGAACTCATTGAAGGATAGAGTATTATATCAAGACGGTGTAAGAAAAGGAGAAGGTTATGAAATTCTATTTACTAAAGAACAGCAGGAATATAGAATAAATCAATTTTGGGACTCTGTAAAAGACAGAGGAGAATTTACAAATGCAGAATATCACTTGTGGCATAATGATGAAAGTGGGTATAAAAAGGTGATAAATCCTGTAGCTGTGGATTTGAATAAACCCATTATACAAAGAAAGAAATTCAGACATGATTGGGTGAAATTCTTCTTTGCAAAATCTGTTGTAGGGGCTGTAAAGCATATAACAAAACTGTTCAAAATTAAAAAAACAATTTCCATACGATGAAATACGGACAATCTAAATGGTGCTACAAATGTGGCGGTGCTAAAATGAATATCGGAGGAGAATCTAAAGACCAGCCTATAAATAATACTTCTACAACTCCTGATAAATTTTTATCAGCAATACGAAATAGAGAAGGTATATATGGTACAAAAGAAGGAGGTTCTTTTCTTAGAACATGGATGGATACAGATGATGGTAAACAGATATTTAAACAAATGGGTGTAACTCCTGTATATGGTCCTGCTAATAGTATATTAGGTTGGGGAAAAGGTGATTTCTTTTTAACAAATCCAGATGATAACTCAAGAGCAAATGTAAATAAAGCGGATTTGGATATGATAAATAATCCAAAAGAGTTAAAAAAATATCTTTTAATGAGAGGTTTTAAACCTGTTAATTCAGAAGGAGAACTTTCTATATTTAAAAAAGGAGGAGGATTTGGTTCTGTAAAACAATATAGAAATCTTGACCAACTTCCATTCTTTCAAGGGGGAGGACAATTACCTATAATGCAAAAGGCTGGGTATAGTCCATATTACACAGGACAACAATATAATGATATACCTTTACCACAAGAGGAAGTAGATAAACAAAGAAGAGCTTTAGAAATGAAATCAGATTGGGAAACATTCAATCCTAATATGGTTTATGAAAATAGAAATGGTTTAGGAAATGTACAAAGTCCTCAAGCAGACTCTGATTATCAAGTTCAACAATCTTTTGATAAATCCACTCAAAATTTATTAGGCAAGGGCAGAAGATTTGATGATAATGCAAATTTAAAAAATCGTAGATTTAATGCTATGGGAATTGGAAACATGATTAATTATGGAATAGCAGGTTTTGCTGGAATGGCAGATAGAAATATGCAACAACAATATGTTAGCAGAATGCAAAATAATCCTTTAAGTGGAATACTTCCTTTCAATGACATGCGTTCTGATAATGTAGAATATGGGTATAACACAATGCAAAAAGGTGGAATTGCAAATGCTGTTTATATAGGAGAAAATCCATTTTTAGATTTATTTAAAAACGGAGGAATGATAAAAAGGAAAGATGGAAGCTATTCTAAAAGAGGTCTTTGGGATAATATTCGTGCTAACAAAGGAAGTGGTAAAAAACCTACTAAAGAAATGATAGAACAAGAAAGAAAAATTAAAAACAAATAATATGTATTTTTATCAACAAGGTGGAATGGTTCCCGAAGAAGCCATGATGGAACAAGAAGAACAAGGTAATCCAGAAGAACAGATTGCAATGCAAATAATGGAAGCTTTCCAACAATTAAGTCCAGAAATGCAAATGCAACTTATGGAAGCAATGGCTCAAATGGTACAACAAGGGCAACAACAAGAAGCCCCAATGCAACAAGAAAGTATTCCTATGCAAAAATATGGTGGAAAGAAAAAAGGTGGTAATCCCTATAAGTAATTAATATGGCAAGAAGAAACTCTGGAACAAGATTTATATTTGGTATAGATACTAAACCTATGAAGTTTAAAGGATTCAAATCATCTGGAAATCCTTTCAGAGGAGCTATACTTATGCAAGAAGGTGGTATTAAATCTGATACTATATCTTGTTCTAATTGTGGATGGAGTTGGAAAAAGTCCGAAGGTGGTAATGATGCTACTACATGTCATAAATGTGGTAATGTTAATTCTATGCAAGATGGTGGAAGTAAAAAACCTTCTTTAGAAGAAGTTTGGAAACTTTCTCAAAATGCTACACCTATTATTCCTAAACCTGCCCCTGCTAAACCTTTCAAACAAGTTAAAATAGGTCCAACTACTCAGGATAAAACAGATGCTTTAAGATTGCAAATGGAAGAAGAAGAAAAACAAAGAAGTATCCAAGCTGCTATAGAATCTGCAAGAAATAATAAAATTGGTACTGCTCCTATTAGAACTTCTTACGAACAAGCTCAAATTGATAAACAAGTAAAAGCTGCACAAGAAAAAGCACTTGATGGTAATTTTAATTATAAAAAAGGAGATGATGGATTTTATGTACCAAATTACGGAAGTACAGGTGCTAAATTTGCAGCAGTTTCTGAAAAAGCTTCAGACAGATTATTAGAACCTGCTTTTTATGCTGGTAATATTGCAGGAGCACCTTCTTTATTAAGACACACTCCACAATTTCTTAATTTAATGGGACGAGAATTAGGAAGAGTAGGAAATAAAATTGGTAGAGTTATTGATAATGTTAATTTACCTTCTATAAATACCTTACAAGTAGATGTAGGTAGAACTTTATTAAATAATAAGTCTTGGAAAGATAAAATGTTAAAAGGTATAGATGAAGGAAATCAATGGTCAAAAGAATGGTTTTCACATCCTATAACTAAAGAAAGATATAATAATTTTTTATATAGAGGAAATCCTTATTTAACAGAAAAAGCAGCTTTAGAAAATTCTAACATTGGAGACGTATTTGGTAATATAGATGTTTCTAAACATGATTATATAAAAGGTATTAATTTAGATAAATCTTTTGCTGCTAAAAATCATGCTACTGTAGCAAGAAATAATTATGATAAATTATTAGAAGAAGGTAAATTAACAAAAGGTGTAACAGAATTACTTGACCCAAGTAGAAATACTTTGGGTAGATATAGTTATTCACCAAATGATGCTAAACTTGATATACTTCATCCAAGTTTTTTAACTAAAGGTTTTAAACCTAAAGAGACAACAATACATGAAAATATACATATGTTAACAAGAGGTGATAAGGCTATGTTACCAGAATCTAAAAAATTATTAAAATCTCCTTTTAAACACGTTGATGATAAATACGATAAATATTTAACGGAACCTACAGAAATACATGCAAGAATAGGAGAAATAAGAAGTAATTTTAATTTAACTCCAGATGCAGTAATTTATGACGAATTAGTAGATGATATAATAAAACAAGGATTAAAAGGTAAAACTTCTGTAGATAAACAATTTTTTAAGCTTATAAAAGATAAAGAAGCATTTAAAAATGTTTTACAAAATGTTCCTGTAACAACTGGGGTAATATTAGGAGCAGGAGCATTACAACAAAAACAAAAAGGTGGACCTATAGTAGACCCAATGGGACAATATAATCATCCCGGAAAGGAAACTATTATTCCAACACAAGATGGTAGAATAACAATGAAAAATATTCCATATCCTATAATAGGAATTGATGAAACTGGACAAACTCAATTTATGCGCCCGAATGGAGAATATCAATTCAGAGGAAAGAGAGTTCATGAAATTCCTTTAATGCAACAAGGTGGGTCAATAGTTGACTTCCTAGTATCTCAAGGAAAAGACCACAGAATGTCAGCAAGAAAAAAGATTGCTGAAGATATAGGAATTCAAAACTATTCTGGTACTGCTGAACAAAACTTAAAAATGCTTTTAGCACTTAGAGGAAATCAAAATACACAATCCACAAATAAAAATACAAAAGTAGTAAATCTGAATATTCCTGAATATTTTGGAGGAGCACCTAAGACAACAGTAATTAATCCTAAAGGTAAAGGAGTACTATTAAATGTTCCACAAAATCTTATTTATAATGAACCTAAAAAAGAAACAGTAAAAGAGAAAAAAATAGTACAATTTCCAAAACAAAGATTTATACAATCACCGTCTTCAAATATTATTGCTGATTCTCCTGAATCAAGGAAAATGAATATTATGAAACAGGATAGTAAAGATTTAGGAATAAATGATTTTGCAAAAAAGTATAAACAATTAATTAAAGCATCAGAACCAGGATTACTTAATTTAGGAGTAAATTATATAGCAAGGCAGTATCAAAAAATGTTTGGTGATGATGAAAAAGCTATTTCGAGAATAGAACAACCTAAAAATAATATAAAAATAGATACTACTAATAATCAAAATAACATTAAAAATGTAATTCCTTTTATTCCACCAATTATTACAGGAGACACTCTTTGGGATTCAAAAGAAAGAGGTACTTATCATATTCCAGAAGTAATTGATTTAAATAGAGTAAAGTTAGGAGCAAGAAATAGAGGAGAAAATACTCCTGTAGAATCAGATGGATTTATATTTGGTGCTTTTGGAAGACCGGGTTCGGATGAATCTAAAGGATATACTAAAGTAAGAAATTTAGATAATGATGTATTTGATGATAAAGTATACATAGGGATAGATGATAATGGTGACTTTAAATTAGATTATGGTAAAAATATTAGAGGTAAAAAACTTAAAGGATATCAAGTAAACCTAGATACGGTTAAGTCTTTTGCATGGGAAGGAAATAATGTTAAACAACAAAGAGACAATGGTAATGCAGGTTCTAATGTACCTATATATACTAGACCTGATGGAACAGAAGGAACAGTTAATTTATTAATGCCTAGGAATAATAAAAATAGAGAAGATGTTTTTAGTACTATTTCTGGAGGTAGAGTTGTTGTTAGTACACCAGATTTGAAAAGACAATTTATGTTATCAGGTTCTGTTAGAACTATTAGTGAACAATTAGAAAAGTTTAAAAAAGATAACAATGTAGACCATGTACTTTTAACACATGTTGATAATGGTTCTTATTCAAGAGGGTATAGAAATAGTAGCGGACTTATAAGTAACTATGGATGGAGTGAACATGATGCTCGTAATAATACAGGTGGAGCAGGATTTTATTTAAAAGGAAAGGGATATCAAAAAGGAGGATTAATTAATCCTTATAAAATGAAACAAGGTGGACTTTCTATGCAAGATGCTTATAAGTTCTTATTTGATGATGAAGAAGAAACTACAGATGTAGAAAATATAACAGCACCTTCAGATAAAGAACTTGAAGAGCAATACGCATTAGGGGAAAAAAATGCGGCAAAGAAATATGGAAGACAATTAAGAGCCATGAAGAATAATCAAGCTGCTATGCAATTGATTAATGATAATGGAGAACTTAGTTTTGATAATTATATTTCTCCAAAACAAGGTTCAAATCCATATAAATCACAATCTTCATCTACAAGCAATTTAAAAGGAACAACATTAGAAAGAGCAAAACAAGCTGTAGATTATTTACAAACACAACATGGATTACCAAAACACGTAGCAGCAGGTATAGCTGGAAATGCTGTTCAAGAATCAAGCTTTAGCGACTCTGTAATATCAGGAAATAGAAAAGGTGATAATGGACAATCATTCGGATTATTTCAGTGGTATAAAGATAGAAATAAAGGATTCTTTAATTGGGCTAAACAAAACAATAAAAATCCTTATGATTATAAAACTCAATTAGACTATGGTGTAATTGAAGCAAAGCAAAGAGGTGATTTACAACATGTTTTAAATACAACAAATGCTGCTCAAGCTGCAAATGTTTGGAGAGATAGATTTGAAAAACCTGCTGTAAAGGATGGAAACAGAGCTTACTTTGCAAATGAATTAATGAAGTATAAAGTTGGTGGTGAATATGATGTAGACACACAGACACTATTAGAATTGAGAAGACAAGGATATAAATATAAAATCATTTAAAATGACAAGAATACAAATAGAAGGAATGAACTCTGTATATGAAGAACCAAAGATTTCTTCTACTATAAAAGAAAATCCCTACGCTGCAAATACGGAATTAGAAGGAAAGGGTAAAGGAAGAAAAGGTGAAGTTGTACTTCGTCCTGATGGTGTTGCTTTACATGATGTTGTAGGTAAGAGACACTATGCAGGTGGAGTAGAAACATGGCTTCCTGAAGGTTCTTTCGTATTCTCTGATTTTAAAGATTTGGCTTTCACTCAAAGAGACCATAAACTCTTCGAACTTAAAGAAGGTGGAACATATAGAAAAGGTGATAATACACCTGCTGAAGTGTTACGTAGAAATATAGATGTAAAACACTATAACAAAATGTCTAACACCTTAGAAGAAAAACATAAAGATGGTATATCAAAAAATACAGCAGCATTAATGCTTGAAAAGTATCAAGAAAAACTTGGGCAAATAGCTTTACTTCAAGAGAGTAAGAAAGGATTTCCAGAAGGAGAACCTGCATTCTCACAAGGTACAGCACCTGTATATGAAGGAGATTTAAAAGAAGATATTATGGAACAGAAACAATATATGAGAAGTGGTGGACAAGTTCTTCCTAAATATCAAGGTGGAGCAACTGTTCCTACATGGGGATATCAAAAACCAACTTCAAATGAAAAAAGATTAGAAGGTATTAATGGAAATTATATACAAGGATTTCATGGAGAGAAAGTATGGGTTCCTTTTAATAAAACATCTGTTCCACAACAAACTCAAACAAGTTCAAATCAAACTACAGTTAATACTCAAAGACCATTAAGTGGAGCAGCTCAAGATGAAGTAACAGGATTTGGAAGTAATCCACAATCTCCTACTAACCCTTATAAAGTTGAAACTCCTTCTTGGTGGCCGAAAGAGTCTTCTTCAAATTGTCCACCTAATCATTATTGGAATAGTGTAACAGGAAAATGCACACCAAATTCTGTAAAAAAAGAAGAACAAATAATTCCTTCAAAAGTGGAAGAAGGAATAAGTTCCCCTATAGAAATGCCTTGGCAATTCACACCTTGGCAGAAATATTCTATGGGACTTGGATTTAAGAACTATGCAGGAATAAATAGACTTATGCCTATGCGTAGTCAAATAAATTCTCCCTTAGTAGAACTTGAACGTATGGTAGAACCAAGTTATCTTGGAGAACTTGCAGCAGGATTTAGAGGAAATCAAGTAATGAATCCATATTTAGCAGGAGTTAATAATGCTCAAATGTATGGACAAATGTTAAATGCTGATAGACAATCAAATGCTCAAAATATAAATCAAAATGTTCAAATAGGTAATCAACAAAACCTTATAAATAATCAAATTCAAAGACAAGATTTACAAACAAATATAGGAGCAGACCAACAATATTATAATCAAGTACAACAATCTAAAGGAAACTTTGATAACATGCGTTCAACTGTAAGAGAACAAAATAGAGCAGAACTTATGGGTAATGTTCAAGGAAATGAACAATTAGCTATGGCTATGGCAAGACTCGGTAAAGATAGACCATTCGATTACAATTTCAAAACAGGTCAAATATACCATACTGGAAGAGGAGATATAATGAGCGCAAATACCCAAACTGGACAAGATACAGTTGAAGTGATAGCAGAATCATTAATTAAAAAAGGAATGGCTATAGATAAAGCATATCAAACTGCAATAGGAATTGCTAAAATAAAAAGCTTTAATTCTATTATTCCTCAATTTAAGCAAAAAACGGGTGGCTATAATCCCTATAGAAAATAATTTTAAAAATTATTACAAAAACAATTAACATTAAATTAAATTTGCAAGAATGACTGCATCATATTTACAGAATAACGACTATACAGCAATACAAATGAGGAGACCATATGTTCTCCAAAATAATGATGTTGCTCAAACTGTAGCAACAATGAAGGGTGCTTGGGATGATGGTGCAAGAAGAGTAAAAGCTCAATATGAAAATGTTGCAGGATTACAATTAATAACAGATGAAAATAAAAAGGTGACATCTGAATTTTTAAAGTCTTCAAGAGAGCAATTAAAAAAATTATCAACTCAAGATTTAGGAGATAGAAGTGTTCAAAATAATGGTATATCTATGATAAATCAATTTTTTGACCCTAATAATGGAAACTATCAAAATGTATTACAAGAATCAAATGTAGTAGGAATTTTAAATTCAGAAGATAGTAAAGCGGAGTCTTTTAGAACAAAGGATAATGGAATTGGATATAATATAAAATCTCATGAAAATATAAAATATCAAAAGTCAATATTATCAAAATTAAATAATAGTACAGCTTGGAAATCCGTAGCAAATGAGCTACAGTCTTATGTCCCTTATACGGATATTTCAAAAGAAATGATTCAAATAAAAAAAGCTGTAACAGAAAGAATAAAACAAGAATCATCTTTAGAAGGAGGAGATTGGTATATAAAAACTATAACAAGAGAAGGTATACCAGAACATGTCTTAAAAAATGCAATAGAAGAAATGGGTTCTCCAGCTTTAAAAGCTCAATTAAGAGAAGAAGGAAGAAATACATTCTATAAAAAATTACTTTCTGACCATAATTCAGTTGATAATTATTATAGTCAATTAGGTAACTCTTTTTTTGACCAACAAGTTTCTGATATATCTGTTCAAAAAGCATTAGCTGAAAGAGAATTAGCACTACTAGATAAAACAGACCCCAATTATAAAAATGCTTCCGATTACTACAATCAAACAATAAGTACAATAGACCAAACTAAAACAAATGTAGAACTGCAAAGAGAAAAATATTTATCTACTCTTTCTGGACTTGGAAATATACAGAATGTATCATTATCCTTACAAAAATTGGACTTATTAAATGAACAAATGGGTATAAATTCATTAGCTAAAAACTTAGCATATGAAAATATAACACAGAATGAATTAAGTTCCAATCCTGCTAAGATAGCATTTGAAAACATGCAACAAGCAAGAATGAGACTTCAATTTGATATGACAAAGTTTGATGAAGAAAAAGAACAATTTAGAATGAAGTATGAGCAAGAAGAAAGAAAAATAGCTGCTGAAAATGAAACAGGTACTTCTGAAATGGGTTCTATATTTGGAGGAGGTGTTTATAACCAACCTGTTGCTTCTACTATGACTCCTAATGACTTGGAAAAAATAGGAAAGGAAGCAATAGATGGAGCATTCTCAAATCTTAATAATGATGCAGAATTAACAGCATCTTTCTTAACTTCTGTATTAGGAGATAATGGTTCATTCTATTCAATACTTCAAAATAATGTAAAGAATCAAGTTCCAATAAAAGAGTTATCTGGAGTTGAAGCAATGGGAATAACAGATAAACTGTCTGAATTTGTAAAACATTATGTAGCAGACCAAGATTTAAAATTTGGAGTTTTAAATATTCCAAAAGGAACTGATAAAGAAAGAATAAAGGTGTTATTATCAAACTTTACACCTTCTCAAATAAATCAATTTCTACCACAAGTATTAGGAGCAAATAGAAATTATGTAACAAAGGCTGTAAAATCTTTTGCTGGAGAAGCAGCATCTGTAGAATTTCGTTCTATATTAGATGATGCTGATATGAAAAGAGAAAACTTTAATACTACACTTCTTCCAGAATTAAAAAGAAATCTTGGAGCATATGGAAAATATATAGATGGATATTCAGAAAAGGATATAAGAAATGCTTGGGAAAAAATGCCTGAAAGTGAAAAGGTTGTATATGAAAAATCAGAAGTTTCTTCTAGCGGTACTGGTAATTTTTGGAATAGAGAAGAATCAAATGTTAAAAGTATTCAAATAACAAAAGAAGAATATGAAAAAAATAAAGATAATGTTAAATTTGGAATAGGTTCAACTATACTATATTCAGCAAGAGTTATAAATTTTAATAATTTTAAAGATGTTGTATCACCTATAATAAATAGAACCATTGGAGAAAAGGTAGTAAATAATTATGGAAAGCAACAAACAATAACATATACTGGAAAGCAAATAACCAATAATCAACATACTAGAGACTTTGAAGAGTTAAAAACTCAATTGAAAATAGCAGGAGATGAAAATGGAGATATAAGAGAAATATTAGAAAAAGTTGGTTCAATGGATATGTATAGAGGTTTTAATATTAAGAGTACAAATGTAAATAGTAAAACTGCTACAATAGATATAATTATTGAAGATAAACAAGAAAATTTAAAACCAAATGAAAAAGCTAAATTAAAAAATATACCAATAGCATCAGCTTCACTATCCCCTAAATGGAATACATCAGGAAGTAGTTTAGATACTAAAAAGACATACGGTTCAATATTAGCAGGTTCTACATCAATTTCTAAAACTATAAATAATAAAGACTTTGCTTATATTAAAGTGATGAATAATGCTACAACAGCAGATATACAACCTTTAATTACTACTAATATACCTTTCATAAAAATAGCTGACCAAGTAGTGCAGGTAAAGGATTTATTAGAAAATGTAGCTACTAAGTATGGATTTTCATCATTTTCAGATATGTTAATAAAAGACCCTACTAAAGCACAAAGAGAAATAAGTGTAATAATGAATTACTACGAAAACAAAAATTAATGCCAGATTTAATTAATCCTATATTTATACAGAATGAATTACCAAATCTTTCTTCAGGAGAACTTCCTTCTCTTGGAGAACTTTTTGTTCCTGAATTTAAATCAAATCAAACACCAGATAATTCAGCTTTTATAAAATCATTAAAGGATGATTTTTTATTTGACCCAAATTATAAAAAACCAGATAGTCTTGTTTTTGATTCTTTCTATGAGAAAGATGCATTAAGATATAAACAAAATGAAAGACTTTGGAAAGAAGTGGGATGGAATAAATACTTCCCTCAAGAAATTAATGATGCTATATATGATAATTTAGAAACAAAATGGGAATCTGTTTCTAATGTATTCCCTAAACTTTGGTATAATAGTAAATTTGCTTTTAAGAACTATTTTCAAAGCTATGCCGATGAAGTAGAAGCTTTAGCAACACTAAATAGTAATGCTTTAGCAGACCCTGAAAGATTTAAAGAAAATTTTGAAAAGAATAAATACTTAGAAGAACTATACCCAAACTATCAGAGCGATGTACCAACTAATGCATTTAATATTTTTAGAGGGGAATGGTGGGAAGAGATGACTCCTTCTGTTGGTTTTACATTAGGTACTATGGCAGCAGCAATAGGAGAGAGTGCTGCATTAGCTGCTATTACTGCTGAAGTAGGAGGAATAGGTGCTATTGCAAAAGCTCCGCATACATTAAGAAAAACATATAAGGCAATATCTAATTACTTCTCTTATAAAAAAGCTTGGAATGCTTTAAAAGCTATAAAAGGAGCAGATGCTGTTGGTAAAGCTAAGAATATAGGAAGTGCTGCTATCCATACATGGAGGCTTGCAAATACAGGGTTATCAGAAGCTATGATGGAAGGTGGTAACAATAAATACGACTTTTTAGAAACTTACGTTAATGATTTTGTTACAAAGAATGGGTATATGCCATCAGATGAACAAATGAAAGAAGCGACTAAAACTGCTAACTCAATTGCAAAATCTACAATTGCTTTTCAAGCTCCATTCTTAATATTATCAAATGCTGTTATGCTTAAAAACATATTAGGTCCAGCAACATTTGAAAAATTATTCGAAAAAAATATGATTAATCAAGGAATTCGTGCTGCTCAAAAAGCAATGGGATTTCCTGTAAGAGAATTAACATTAGGTGTAGAAAAAGGATTAGCAAAGGTATTCGAACCAGCAAAGGAAAATCTTTTTAAAAGAATGATAAGAAGAGCTAGCGGCTCACTTTTAGAAGGATTTGAAGAATCATATCAAGGGCTTGTAAATACTGCTACAACAGATTATTATACAAATAAGTTCTTAAACTCTGGAGAAGAATCTATTCTATCATCAGTTGGACAAGGTATTGATTATGCATTCTCAAATGAAGGTTTAAAAGAATTCATGGCAGGATTTGTAACAGGTGGAATATTTCAACATATTAAAACACCATTAGGATATGTTGTCCCAAAACCTAAACCAACAGAAAAAGAAGTTGAAAAAATTAAGATAAAAGAAGATGGAACCGAAGAAAAAATAAAAGAGAAAGTTTCTGATTATGATTTTAAATGGTATCATAAATATCTTGGTTTTCACATGGATAAAATCAGTGATGAAAAGAAAAAGGAACAGCTACAAAAAATAGCTAAATCACTAAATTTAGTAGGACTTGATAAAATATTTAACCAAGAAGGAATTTTAAACTATTTAAAATCAAAAGATACATCTTTCGGCATAGCGGCCTTTCTTGAAAAAGGTGACATATTTAATGCTGAAAACTTACAAAATCTTGAATTAAATAGATATTTGTTTAGCGGATTAGCTACAGGAAAACTTGATTTACAAGTTGACAAAATAAAACAATTATCAGAAGGAGATTTTGAAGGAGTAAAACAAATACTTGAACTTAATGATGCTGATTTTACTACAGAAGAAGATAAGTCAAATTTCATGGCTAACTTAAAAACATTTGGTAATCTTATAGAATCCAAATCTAAAGAGATGGAAGCTATATATGAAGAACAAATGTCTTTCTATAATAAAGAAATGTATGATGCTCAAACATTATACAAAAAAGCTGTAAATGATTATAATATAGGAATTACAGCTTTAAAAGCAAAGTATGGAGAAAATTTAGATGCTGGACTAAAAGAAGTGGAAACTAATATAATGCTTGAACTTCAAGACTTATATGAACAAGCTAAAGAGATTGATGAACAAATTAAAAATCTAAGATTTGATAGAGGGTTTGATGAATTATCAGATAAAGAAAAAATACAAGATAGTAAATTAAGATATGAACTATCACAAGTTTCTAATAAAACAAAAGAAGTATTAGATAGAAAAGAAGGGATTGATAAAGAAATAACAAATATTAATAACTTATCAAGTGAAGTTTTAAGTAGAAAAATCAATTACTTAGCGTATAATGATGTATTTCAACAGAGTGTACTTGCTCAGATTGGAATGGGAGATGCTGCTAAGAAAGCAAGAAGAATAATTTCTAAATTGAATAGTATTGATAATTCAATAAACTATTTAATATTAGAAGAGTTGTTCACAATACCAACAAGAGAAGGTATTATAAAAGCAATTGATAAAAAGATAAAGGAAGTAGAAAAGAGAATAGAATTAAATGAAAGAATTACTAATGATGAAGAGCCTTTATTTATTTCTTTAGAAGAACAAATAGTATGGTTAAAGTCTCAAAAAGAAACTCTTGAAAAATTAAAAGAAGAATTAGAAAAACAATTTTCTAAAGAAGTAGTAAAAGATATTGATAAAACGGTAGACTTAATAGCTGATTATTTATTTGCTGCATCTGACCCTAGAAAATTATATAGAGGAAAGGGTAATAGAATAAATAAAGAAGTGTTAAAAGAATATGTAAAAGCGCAACTTCAAAATCAAGAAAATTTAAATTTGTTAAATACATTAGCAAATTATAATAATTTTGAAACAAGAGTGGATTATTTAAGTCAAAGTCTTGCTGATTTTCTTGGCGATATTGCTGATAAAGTGGAAATGGAAATGGATAAAAAGAGTGTAGATGCAAGTGAAGTTCAAACACCTGTAGTTCTTCCACCAGAAGACAAAAAAGACCCACCAGAAAAGAAACCACCTATAAAAACAGAAGAAGATAAAGATAAAAAGATTGAAGAATTAAGAAAAGAGTTAGCTCAGGTTCTTTCTGATATTAAACAAAACGAAATAGTAAATCAAATAAATGAAATAGTAAATAGTATAGAAAGTGATGAATCTTTATCAGAAGAAGAAAAGGATGATAATATAAGTGATTTAGAATCAAAACTTCAGGAAGCATTAAAACAAATAGATGATTCAGTACAAAATTTAGATATAACACAACTTACTAATTTATATACAGAATATAATGATTTATTTTCTGGAACAGAACAATATAAAGAAGAGCTTGAAAAAGCTGCTGCTATATTAAAACAAATAGAAGAGTTAACAAAAGCTCCTGTAGGAGATACATTAGGATTTGATTCACTTGGAAGTATAGGTAATCAAGGTTTTCTAATAATGGAAAAAGAATTACTAACAAATGGTAAATTCACTATAAATAATGTTTCAAAAGCTACACCTGAACAAAGAACAAAAATATCCGAAAATATAAAATTATTCCAAGATAAATATCCAGATAAACCTTTGCAGATAACAGAAGATACTGAAACTATATCTATTCAAGTAAAGAAGATAGAACCAGAAATTACAGATGAAATAGAGAAACTTGTAATTACAGATGAAAATTATAATAATTGGAGCAATGTAAGAGATAAATCTGATTATGATGCTTTTGTAGACCAAGTTCGTTCTACATTAAAAATGTTTGAGCAAATTCCTGACCCATCTTTAATAACAGAACAATCTGTAAGAGAAATGTTATCAGGGATTAAAGCTTTTAATAACATTGAAATATTAGATAAAGTAGTACCATTAATTGTAAAAAAATATTATAAAGAACCAGAAAAAGAAATTTCTCCAGAAATACAAGCTGCTGTAAAAGAAGCTTTTGATATAGCTAAAGTTGCCCAAGAAGAAGGAATAACATATGAAGAAGAATTAAAGAAAAGAGAAATATTTCAGAATGATAATAAGATTGATGAGATAGTAGATGACGCTAAAATGACAGGAAGAGTAGCTTTACCATCTGCAAAACCAAAAGAAATAAAGAACTCTAAAAGGTTAGATACAGATAAACCTTATCAGAGAGCAATGTTTTATTTTAAACAAAAACTTTCTGATGGAGAATATGGTAGAGATTACTTTAAACTTGTTTTATATACAGAAAAGGGACAATTAAAAGGAAAGGTTGTTAATAAAAAGGGTGATATATTAACCTTTAATGAAAATGGAGAAATTGATGGTTCTGGTGTAGAGTTGATATTTATGTTTGATACTATTTCATATAATGAAAAGAGTTTAAACTTACCAAGAGCAGTTGCAGCAGGAGCCAAAATAGACCCATTAAAATTAGCAGGACAAGGGTTTACGTTACATCCTTCTTATACAGGATTATCAAATGTAGACCAAAGACTTATTTCATTTGTTGAAAACTCTACCACTCCAGTTTTAGCAAGTATAGAAATGATAACTCAAGGACAACTTCCAAGACCGGGAGTTGATAATGACCCTATGAGCACTACTGCTAAAGATGGAAAAAGGGTTACATTATTAGAATTAGAAAAAGATGGTTTATTTGAAGGTGTTATTGAAATTCCAAAACAAAATACGTCTATAAGAAATACATTTATTAAATCTGGTAGACCAAATGTAAGATTAAAAAGAGATAAGAACTCTGATAAAGGAACTGAAAGAGTAGAAGTGAAAGCTACTAAATTAAAGGATTTAAATGGTTTTGAACAAGTTAAAGATGCTAAAAAGATAATAAAGGATATTCTATCCAAAGCTTTAAAGGGTACTCTTCCATTAGAATATAAAGAGTTTCTTTTAATGATAATTAATAGAAGAAAGTACACTATAATTCCTTTAGCCAATACATTATTATTAGTAGATGGTAAAAAGTTTTCAGAATATTATAAAGATGTGGCAACTGCTCAGGATATTCTAACTGCTGAAGAAATAGAAGAAGCTCTTTATAACTTAACTTCTATAGATGAACTATTAGAATCAGATTTAAATATTGATAGCTTAATAGAAGATGAAACATTTGATTGGGAAAATCATGCATCAAACTTTCCTAAAGAAGTGGCTTCACTCATAGAAAATTATCCTATCTTTGTAAAGAGTAATTTAACAACTTCTGTAACATCTGTTAAAATAGGAGATAAAATAGAAGGTGTGAATAGAGTGAATAAAAGAATAATAATAACTATGGACAAATCTTTTTCAGAATTAAATAATGAATTTATAAAACAAGAACCTGTATCTAAACCAGATATATCAGGTTCAGAATGGAATGATATAAATCTGACAAGTGAAGAAGAAAATAATATAATAGACAACTTAAATATTGAATGTTAATGATTTGTTTAAATGAACAACATATAAAAGCAGCTATAGGTGCTACAAAGAATATAATAAAAGAGAATACAGGGATATCATTCCCTGAATTAGCTAAGAAATTATATAATAGATTCTACCAACCTCTTATTGAAAAAAATGATAGGGAAAAGGTAGAAAACTTTTCTATTGAAATAGTAAAATACATAGCTAAAGAAATGCATTCTAGAATTGATGAATTTGAACAAGAGAATCAATTAATAGATGCATATTCTAAAGTTCAAGATGCTTTGAATGAAGAACAAAAACAAGTTCTTAAAGAGCAAGTTGTTAATAAAATAAAACTTAATCCACAAGATATGCTTAATCTACAACGAGATGAAGCTATTAGAGAACTTGTTGGATTAAATAGAAGAAAAGAAATTAAAAGACCTATTATAAAAGACACAAGTGTAAAAATTCAGAATGCACTATTAAAAATAAAGAATCTATTTCCTCAATCTGTAAACCTTTATACATTCTATGCAAAAGCAATAGAATCTACAATCAAAGGTATTCCTGATAAAGAAACGGGTACACTAATAAAACTATCAGGCCAACAGTCTGTAGATAGAGGAGAATATTTTGATATTGAGCCTTTATTTAGAGCTTCACAAATTGCAACAGGTCATCAACCAAAAGATTATACAGAGCCATATAATTTAACAGAATCAACCGAATATGGTAATATTGTTGATAACACCATAAGATTCTTTATTAAAAATAAAGATAAATCATATGCACAATTAAAAAAACAATTACAGAATGACCCGGATTTTAGGCTTTCATTCTCTCAATATATGACTTTACAAAGGTCAAATAGTCCAGAAGTTAGAGAAAGAAAAATATTTGAAGACTATCTTGATTCTTTTTTAGATGACATGATATATGTAATAAATCAAATTGAAGAAACATATAAAGATTATTACTTAACCGATTTAACTGAGCTTGGCAGTGATTCAAAAAACTTTAGAATATATGATATTTCTTTAAATGCAATTGGTGCTCTTGACTTAGTAGCAATAAAAGAAGATGGGTCATATAGAGTTATAGATATAAAAACTGCCTATGATAAAATTTCCTTAAAAAAGAAGGAAGATTATAATACACAGATTTCTATATATAATTTAATATTATCAAATATTGAAGGACTCACTCCTGAGAATAAATCCGATATCTTCTATATCCAAAAAGATATATATGTAACCGATAGGTCAGATACAGATAAATTTGGCAAATTTGTCAAGAGCGTATTAAAATCTACAGAAGTTGTTTCTTTAGATAGTAAAACAAAAGAAGAAGTATTAGAAAAGATAGTTAAGTATAAAGAAGAATTTTATAAATCTTATAACCCAAAGACTGACTTAAAATTTATTGAAGAAGATAATTTGGATGAAAAGAAAGCAAAATCAAAAAAGTCAAATCTTTCTGTTACAAGTAGAATAAGATATAAAAACAATTTCCGTAAATTTGAAGAAGAAAAGAATAAAAAACCACTCCTATCTAAAATAGTTAAAAATGAAAAAATGTCAACTACAACGTCCTTAAAAGAAGGAGTTAAGTGGTTGAAAAATACTTTTCCAGAAATATCAGAACAAGGAGTACATGTTGTAAAAACTTTACTATCTGATACAGGAGGTCAATTCTTTTTAGATGCTATATATTTAGCAGAAAAATCAAATGAAGGAGTAGCTTATCATGAAGGATGGCATAGATTTACACAATTATATTTAAAAAAGGATGAAAAAGTAACACTTTATAATAAGACAAAAGAACGAGCTATTGATTTTATTAGTAGAGAAGGAGTAAAATTGAATACTTCCACTGCTACATTTATGGAAATAGAAGAATTCTTAGCAGATGAATTTACAAAATATGCTAACAATCCTTCCGAATATAAATTTGATAAGTTAGGAGAAGAACCTAAATCAATATTCCAAAAAATATGGGAGTTTGTACTTTCTCTTTTTAACTTTAAAAAGAATAATGGGGAAAACAGTTATCAAAAATTATTTAATAACCTTTATTTTGGAACTTTCTATAGAGGAAATTTTAGTATGAATAATGCTATGTTCTCTTCATTAAGAAGTGTGTTAAAAGATAATACAGGAAATACATTAATAGATAATACAACATTTATAAGATTTAGAAATTACTTAGATAATGCTATTCAGAATCATGCTATGGATAATAGCTATTTAATTAATGATAGATTGATTAAAAGTGTAACATCATTTAAAGATATTATAAGTCTTATACAAGAGAGCTTAGTTAATTTAAAAGATTCTTATTTACAAATGGAAGAAGATGGTGTAATAACACCATTCCAAAAAACGCAACTTGAAAATTTACAAAAGATATTAGAACCTAAAAATATAAATAAATTTGTTGCAAGCTATTTAAAATTTACAGGATTTAAATCTATAAAAAACTTTTATGAAAAAAATATAAATCTTGTAAATAAAGAAAAAGAAGAGAGTGAAAATTCAAATATTGAAAAAGAAGAGAGTGAAGGGACAGATATACCTAATTCAAGATTAGAAGAAGGTCCAGAAATAGAATTTGATAGAAGTGGGGAAACAGATGCATTTGCTTTAGCAAGAGCAGAATTAAAAGATTGGTTTAATTCTGTATCAAAATTAAATGTGGATAAACAAGGAGTTTATATTATACCTGAAATAGATGGTGTAAAGAAAGCATATGATGAATTTTACGAAGTTGATGATTTTGGATTTGTTAAAACCTTAGAAGGAAAGAAAGCGTTTTATAAAACCTTAGAGATTTTATCAGGTTCTCCTTCTATATCAATATTAAAACAAAAACTAACAAATCCTGATAATTATTATCTGTTTCCAGAACTTCAAATAATAAAAGATAGACTTTTAGGTGCTAAATATGATGTAGATGGAACTATTTATGAAGTGGAAGGACTTATCCCTAAGATGGAACGTCTTTCTGAAGCAATGAATGCTGGTACTATTTCTGATGAAGAAGCTGCTGAACATTCTAGCCTTTTAAGTTTTATGATGCATTTCTTGCAAATAATGGGAATGTCAAAAGTAGAACTTCTCACATTAAAGGTGGATTTCTCAAAAGCTAATGAAGGAGAATGGGATGAGCAAGGAGGAAAGAAAACATTTAATCCATCTTCTTTAATTGAAAATACAGACATTTCTATATCAAATCTAATAAATCAATTAGCTTCTGAATTTCAAACAAATGCAAAAATTGATGATGATAAAACTATATCTATATATGAAGCCTTACAAAAACTTAAATCTGATGGTAACTTACAATCTGTAAATTTAACCACTGCTGCTAAATCTTTATCTTCATATAAATTCTTTAAGAATGAATTGGGTGATTATTTCTTTAATCCTTTTTATAAACTGGAAAATTTTGAATATTTCTATACTAAAGAAAGCTTTTCATTAAGTCAAAAAGCAAAACTTCAAGATTTTTATTCTTCATTCGGAGTTTCATTAGAAAATGCTTTATTGAACAATCCTGCTTATAGATATAAAATTTTACAAAATTATAAATCTTTAATAGGTATAAGAAATGAATTAGCAAATACTTCTTTAAATGTATTTAAGTCTAATTTATATTGGAAAGAAAAAGAATTAACTAATCCAAGTGATAATAAAGAAGCTTTACAAACAATAATCAATAAGATGTTTTCTAAAAATCCTATTGATAGACTAATGTATTTAGGACAAGAGTATAAAGAAAAGAAAGGAGATAGGTCAAAAATATTTGCTAAGAATTTACCAACTCTTATTGAGTTAGCATCTCTGAAAAGAGAAATGAAAGATAATTATAGTTCTGGTTCTGTTTTAACAAAATCAGGTTCTCAATTTAGTTATTATCAACCAAATCAACAATTAATAATTGCAGATTTTATAAATAGTGATGAAATACAATCCTTTAAAGATTTTGATAAATATGAAGCATTGTATCATTTGAATCCAATTAGAAATAGGCAACTATTGTATGAACCTTGGATAAGAATGATTTTTGACGATAAGGGTAATAAAATACCCAGTATGAAGCTCAAAATATCTGTTCTTACTCAACAAACAATAAATAGTGAGATAGGAGAAAAGATAGAAAAAACTACAGGTGAGTTAAGTATAGGTAGTAAGATTTTATTTGACTTTATGGTTGTTTCTGATACAGGATATTCAGAAATTAAAAGAATGGAAACATCCGATAGTTCTTGGAGACAATCTGTATTTAATGAAAATACAGGAAAAGATGTACCTATTTTAAAAAATATAGAAAGTTTTAAAGATGGTCAATTCTTAACAATTATACATCACTATATTACTAGTGCAGCATTCATGTATAGATTTCATAAATCAAAAGAAGGTACAGGATATTTAGAAAAACCTATAAATAATCTTGGTGTATTTGAAGAAATGCTCGGAAAAGATATTACAGATGAAATAAAATCATTTGTAAATTCAAAACCTTTAGATTATGATTTGAATAATATGCTTGGTGAATTATTAATGTTAAATGAAGAATTTATTGAAGAAATAGAAAAGAAAGTAGTATCATATTTTGAAGACATAACATTTGGTAACCAATTTGGAATTGATAGCTTAGGTGAAGATAGTTTTTCAAAATTCTTTAAAGATAATATATCAGAAGAAGATTTTTCTAAAGTGAGTAAATTAATAAAATATAGTCAAGTATATAATGGTAAATTTCCATTTAAAACTTTAAAAACTCCGGGAAATATATCTGAATTATTTTCTGATAAGAAGTTTAAAGAAAAGATTACACAATTTGTAGCAACAGATTTTCTAAATTCTATGGCTGATTCTGCTATGTTTTTTGGAGATTATACTTATTGGAAAGATGCTATAAAGAGAAGAAAAGTGATAGGTAATAATGGTTCTATTCATACTGTAACAGGAGAATTGTTAAATGCTGTAAATGCTCAATTAAACTTTAAAAGTATAAAGAAAACATATAGAGATTTCTATAAAATGGAACCATCTACTAAACCAAATTCAGTAGTTAGAAAAACAGTTTTAATAGATGAAGTAGTTTCTTTAGATTATGAAAATAAAGTTATAAAACCACTTGAAGAATTATATAAGCAGTTAGGAATAAAAAGTGACCCAAGAGTTGATAAAGTAGCAACTATAAAAGCATGGGGTAAAGCTGAATTAGGGGATGCAGCAGCATATATTTCTCTTGATTTATATAGATTTATGAGACAAAGAGAAAGACTTTGGAGTGAACAAGATGAAGCTGAATATAACAGACAAAATTTAATTCTTGACTGGCATCTTTTTAAAAATCCTACTGCTCAATACGATGAAGATGGAAACTTTATAGAAGAAGATTTTACAGAAGATGAATTCCGTGAAATATTTGGAAAACCATATTCTTCATTTAATGTTGCAAAATTTGCAATGACTGGTCCTATCTTATCACAAGATATAGATAGTCATCTTATGCCTGTTTTTGATAAAATGGGATTAAAGGTTTTAATTCCAGAAACAGATTATGAACAAAGAAAGACTTTATTTGATTATATGTATACAAATGATGCAGATTATTTAGTATATGAAAGTGGTTCAAAAGGATTTATTGCTGCAAAATCAGAAGCATGGGGAGAAAATGGATTAGATATTAATGCTAAATATGTAGACCACGCAGGTTCATTCTTTAAGAATCAACAAAACACAACTTCTATAAAGAAAGAATCAGTATTAGCAAACCAATTAAGGGGAATATTTTATTCTCCTATGCTTCTTCATGCAAATTTAAGACCTGTTTTAGAACAACAATATAAAAGATTTATAAATTCTCTTACAGAAATAATAGATATAAAATCTGGTAAGACTTTAGCATCAATAGGATTAAATAGAGATGGAAATTTTATAGAAATAAATGGTAAAGTTGCAGGTAAAAAAATATTTGTAGAAAAAATAAGAGAAAAGGTCATTGATTTATATCCTAGTCAAGTAGAAATATTAGATACATTAGATGTAGATAAAGATGGTAATTTTATAAACTTCTTAGAATCCTTACATAATTATAAAGATATATACAATATTATATCTGGTTTAATGGATGATTCATTTAGAAAAATAAAACTAAATGGTTCTAAATTCTATCAAACTATAGAATTGGGAACAAGTTTACAATTTAATAATTCAAAGCGTAATACAGATAAATCCTTAAAATTAAATTGGCATAAATTAGATTATACACCAAGCGGTAAAAAAATAGTAGGTACTTTAGAATGTGAATGTAAAATATCTTTCAGTAAAGCTTTCGAACCATTATTAAATCTTCCAGATAGAGATGGTATTCCAATAAAAGTAGCAAGACGTACATTTAAAGAGCAGTTGGATTTATTAAATGCTCTTAGAAGTGATGAAATATGGTATGAACAATATAAAGAATCTTTTGTAATGGTTGGTGTACGTATCCCTCTTCAAGATTTAAATTTTGTTTCACACTTAACTGTAAGAGAATTCTTATCACCCGTAGAAGGAGATGTGATAATATTACCTACTGAATTTTATAAACAAGTGGGTGCTGATAATGATATTGATACTGTAACAGCAACTTATAAGTTTTTAGATGAAGCTACTGGATTACCTATAGCTAAGGTGAATGAATCTTACAAAGACATACAAGATAAACTTTTAAAAATTGAAGATGACATATCATCTATAGCTCCAACAAAAACAGTAGAAGTGACATCTAAAATAGATATGGAATATCTACTTAGAAACTATCTTGAGATTTATGAAAATAACGGTAAGACAGAAGAAGATTTTATAAAAGATTTAACACTGCATGAAGCAGGTGGTGTAAATGGGCAATATGATAAAAAATCATTCTTTTATAAAATAAAACGAATGAATCTTGGCAGTATTGGAAAACAAACTTATGAGCAACATGTATACGAAGACTTTTTAGAAGATGTTGATAATTTAGTTCAACAAACAGAATTTACAGAAACTTATGAAGAAGATGTAGATGAATCAAGTGAATATAAAAGACTTAAAAAAGAAAGGAGAGATTTAAAAAAGAAGCAGAGAAATTACATAAAAGGATTAACAAATGAAGTTGTTGACTCTATCATTACTGTACTTAGAACACCAGAAGCATTCTTATATTTTACTGAAACTGATGACATGAGTAAAGTGGAAAATATGTCTAAAAAAATTATAGAGTTAAAAACAGAAAAAAACATAAAAGATATAGATGCTACATTTAATGCACCAATGTCTGCTTTAAAAAGCATAGGAGCAAAAAATAATTATGTTAATCACAATAATAATTTTGGTGTAAGAACTCAATTAGGTTCATGGGTTAAATTTGCAAGACTTTTAGTAACTTTAAAAACAATAAATGCTGGAGTAAATAAAAAATACAAATCCGCATCTGATGCAAAAACCTTACTTGGTGATAAGTTTTTATATGATAGAACTATTAGAAATCCATTATCAAAAGAAAATGATAAATCATTCTACTCTTTTGAAATGTATGATGAAAAAGGAGAAAGAATAAATAAGAATGTATCTATTATAGTATCAACATTATTAGATTTATTTAAAAATCCAGATACATATCCATCTTTGAATGTAACTTGGAATAATATAAAACAAGCAATATTCCTTTCTTCTTTAAGAATTCCTATGGAAGATATAATGTTATATCTGAATAATCCTATTACAGAAGAGTTAGAAATTACAAAGAATAAGCTTGGAGAATCATTCCAAATGAGACATTCTATTGTAGAAACAGGTAAAAATCTTTTTGATAGTGAAATTTTCGATAAAAATGAAAGTTCTTTCTTTACCTACGCTGACAATGTAAAAGGAGCAGGTATGAATAGGTTCACTACTGGACAATTTCAAAGAGCTGAAGAAAAACTAACACAATTAGAAATAACAGAAGGTTCACTCAAGTTTACAATTGATGAAATTAATGAATTTACAAGAATATATAATAGATATAAAAGAGAAGAATCTAAAAAGGGTAATCCTATTGATTTAAAATCCTTCTTAAAAAATAATCCTTCATATAAAAAATTAGCTAAAAACATATTTTTATATCACATTACTCTTATAGAAGATGGTAATAACTTTTATAAAAGTGTTGTAAAATATTTAGATAGAGATTCTGTAAAATATAATAATGAAGGTAAAATATATGATATTAAAGCAAGAGAAAAAATAATAACAAAACAAGGAATGCTAAATGATAGTTTCTTAGAAGATATTAGAAACGACTCAGTTTTTTCTTTCTTATATCATGATGAAACTGTATTAAATGGATTAAGTGTTTTAAAACAAGAAATTCTTCAAAATCCAACTATAAAGCAAAAGTATAATGAACTTTTAGCAAAATTAATATCAGAAGTTAATTTGGACTCTGAAGGAATGAAAAAGTTTTCTCAAGTATATTATACTGATTTTCTTGAAATGATTTATAAGAATTTCTTTGTACTTGAACTAAATCAAAAAGATATTAATGGAGTTGAAAAGTTAAATAAAAACTTCTTATTTGATTTCTTTAAATCAGATATATTTGTAGATTTTCCAAAATTAAAAAAGGAGTTTTCTTTAAGTAATGCAGAAGAAATAATGAAACAGATGGAAATGGAAGAAGAAGATTCTTTATTTTCCTTTGAAAAGCTTCCCAATCAACTTCCTCAATTTTTATCTAAATATCCAGAGTTTAGAGAATTGGAAATATTTAAAATCCTTGGTCCAAGAACATTGAGTTCTCACTTGAATCAAGAAAGAATGAATCAGTTTAGAGATAATAATAATGAAGAACTTGATGAAACTGGAGAACCCTTAGAAAGAAGTGATGAAGAATATGAAGAAAGGAAATATGTAAAAAAATTACCAGACCCTAATTTATCTGAATTGATAAATACAATGAAAAAATCTTACATATTTGCAAACTTCTCAAAAGATGCTCAAAAGAGAGAAGTGGAAGAACTTGTTGTTAGAAATCAATTTGAAGATTTATTAAACTTTGACATTTCTAAATTTGAATTTTTAAATATAGAGAGTAACAGAATTAATCATTATATGAATGGTGAAAATATAAAGGAAATTCAAGAATTTATGAATGTTATAGCATTTTATTCTTTTATGATTGCTCCACATATTGATAAATCAAGGGGTAATTTTTCTTCAATTATTCCCATATCTATTACTAAAAGAATTATAGAAAATGCTATAAACAATTTTAATAAATATAATAAAACATGGACTACATCTAATTATACTATATTTTTTGAGCAGTTTGAAGAAATGTTTAGAGAAATGAATTCTGAATTTAAACTTCAAACAAAAGATAAAGGAGAATATTATTTTCATGGAGATGCAGGAAAACTTTATGGAATTCTAAATAAGTTTTCAGTGAATGACCCATTTTATCAAACAAGGTTAGCTATGTTAAATCCTTCAAAAGAAGGAGTTAATACATTTTTAATTAAACTTAAAGATAGAAAACCTTATATAGAAAAAGAAAACCCTGAAATAACTTTAAATATTAAAGCATCTGGATTACCAAGTTCGGATATAATTTGTTAATTTTACAAAATGGAATGTAGTTTAAATAAATCTCTTATAAAAGATACAATAACAGACACTATTAATATTAGTGTAGTAAATTCAGGATTTTTTTCTGATGATTATGTAATGCTTGATAATAAAGGAGAAAAATTAGTATCTAAAATAAATAAAGCTTACAAAACAGATGTATTAAAATTAGAAGATGGAAAACTTTCTATGGTAATACCCGATAAATTAATTTCTCAATACGCTTTTAGTAATCCAGATGGGAAAGATATGGTATTTGAAGAAATTAAAAATTCATATTTATCATACTATTCTGATGGAAGTTTAAATTTAATAAGCGATGATAAATTTATAAATCATCCTTTATTAGAAGGTCCTTCTATAGAAGTTTTAATAAAGTTTGCAAAGAAGATAAATCCTAATTTTAAAGTGGCTGTAGTGGAAAATCTACCAGCAAAAGCACTTTCTCTTATAAGAGATAACATAATTATAATTCAAGAAAGACATTTTTTTGATGAATTTCCACAAGAAATATCTCACTTCTTTGTAGAATTATTAGATGAAAATTCAGAAATATATAAAGAACTTATTGAAAAAATAAGTGATTTTTCAATATATGGAGAAATCAGAGAAAAATATAAAAATAATCCAGCATATCAAATAGATGGTAAACTCAATATAAAAAAGATAAAGAAAGAAGCTGCTGCAACTTTGATTGGAGAATATATAAAACAATCTCAAACAAATAATGTAAAAAATAAATTTGGAAAAGACTCTGAAAAAATTACAACATGGTTTGATAAATTAATGAAATTTCTAAGAAGAGTTTTCACTTCTATTATTAGACCTATTTATCAAGAACCTATTAGTAACATATTTGAAAAGTCTGCTCAACAGATATTAGAAGGAGATATAAGTAATTTAGATTTAGCAAAACCAATATCTATATATGATAGTTATTTTTATTCTTTAGCTGAAGCAGCAATGCCTGAAACTACAGAAGCAAGTGCATTTGCAAAAGCACTGAGTAAGTTTTCAAATGGAATGAAAAGAAAACTTACAAAAGCATTCTTAGTATTTGCAGAAGATAAAAAGTTAGAAGGATTACTAAAAGAGTTAGCTGACCCTATGTATCCTAGTTATAATAGACTATTTGATGCTATTAATTTATTAAAAGATGTAGATAGAACATTTGGATTTTTTGAGAATGAAGAGAATATAAATGTAAATATTATAGCAGAAGCAACACAAAAACTTGCAGAAGCATTTGCTATATTAGAAGCTGTTCCTAAAGCACTAACATCTGTTCTTGAAAATTTAAGAACTTCAATTAAAAAAGGAGGTTTAAATGAAAACGAATTAGTTAGTAATCTCACAGAACTTCAACACTACATGAAATTTATTGATACCTTTAAAAAGGTGGAGAGTGAATTTATAAGTCTTTTGAATGCAGTGAAAGAAAATGAAGAGTTAAATGAAGACATATATAATGATATGGTTCGTATTATGGGAACAACATCTACTCAATTTAATAGAGTAAATCTTGAAATTATAAATATAATAAGGACACATCTATATGAAACGACTAAACTCTGGACCTTAACTTTATTTGAAAATTATAGAAAGAGTGTAACAGATAGATTGGAATTAGCCACTTTAGATTCATCAAAAATAAAACTTCTAACTATGTTAGAAGAAACGTTTAGCTCAAATGACCATATAGAAGCTGCTTTATCAGGAAATTTAGATAAATTATATGCTAAAAGTGAGTTAGTAAAACTTGGAAAAGTAAAAGATAGATTTTCAAAAATAAAAGATATATCTAATATAGATTATTTTATATTTTTATTAGCTGCCCCTTCTTTAATGTCTGACCCTTTCTTAACTACAGCAGTTTCTTACTTTGTAAATCAACACTATAAAGAAGGTATACAAGCTGCTCAAGAAAGTAGAGTTTTTGCTACAGATGCTTTAGAATTAATGGAAAAAGCTGGAACAGATTATTATGGAACACAAGCTCAAATAATAGAAACTCAAAATACATTTGTACAAAATAAAGATGAAGCATTTGAAAAAGCTACATTAATAGATGAAACATTAAGATATAATCTAAATTTTGATTATCAAACTCTCTTAAAACAAAGAGAAGATATAGGTAAAAATTTAGGGTTTAAAAGATTTGAAATTAAAAATTTGAATCTAAATATAAAAGAAGGGAAAATAGAACTCCAATCAAGATTAGATGAAACTTTAAAAGAAGTAGAAAAATTAGAAAAAGAATATAAAGAAATTCAAAAAAAGATTAAAGATTTTAATTTTACTTATTATATACAACCATTTACAGATGATTACTATAAAATAATAAATAGTCTAAATAATGAAAAAGATGGAGAACTATTAAAAAAAGCAAAACAATTAAAGTATTCAATTCTTCAATTGCAGTCTCAATTCTTATCACATTTAATATCTCAAAACCTTGAAAAAAATGATTATAAAGAAATTGAACTTGTTAATAAAATGTCTCAATTAGTAGAAATAGAACAAAGTCTTCCTCCATTTGATAAAGTAAAATATGAAGAATTTTCTAAACTATTTATTGAAGATGAAATTAATACAGGAAGAGCTATAGCTGCACATAAAAACTCTTGGATAAATAACTCTATCAGAGAAGCAAAAAAGAGTGGAGATACAACATCTATAGAAGATTTAAAAGAAAAATTTGAATATGATTGGGAAGAACTATTTATGGTTTATGACCTAACTCCTAAATTTTGGGAACAAAACTCAAAAAATTGGGAAAATCTTCAAGAGTATATAAATAATAAAATAAATGAACCAAAACTTTTAAATAAGCAACTTGCTGCAATAAATACATTAAGAAATAAACTCTTAAAAGGAGTTAGAGGACCAAATGGAGAAGTATTTATACAAGCTTTAGAAAAAGTAAGGTCTCCTATTTCAGATAATCCTCTTTATGAAGATTTATATGAATTAGAAATTAGACAAGATTTATTAAGGAAAAAAATAAATGCTGTTAGCTCTGTTCCAAGAAACTTAACTTCAACACCAAATGGAAGAAAGTTATATGATACATTTTTAATTGGATATGAAATTGGTTATATACTTGAAGAAATAGAATTAAATAAATTGTCAGATGGTTTAATTTCTGAAATGTTAGGAGAATATTTTAATATGTCAGATAGCTTATTAAACTATATAAAAACAGAGGGAGTAAAAGGGAAAGATTCTTATAAAAATATAGTTAAAAAATTGTTTGAATCTGTAAAAAAAGAATATTCTCAATATGAAGAAACTCTAATAAATACAATTAATGTACAAGGTGATAATTTAAAATCTTTCACAGAGTTAATGTTTGCTATAGTAGGGGGAGCAAATATTAGAGGAGTAGCATCAGAAGAATCATTAAATGAAGTGAATAGTATATTTAATAATATAGCTGAATTTTCTACAAAAACAGTATCTCAAAATTATTTATACTTTATACAAAATGGAGTGGTAGATATATTAAAAGATTTGTTAGACCCAAAAATAAAAGTAAATGGGGTGGATGACTCTTTAAGAAATCAAATAAGAGGAATAATTAATGAAATAGAATCTAAAGGGGTTTTTGACATTCAATTTATTAGAGAAAATGTTTGGGTAGAACCTATTTTTAATGCTATATATAATTATTTAATATATAGAGAAGAGACGGGTAATCCATATGTTACATTTTCATCAGAGTTTTTTATGAACTCTCATAAAAAGATTAAGTCTAAAACTGCAAGAGGAAGCTGGATAGAACATTACGAACCTTTATCATTTCATAAAAAAATAGAACCTTTAGATAAAGAAAACTCATCTCTATATCAATATAGACCAGTTAAATTTTTAAGAAAAAGTAAAGTGTCAGATGAATATATAACTGAAAAAATAAAAGAAATTGACCCAAGGGTTATATCAGGACAGAAAAAAGCAACCGTTGATATTAACAATAATTGGTTACCTCGTTCTGTTAAAAAAGTTACAGTAAAAGATGATAAAGACAATGATACAATTATAGATAATGTCTATTGGAATAATAAATATGAAGATATAAAGAATAATAATAAACCCCTTTTTGATTTAATTAATTATATCAAATTGCAATATTTACAAAAACAGATTGATTTTTTACCAGAAGGACAAAGACCTGATTTAATTCTTCCTTCAAGAATGTTTGACCAATTTGAAAGAAAAAAAACTCTTATTGAAAATACTAAAGAAATCAAAGGAAATATTCAGGCATTTTTCTCTTTGAGAAAAGCAGATGAAACAAGTTCTAACATTAAAATAAATTTTGATGAAGAGTTAGGTATTCTAACACAAAATAATTATGATATATATACAGGAGCTATTATAGCAGAGAGTCAGGTAAAATTAAAATCTATGAGAAATATTCCTATTCATAGAGTTTCAAAAGATATTATTGCATCTATAATGTTTTTTATAGATGATATACATGAATATAAAGCTAAACAAATTGCATACCCAGTTTTTAAATCTTTTTCAGATGTTTTTGCTCAAACAAATACATTAAATTCTAATATGAATAAAAAAAGGTCTGAAGTAATGAATCTATATATGAAAACTCGTATTTTAGATGAAGTACCGGAAGGTTTTGCAAATAATCCAGCTTTAGCAAGAGTATTATCTTTTTTAAGAAAACTATCTGTAAATAAGTTGTTATTAGACCCTTTAGGAGCAATGGTAAACTTAGCAAATGGAGAACTTCAAATATTTATAGAAAATACTATTAGTAAAAAAGCATGGGCTAATTTTGTAAAAGCAAGCGTAGAAGCTACTAAATGGCAATATGCATATGATAAAGATGCTTTATTATTTAGTCAACATAAATTATCCATAGAATCTCAACTAATTGATGTATTAGGAATGATACCACAAGGTATAGATTTATCAGAAAGAATGTCTAAATTAGGTGTAGTTTCTGATTTAAAAGCTATAGCTATGCAACCAAGAGAACAAACTGAAATATTTATGGGTATTCAACTTGGGTTATCAATAGTTGAAAATTATGATATTCAATATAATGGTAAAAAATTAAAAATAAAAGAACTTTATGAATTAGATAAATATGGAAATATTAAATTAAAAGATGAATATTTATCATTAAAAGATGATTGGGATATTATAGATGGTAAGAATATACAACAAATTAGGAATACTTTAATTAACACATATTCATTATTACAAGGTAACTTTTATGATTTTAATCAAAGTTATATTTCTAATACAGCTATAGGTAAATCAGCAGAGCTTCTTAAAAGATGGTTTATGACAGGATATATAAGAAGATTTCAAGGTGAAGTTTTAGACCCTTTTTTAGGTTCGGAAAGAGAAGGTTACCATTGGACAATGTTAAAGTTTTTATATGATATGGGGACATCATTAAAAAATGATGGTGCTTCTGGAGCAAAGGAGCATTTCAATCTTGTAATGACTAAAAAACAGAAGAATAATCTTAGAAAATCTGTTGCTGAATTAACATATATATTTTTAATATCAATGTTTTTAATACATATATTAAAATATGACAGTGATGATGAAGATAAAAATAAGAAATTAAAAAAAATGAGTTATTGGGAAAAAGTAGCAATTCTCATAGCTATAAGAGCAAAGAGTGAAGCAGGTACATTTATACCTCTTCCTTTCTTTGGACTTGGTTTACAAGAAACATTTAGGGCATTTTTAGACCCATTTGGAGTTATTAAAGGAACTGTTTTAAATATTTCAGGAAGTGCAAAAATAATATTAGATGAAATTATGTATGCTATGGGATTTGATATTCCAGAAAAAAATATGAGATATCAAAGAGATATGACAAATCCAGTTTTTCCTTCACTATCTTTAAAAGATAAAAATGATAGAAAAATATGGGTGTTAATTTTAAATACACTTGGTTATACAGGATACACCTTTGACCCTGAAACATATATTAAAACAATTGATTCACTTACAAATAGAATAAAATAAGATGATAATATCCTTACCAAATGGAAAATTTCTTCACAAATCATTAGAAGAAATGCTATCTATAAAAGATGAAGAAATAGATATGTGGTATCAGAACATGATAGCAGATAATATGGGAGATGATAGCCTTAATCCATTTACATCTTTTAGAGATGTAGAACTTATGGAATTTGATATTCCAGATATAGAAGAATAGCTATATTATTAACTACTTAAAATTAACTTGCTAAATGTAGCAAAATAAATTATATTAGGTTATGACATGTTGTGATATACCCGCAAAATTACACTCTTTCCCCCAAACATGGAGAGAAGAACTTTCTGCATTATTATGTGAAATAGTAAATGAAAGACAAAATATTGATTGTGAAACAGTTAAAGATTGTGAAACAGTTACAGCTCTAACAGCTTTTTCATTAAATGAAGATGTACTTTCTATTTCTTATAGAGATGAAAAAAATATTGTAACTACTCGTCAACAGAGCATTTCTTCTATTTTTAATAATATATTAACATTTAATAGTGGATTAGAAAAAAATAGTAATGTTGTACAATTAGGTGGAAACCCACTTCTAAAAAATACAATATTAAATCTATCAGGATATATATTAGATGTAGATGGAGAAAATATTAGATTCTCTGATTATCCCTCTTCAAGAACTCCCGATACAGCAAATGGAACTTATTTGTTTACTAACACAAGTGGTAAATTAATGACTGGTTCATTAGCTTCATTAATACCTAGTACTTTTTCAGCACCATTAACATTTGATAATGGTTTAACAAGAACTACTAATAATATAAGATTGGGTGGAAATCTTGTAACTCCTACAGTTATTGATGCTGTTAATGATGCTGCTCTTGTAACAAATGATTTATGGGTTAAAAATAATACAGCTTTTGGAGATTTAAGAAATACTACTAATGTAGTAAGATTTTTAAATGTTCATAATGCATTACCGGGAAAACAAGATATACACCCTTTTTATGTAGATAAGGTATTTACTGAGACTTCTCCTACAACAGATAGTTATGGAGCAGTAATTATACATTCAGCAAGAGGTGCTGGAAACTTAAATTTTACTAATGTATATAATAGTGCTTTAGATGTTAGATTTTCCTATTCTTCAAATACATCGAATATTATAGGTAATGTAAATGGTGTTATTTCAGGATTAACTTTTGGAACTAGTGAAACATTAACTGGTGGAGATATAGATTCTTTTACAGGATTTAGAGCTTCAGCCCCAAGACAATCAACTCTTTCTAATCCATCTAATAAAACATATGGTGGAGAAATAGACACTTTATATGGACTTTATGTAGAAGATTTAAGAAATGGTAGCGAAGTAGACCCATCTGTAGTAATAAATAATACTTGGGGAGTTTATCAAGAAGGTGTTAATGATTTTAATAGGTTCTATGGTGTTACTGGATTTGGGCCATTTGGCCTTGGTGATTTATCTGCGCAAGTAAATATATCAAGAACAGCAAAGCATAATTATAAATCACAATCTTTAAACTCTTATCTTCTACTTAATCAAAATAGAGGAGTTCAACCAATAGTAGATAATATATCAACTCCTACACATAGTACTATAGATTTATCTTTCACAGGAAATGAAACTTTTGACGCTAGTTCTTTTGTATCAGCAATAGATGCTAAAGTTACTTATAGTTCTAATACATCTAATGTTACAGGTAAAGTATCAAGCATAACAACAGATAGTATATTTTATTCAGGTGTTGTTAGTAATGGAGGTGGAAGTTTTGATAAATTAATAGGAGTAAGAGTTACAAAACCTTTACAATTACAACCTACTTTAGCTCTTGCTGCAAAAAATTACACAGGTACAATAGCAGATACGTATGGTATATTAATTGAACAGCAATATGGTGGATTAGCTGTTGGTGCTGCACAAACAAGAACTTGGGGTGTATATCAAGAAGGTGCTAACGATGTAAACTACTTTGCAGGTAAAACAAGAATTACTGAATTAAATATAGGAAATACAGGAGCATCTGTACCAAATGCCGTTACAGCATCTGTAGCAACAGCATCTACAAATAAAATAGCAATAAATATAAATGGTACTACTTATTACCTTTTAGCAACAACAGTAGCTTAAATTATAAAATAATAGAATGGAAGATATACTTATAAAAATTGGAAGTTACGTATTAACAGGATTAATACCATTGGGGTTATGGATGTGGAAAGAATCTGCAAAAAAAGCAAAGGGAGAATCTGATATTCATAGTGCTTTAGAAGCATTGAAGTTATTAATTCATACTAATAAAACTTATTTTGATGAAAAAATACTTAGATTAGAAAGAGATTTAAGGGAACAAAAAGAAGAAAAGAAAGAACTTGAAAACAGAATTTATATAAAAATACAATCTGTTGAAGGATTAGTTACTAAGTCTCATGAACATATAAATGAAATTAAAGTATTAGTAACAAAAATTGCTACTATACAAGGAATGGAAAATCAAGACAAATGATAATTAAACAATTTTTCTTAAAATTACTAAAATCTAATTCAGGTGTGAGCAGTAGAAGATTTATTGGTCTTTTAATGCTACCTACATATATATTAGGTGTAGTTGTTGGGATATTCTCAAAAGAATTTAACTTTTATATAACAGCTATGATAGCTGCTGCTATACCATTATTAATGGCATATTTTCTTTTATCATGGGAACATATAAAAGAATTAGCATCAAGCTCTTTTATAATAAAGGGACCACCTGCTCAAAACGAAACAATAGTAGAAGAAACAATACTACCAGAATAATGAAACAATATATATCACATATAATATTAATAGGGTTGTTTTTAATAACCTTATTCTTTTTAAATAAATGTTCACAAAGTAAATATACTGAACTTGAAGATAAATATAAGCTTACACAAGTTGAGAATCAAACATTTGAAAGTCTTGTAAATAAAAAAAACGATACTATTAAAACTCAAAATGTTATTATACTAAAAACTGAAAAGTCTTTAAAAAACTACACTGACACAATCTTCAATCTTAAAAAAAAACAAGAAAGAAAGATTAAAGAAGTGATAGCTTATTATAATAATAAAACTGATACAAGAGTAGATAGCTTCTTTGTATTTGAAGTGGATAGTATTCCTTACCCAGTTGTTATCACAGATGATTATGTAAGAGATTCTATGATAACAGTTCCACGTACTTATAAAGTGGATTCTACTTATTTTAAATTTGATGCTACAGTAACTAAAAAAGGAATGTTAATTAATTCATTAAGTTTACCAGATACAACATATGGAAGATTTGTAGAATTAAAGAATGGAAAAATACAATACCAAGTATTCAATAAAAATCCGTATATTAGTATTGAAAATAGCAATTCAATAATATATCAACCCAAAAAGAAAAGGCTCAAATGGTTAATACCATTAGGAGTAGGAATAGTAACAGGAATACTTATAACAAAATGATAATAAATCTTCCTATATATGAATGTAAAGTTCACTATATAGTAGTGGAAAAAAATGAAGATATAGATAAAAAACAAAGATTTATTTATAAAAAACATAAAATAAATAAATCTGTACCTAAAGAAGAAGATGGTGGGAGTGTAGGGTTAATGATTCCTTGTTTTACAGATTATTATATGATAATTAGTAAAGAAGAAAAGAATAAAATTAATGTTATATTACATGAGCTAAGTCATTGCATAGACTTCATAACACAAGATAGAGGTATCGAAGATACAGAAGAAAAAGCTTATTTAACTGCTTATATAGGAGATAAAATATTAAAACATGAATTTAGCATATTATAATCAAGATATATAAAAGTAGGAAGAGTTTGGAAAATTGCAACGCCAAATATTAAAGTTGCAGGAATTTGGAAATAATGAAAACATTTGAAGCACCCGTAATCTTAACAACAATACCGAATGAAATTATATCAGGTATTGAGTTAAAAATAATTGCAAATCTTGCAACAGTTATAATAAATTACAATACAAAACAAATTAGTCTTAACTGGTGTTGTAGTTATTACACGCTTGATAACCAACCATTTGCTATTGCTCCTTCTTATTATAAGGAACAAAATACACTTGAAAATATGTATATTTCAGAAGATGGTTCTATAATAATCTATAGTGAAAATGAACTCATAGAAACCTTTGGATTAAAAGATAGTGAAGGTAATCAAATATATGATAAAAATGGAAAACCATTACTGACAAGAGATGATTTAATGGATAGTTGGAGTTTTTACATGAAAAAGAGTACACAACCAATACCTTTAAAAGCATTATTTGAAGCAGTAGGTAATAGAGCAGCTATTGAAAATAGATTAAATAATGAGCACATTTAACGATAATATAGATATATTAGTTTCCGATTTGAATAAAAACAAACTCGGACAGGGGTTTAATCCTGCAACATTATTAGCAAGAGCACAAAGAGATGAAGATATAATATTTGAAATATTAGAAAAATTAAAAGATTTTAATAATAATGTTATTAATTTAACAACATTAGGAACATCAGGACCATCTACATTAATTGGTTCTACTCTTAATATTCCACAATATAGCAGTGGTAGTAGTTATATCACTTCTATATTAGATACATCAAGCATAGATTTAGATGTTACAGCAGGAGTTTTAACAGCCAATTTTATAAATGCAGCAGGTTATATAACGTCTTCTTCGTTAAGTCCTTATTTAACAAGTGCTATTGCTGCTACTACATATGAACCAATTATTGGTGCTGGAACTACAGGTCAATATTGGAGAGGAGATAAAACTTGGCAGACCTTTCCAACTGTTGGTACTTGGGGAGCATTAAACTATCCAACATGGGTAAGCGGTACACCATTTGTTAAGATGACTGCTGCTGGTACTTTTTCATTAGATACCAACACTTATCTAACTGCTAATCAAAATATAACATTATCAGGTGATATAACAGGTTCAGGTACAACTGCTATTACTACAACAATAGCCAATGGAGCCGTTGATATAGCAATGTTATCTGCAACAGGCACACCATCAAGTACTACATTTTTAAGAGGAGATAATACATGGGCAACCCCTGCTGGTGGAGGTGGTGGCACTCCAGCAGGTTCGACTGGACAGGTTCAATTTAATAATGCTGGTTCGTTTGGAGCATCATCTAATTTATTTTGGGATAATACCAATAACAGGCTAACAGTAGGAACAGGAAATAGTGTGTCGGCTAATTTGGCTATCGAAAGCACAACGGCAGATGCTTTCATGGTTACGAGGTCAACATTAGCATCTGGGCAAGCCGGTATTTTTGTATTTAACGACCAAACAACGGCCACTGCTGGTGCTTCATTCAATCTTTATGGCAATGCGTGGTCATCTGCTTTTGCGCGAAATCAGGCAGCATTTGGAAGCAGGCAAGGTTTACTTTTCTTTTCAAATAATGCGTTATTAACTGGTGGAACTTCGCCGATTGATTTTTATCCCGGTGGCGGTTTAGAATCGCAGCGTTTTGTAAGAATGAAAAACTTTGGCATGTCTATGAATAGCGCAGGCACGACAGCCGACCCTGTGGCAAGCGCAATACTTGACATGAATAGCACCACAAAAGGTTTTCTTCCACCTCGT